AAAATAGATTAAATTTTCAATTAATTGCTTCTTTTCGAATATCTTTAACATATATTTCATCTATTGGTAGGTAGTTTGATATATTATCTACAATTCCATTAATATCATAATATACATTTTTAATTTTAGTAATAACATGATCACAATTATAATATGCTTCTGCTTCTGGAAATATGTATTTTAATATTAAATATAATTGATAACAACTACCTTGAGTATAAACTTTTTCAGAGCCAATAAAAGACTCTCTTATTAGTTGTATAACTTTTATTGGCTCTAGACTATACATAATTTACAAATATTTTTATTTATTAACTTTGTATTGCCTCAACAAAGTCTAGAATATTATCAGTAATAGATCCAGCTTTATCAAGCTTATCAATAAGTGACTTTAAGAAATCAACTTCACTATCTGTAAATTCAACTGTTAAAAGTTCCTTTTCTGGTAACCAAACAATTTTGTTATCTTTATTCTCAATTTTCAATGCTTCTACTTCTTCACTTGAAAAATCAATCTTTTTTCTAACATTACGCTTTGAAATCATTTCAGTTACTGAACCTTGTTCAGGTAAATTCATAAGTAACATTAATCGTGTAGCTACGTTTAAATCAATTTTTTTCATTTTAGTTTTACTCATATTAGTTCGTATTTTAGTTAATAATCGCAAAGTTAAAGATTATTTAATAAATAAACAAATTTTTATACAAATTATTGTATACAAACAGAAAAGGAGTGACATTTCTGCCACTCCTTTCTATCTATTCATTTAACATATCTTTTAATTCGATTAAATCTTGATGACTTAAAACTAAGGCTCGATTTACCAAAGGTAAATTCATCTTTATTTTTCCGCTCCCGATTTCAAGTTCTCCTAGAAATCCACTGTTGACTTTGAAAGGTTTAGTGTTAATTACATTATCAATCATTTCAGATAATATACCATTAACATCAACCATACCATCTTTGTCAGCGATTTGTTTTAACATTCCTTCAACTTTATAAGCATTATTGTCAATTACTCTAGTTATCAAAGGCTTAGCGAATGCCATCATTGGATTGCTTTGCGACAATGAAGTTAATTGTTTATCAACAAAATTATTAAGTCTAGTCATTATTACATCTACGTGCTGCGCCATTGTTTAATAAATTCTTCATAAGTTAAACCTGGGTTATCTTTAGAGAATTCGCGGAACTTTTTAAAGATAGCCATCTCATTATCTGTCTCTTCTACTATCTTGTTCTTTAACTTCTTAACTAATTTTAGCTGTCTTTGTAATAAGTCCTTACCCTCTGAATTACTTTCAATTTTAGCTTTTACTAAATTGAGTAATTCTACTTGCACCATTTGTTGTAATGAAGCTGTAATTTCTGAATATTCTTGATCTTCAAAAAATCTAGCTTTTTGACTTTCTGTTAAAGAACTCATCTCTTTATCTATATCATCTCATATTAAATCAGTCTGGAGAGTTCCCTTCTTCTGCAGTTGTGCTAGTTGGGCTTCATATTGTTTTAATATTTGCATCTGACTTGTAATATCAGATTGAGATAATAGAGGGTCTGAATTACCTAGGAAAACTTGATTCACAGGATACATCTTTTATTTTACTTTAAATTACTAGGCCGCGGGTGTTGTAGTTGGCTCAAACAGAATACTGTTTGAATAACCTGCACAAGGGCAAAGTGGATTATAAAGTGAACGTTGTACTGTATCAGTTCCTACTTCTACAGCGGCTACACGGATAGGATAGAAAGTGTTATTAGCATAGTTAACAATCTTGTTGTCAGCACACATTCTACGTTCTGCTTCAAGACCTACCATACCAGCTACACCTTTTGAAGCGTATTCTTTTTCACCGCTTTCATATACATCTTTGTGTACCATTTCTTTCTTTTCTACTACTTCCATAGTTCTATTATTTTTTAAATTAATTAAATCTATTTGTTGTAAGCTTACAGTACAAAGATACTACCGCATCAATCCAAAACATAACGTTACTATGAAAATAAAAAATCCCCTTAAGTTTCTCAACCTAAGGGGATTAGAAGGATCTGTAATTAGTAACTCGTTACTAATTCTTTTCCTGTAAAATATCTAAATCTTTCTTATATCAATATAATTCTTTAAATCCTATTTGTTTACGACCTTTAGGAATCTTACCTGCTCTAACATAATTATCAAACGTAGCTCTACTAACTTTCAAGTATTTGCAAGCTTGATATTTACTAAGTTTCTCGTTCTTGTTTGTTATTTCAGTAAGATATTCAATAACTTTGTTACACTCATCTGCACTTAAGTTAGAATTACCTGTATCTATGTCATTGATAATTTTAATTAAGAGATCTTTTATAATCTTCATCATAATTACTAACTGTTACCATATATAGCTCCATTAACCAATACTATACTAGAATTAATATATGTAATGCAGTAACATTTATAAGTGCCGCCTGTTAAGGTTCCTAAATCTTGCATTTCTGTATAAATAGTATTGTCAAAAGAAATACTAGTTGAAGAAGGAATTACAATAATAGCATCAGGCTCATCTGCAGAAACAAACAACGTATCTACTTCGTAAGTAGCTCCAGAAGCTCCTGTTCCAACAAAAATTCCAGGTTGTCCAGGAGTAGTTACAGTTTTAAGCTTCTTAGAGAAAATACTATCTAAGTTAATATTAACTACAGAAGATCCTGTATAAGAATTATTTGTTCCATTAGCTGTAATAGATAACGCATATGGATTAGGTAGTGCAACAGGAATTTCATTTGAGCTAATAGGAGTAAATCCTAATGCAGATACAATTTCTGATGAGGTAATATCTTTACCAATTTCAATCCAATTAATTAAAGCAGATTGTCCCATGTTAAATACTCCTGTATACGTTTTACCTGTATTTTCACTAGTAAGGAATGCTCTAACACTTCAATTATTAGCTGCAGTATATTTATACGGTTGTAAAGTACCAACGAAAGATTCTCCATCAACTGGGAGATTTGTATATGCACTATTATTATATTCAATTGGTATTAATTGCCCAACTCCATCAAACAAATAGTTATATAATCCAGTTATATTTCCACTACCTGTAAACGCGTCTCATGGAAACATTCGGCTAACATTATAGTTAGTTACATTATATATATCATCTACTAGTAATGAAACCCCATTAATAGTTTTTAACCTTTTAGATGTAACACTATTAGTTCCTGCACCAATAACAATACGATCTTCTGCTAAATCTTCTGGCATTGTAATAAAGTTTTGAGTTCCTACTCACGATTCAGTAGCATATCCGTCTAAAGATGGAATATCACTTTTTAAAGCTAAATCTGAAAGTAATTGTTCTGACTTCTTAATAGATTTAGTTCCTGCTCCAACAACAATATAGTTATTAGCCAAATCTCCGCTAGCCATTACATCTCCGCCACCCGCAGAGCCAATTTTCTCATCAACTTCATTTTTTGTATATACTTCTGTAGTAGTATAATAATTTCCTAAAGTTACATTTAAGTCTGCTGTCTTAACATAGCTTCCTAAAGTAGCATTATTAACTTTATTATTTAAAGCTGTAGCTACTACTTTATTCTGTACTGGATTTGTAGAAGTAGTACTTAAAGTATCATCTACTGTAATTGGGTCTGGAATTTCAGGAAAATCAGTAATTTGAGATACTGTATGCGTATGATTTTTAACTGCAAAAGATCCTACATTATATTGTGAGTCTTTAATATGTTTACCGTCCTTATCAAATGCTACAAGATTTCCATCTACAGCGGTTACTGGACCTGTAACATCTCCCATTCCAGTTTGTGCAGAATCAGCAGGTATATAACCAAGAATTTCAACAATATCGTCTTTTGTTGCATTTAGCTCAGACAAAGAAGTTGGAACCACAATATTTGCAACTCCTTCTTTAGAACCATTTCACGCATCAAGCAGATCAACACCATTCTTCTGAATTTTCAAACTTTCAGGAGTAATAGATCCATTAGTAGTAATGTTAGCAATGCTTAAAGTATTATTAGAGATTTTATTATCTAAAGTATCTTTAATAGAATCTACTTGAGTTTTAGTATAATAGTTAGATAGATCAACATCTGTTGTTCCAATCTTTTCTCAATTTCCTTCTACATATACATATTCATCATGTATATTAGTTCCTGTACCAACTTTCTTTATTAAATAAATAATATTACTCTCTCCAGTTGCTGGAAGTGTATCTACTACTGCAATTTGTAAATTAGCTAGATTATCAATAAGTTCTTTTAATACTTTACCTTGTCTTGCAGATAATGCCTTTTCTGTATCAGAACTAGTAAGATTATCTATAATAGAAGCCTTTAATTGATCGCCAATCTCTACATTAATAATATTATCAATCTCATCGCTTAAATTAGTAATACTTGAACTAATAGTAGCTAAATCTGCATCAAAATCTGTATTTAATGAATCAATTGCATCTTTTACTCCTCCAGATAATACTAAATTAGTACTATCTTTAGTAGGAGTAGTATCTGCATTATTTATTTTATCTACTGCTATAGGAGCAATAGTAAGTGCGTTATTATATTCCTCTTCGGTTCCTTTATATCCACCTTCAACAGCAATAGTATATGCATCTTTTCCATCAGCTCCTTTAATCGATTCTAGTCATTCATCAAGAGTACCTTTATACCCTTGCTGTACTGCTAATTCATATGCAGATCTACCAGGTGCACCTATTGAGCCAGGAAATATAACCCACTTATTTTGTGCTTTATCAAAAATTTTTACACTCATAATTATATATTTTTAAGATTATGCATATACTGCGCCATTAACACACACTCGTCCTCCAACATAACTGAAACAGTAAACATAGAAAGATCCGCTAAGATCTGCTATACCGTCCATTTTCTTTACACTTGAAGGGAACGAAGTAATTTTAGTAGATGATCCAACAACTGCATCAGGATTATCATAACTAAATCCACTTACAGAAGATATTATAGAACTAGTTGCACTATAATTTCTTCCTGCAACTACAGTTCCTGATGTATTTCCTCCACTTGTAAGTGGTTTAGAAGTTGTAATATTTACTGAAGAAGACCCAGTATATGATTGTCCATTAATAGTTAATGCATAAGGATTAGGTAATGCAACTGGGATTTCTGCAGAAATAGTATTACCACTAATTGAAATTCCTGAACCAGCTGTATAAGTTCCTGCAGGACCCGTTGCTCCAGTATCACCCTTGTCTCCTTTGTCGCCTTTTGGTCCCTGTGATCCAGTCGCACCTTTTAAATTACTAAACTTAAAGTTAAATACTTTACTAGTATTAGCTCCTGTAGCTGTAATAGTTACGCTTGGAGTTCCAACATTTCCAGCTGCAGAATTATCTACAGTAGGCGTGCCAAATCCAGCTGCTGCTCCTGCGGGACCAGTTGCTCCTCTTGGAATACCAAAAGTAAACTTATTAGTAGCTTTGTCATAAACAGCTGTTGCTGAGGCTCCAGCTGCTAATGTAGTAGCAGTAGCAGTTGTGGTATTCTTAATCGCATCTGTTATACCATATCCATCTAATGTAGTAGGTTTACCTGTAATTGAAGACCAAGACTGAGCAGGAATAGAAGTTATAGCAGAATTAAGTTTAGTTTTATCTGCAGCTGACATTAATCCTGCAGCTGTAGTAGTAGCTGCTGGAATAGTTACATAAGAACTTTCTGTAGATTCTGCACCAAATGCAGAGGTATTTGATGAACGACCTATTTGTTTAAATTTAATTGTTGCGGTAGTTGCTGTTGTAGTTGGAGCAGTTACAGCTCCAGTAACGAGAAAGTTTCCTAAAGAAGTTAACATACTTCTATTAAGAGCCCCTTTATCACCTGCATAGGCAGTAGTAGAAGTTTCTCCTAAAGATAAAATATTAGGTTTGTTAGTTACTCCTGACCAAGGAACACTAGTTGCTGCTCCCGCAGTATAAATAGAATAACCTGCTTCACTATCTAACTTAGTAGAATCTACTACAAAGTACATTATACCTGTATCTGTTTGTTTAACTGTATCTCCTTCTTGTACATCATTTGTAGTAAGTGCAAATCGTGCTGTTTGATTAGCTACGATAACTAAACGTTCAAGAGCTCCCTTAGGAAGTCTATCAATACTGATTGTTCCAGATGTAATCTTTGAAGCATCAAAATTATTTAATGTACTATTAATAGATACATTACCAGAACCATCAAAAGTAGCACTACCAGACACTACTCCAGCTATTGCTATAACTCTTGGTGTAGCTAATTTTGTTGCAGTTGCTACATTTGTTTGTAAAGGATGAACGTGATCTTCTCTTGCGTATTTAGTTGAAGTACCAACTGCTGCTGTTCCAGATGCTTTAGGAGCAATTGTAGCTGCACTAGGTAAAGCGGCCTTAGTAACAGTTACAGTATGTCCTGATACTGTAACTCCTGATACATATTGTCCTGAGGTTGCAGCTGCTCCTCCAGAAAGGACAGGTATATCATCTTCAGTAATATAGCCTTTGGAAGCAATTAGAGCTTCTACCTCTTCTTCGCTTATATTACACTTATAAAAAGTACCATGAGTATAAATTTCCTTGGTATCCTGAATAAATGTGGTATAGTTATAAAACTGATTACCATCGTCTGCAGTTGACGTAGGATTCGGGACATTAACGTCAAAAGCAGCCCTAGTTTTAAAATGTATGAATTTATTCTTAATTGCCATAATAAACTAGTCTAATAAAAAATTAAAAAAATAATAAGGAGATAGGGAATAAACCCTATCCCCTTATTGAATACTTATTCAAACTCAGACCAAGCCATTAATGAATCGGCATAAGTTTTTGCATTAGTTTCTGCAGTAGTTGCAGCACCATATGCATCATATGTGTCACTTCCAATTAAACCAGTAATATCAGCTTTAGCTACAGCTGTTACACTAGCAATATGACTAGTAGAATCTGTTGAGAATTTATAGAATCCTGAGACTTTACTTGGAGCATTACCTACAGGGTGAGTATATTTAGTATCTGTAGCTGCAATAGTTAATTGCCCTGCAGCAGGAGTTAGTGTAACGTTAGATCCAGCTACAATATTGAGAGCTTTTCCAGCTGAACCATCAAATGTATATTTACTAGTTCCTTCTGTACTTCCTCCAGCAACAGTAAGCGTTAAAGCATGGCCTACTTTATCTGCAGTTCCTGCTGTTGCAGGTTTACCTACAGATACAGTTTGTGCAGTTCCTCCGCTAGGTGTTACTGTAAAATTACCAGCTGTTCCATTTGCAAATGTATATGTAGTATTAGTATTTGTAGGTACTGCTCAAGTTCCATCTCCTCTTAAGAAAGATGCTTGCTTACCTGCAGCAGGAGCAGGAACAATACCTGCACTACCAGCAGCAGATGCTGTAGCAGCCTTCATTTCAGCAACAGAACCAGATACTGTAACAGCTGTTCCAGTCTTAGAAGCACTTAAAGTTAGAGGAGCTGTTCCAGAAGCAGATACTGTCTGAACTGCTGTCTCAGCCTTAGCTTTAACTTCGTTTACAGAAGCAACAGTAGCAATTGTACTAGTGTTTACTGCAATAGAATTTCCAGTAATAGTAATACCTGTTCCAGCAGTATAAGTATCAACTAAATCACTTAGATCAACTTCAATATCTTCCTTTCCTGATTCAGTATTAAATGTAATAGTAAGATTTTTAGTTTCAGGGTCAAATGAAACACCTTCAACCATTCCGTCTTTGATAAAATCAGTTGCATCAACAGAAGCAATAACAGCAGAACCAATACCTGTTAAATTAATTTTCTTTGTAGCAGAATCATATGTTAAACCTAATGTTGTTGATAATTCTTTATTAGCTAATGCTAATACCTTATCACCTGATTTAACACCTGTTACAGTTGCTGCAGGTACTACTACATTAACTGCTTTATCTGTAACTTCTAAAGCAGTACCATTAACTTTCACTGATTCGATTACGTTAACCTGAGCATTAGCTGCAATTCCAGATAACTTAGTTTTTTCAGCAGTAGTATAATCATTCGTTGATAAACCTTTACCTGTAACTTTATCTACTTTCTTAGCTAGCTCATCATCAACATAAGTTTTATCTGCTTTTCCTGCAATTGCTGTAGAAACCTCAGTAGCAGAAGCTACATCTGATAAGTCTAAATCTATAGCACTTCCGTTTGCATTTGTAATAATAAGGTGCTGAGAAGTTGAATTCCACTGTGCATCTCTAACACCTCCAAATGCATCATAAGCTGATGTACTTGTTGCAACTTTAATTAAACCTGTAGAGGTTTCAAAATATATTCTACCTACTGTTAACCCTGTACTAGGTACAGTAGTTATTTTTGAAAAACTTAAATTTGTCATATTATACTTTGTTTAACCCCCCCCCAATCTAAAAGAATGAGGAGGGAAAATTAATTATTTTACTTCCATCCAGAACATGTCTAGTTTACCGTCATCTCCTACTTGAATTGAAGAAGTAGTAGATACTAGTTTAGCTGTATTTATAGCTAAACCTCTAGAAGTGCCTGTACTAGTTATTGTGATTGTTTCATCAGGACTTGTTAGTGATGTAATACCTCCTGATACAGCAGTTTGAATACTATTACTAAGAGCTTGCATACCAGCAGCAACGGTTTGATCTGCTCCGATTTCTACACCACCAGTAATCGCTGTTCCTACTTTGATTTTTGCTCCTGTAATACTAGATATATGAGCTCGAAGACCATTAGCGGATTTTGTTAATAATTGTCCAGCTACTTCTTCAACTTTAACATCAATAACATTCTCTTCTGTAATTGAAACAGCATCGCCAGGAGTTAATTCATCTTGCTTACCTCCAACAGAAGTAGTTAAGCTTTCAATATCTGCTTTATTAGTTCTGATTTGATTTAAATCAGTATCAGAGATTAAACCAGAGCCCTCAACTTTATCAACCTTATTTGTAAGTTGATTAGTAACAGTAGTAATTTGTCCTTCTAAAGCAGTGTCTGCAGCTTCTAACTCCGACTTTGCTGTAGAAATAGCACTATCAACTTGTGACTTAGTATAATATCCTGAAAGATCGACAGTACCTCCCAGAGGATCTCATTGAGTTCCGTCCCAAGCATAGTTTGTACCTGCAGGAGTACTTCCATGAGCAGCTACTACGTTCCAAACATCGCCTTTCTTATTATTCTCTGAAGGAAGGTCCTCGTAAGTATCTTTAGTACCTTTATAATCAAGAGCTGCTGCCACAGAAGCTCGTAAATCATCTACAAGAGTCTTTAAAGCTTTACCCTGAGCTGCAGAGAGAGCGGCATCAGTTCTATCGCTTTCAAGTGTATTAATAATTTCTATAACTGCACCTACTGCAAGAGGTTCCCAAACTCGGTTAGAACCATCAGCGTCAAAGCTTTTTAGTACATAAAGAGTTTTATTCTCTTTTACATATACTATAAGACCTTCTACTAGCTGAATAGTAGGCATTGCATCACGATCCGATAATGTAGCCTGAATCGTTCTATTATCTAATGGTAGATTCGCACCTAAATCAAAACCTGAACCTACCGAAATACCTTTACCAAAAAATTCTGCCATAATTAGTTAAAGTTTACATAGTAAGTACTAGGTTGCGTCATCTTACCAGATAAATATACTGTGTAATCAACAGCTTGACCATCTAAACCAGTAACTGAAACTGTACTAGTTGTATAAGAACTAGTCACATCAAAAGTATTACTGTCTTTAATATTTGAAACTGCCCATCCTGCAGGAGCTGCAAAGCAGATGTATTGTTCGGAAATTGGGCCAGACACTTTAATCGTTTTCTTTGCAGAAATTGTCTTAGTCATTCCTTTAATAACAGCTTCTGTAATTGCATCTGTAGAAACTAAACCTGAATAAGCAGCACGATAACCAGTAACTGTTACTTTACTAGAATCTACAGTTCCAGCAGCAAGTGGAGTTGAATAATTATTTCCTTTCGAATCTTTAGGTTGAGGACCTTCAGCATAAGCAGCACGATAGTAATAATCCATTGCTCCTGAAGTAACCTTTTCTGGAAGATCTTCTACTTTACTTGAGCTATATAAGATCTTAGAAGCTTCTACATCTTGTGCACCTGCTCTATTATTTTGTTTAACTCCTGCTAAAGTAATTGCACCTGCATTAAAACTTACATTAAAGTTTGCTGTAGTAGGAGCATTTGCTCCAATCTCCTGAATATTTTGATAATTCTTTAAAGAGATACTTGCAGAAGGAGCAGTAAATGTAGGATTAACTGTTGGGAAGATAAGAGTATCAAAGATTTTATCATAACTCTTACCTGTAAGTTGTGCTACCGTTGTACCTGCATCGATACCTCCAAGCTTCTCTACAGTTGCTACTGTAGGATCTAATGAAGATTTATAAGAGCTACTTGCAGATGGATCTAAACTATCAAGTTTAACTTTATCTTCTTTAGACATTAAGCCATCTACTACTGTAGAAGCTTTTCCAAAAAGTAATGTAGTCGAAGTAGTATCGGTATATGTAATTACAATACCATTTGCTTGTGTATTTAATTCTACATTAGCGACTTTCTTGTCAGAATCACCACCATATTCGACTCCATTCATAAGAATTTGTCCAACATCTGTTGCAAAATAAATACCATCAGCGTGAGTAGTAGCATTATAAGAAGCTTTTAGACCTCTATAAAATCTTACGACATTTGCCATGTTTTAAAAAAATTAATTATTAACATCATTTCAAATTATAGAGGAAACCTCTTCAATTTTATCTTCTAATTTTTGTATCTGTTGATCCATTTCACTCTTAGTATAATAATCCTTTAAATCTACGGTTATTTGTCCACTTCCTCATTTTTCCCACATATATACATCTTCTGTAGTACTTGGAGAATGAACAACAATATATTCTTCAAATAAGTCGTGAAGTACTGTCGATGTTGCAGGAATCATATATAATTTTCCTAACTTATCAACAGTTGGATCTCCTAACTCTTCAAAACTATTTGCGAATCTTATTTCAAATCCCGATGTATTAGGAAAAGATTTTCAAGCAGTTTCAAATTGTTCTTGTGTAAGAGTACCACCAACAGCAATATAAGAATTGTATAAAAAGTCTTGAACTGAATATTCATCCATGGATTCATCACAAGGATCATATCAAATCTTATCGTGCTCTGGTTCGTTATTTGGAAAATCAGATTGACATCCGATTGCTATATTTTCATCACCAGGATCTCCTTTTTCTCCCTGAGGAATTCCAAATTTAAGATTTGCATCACTAATATCTGGATTTAAATCAGTTACATAAGGTTGTGCATCTGGTGCTAATTTTTCTACTTCAGAAACTACAGTTACTGTAGCAGGTTTTCCTTTAGGAACTTTTACATTTAAAGCTCATTCTCTAGGAGCATTAGTTTTATCAATTACTAATGACGGATTTTGATCTCACTCAACAGTTTCAATAGTTCCTGCATTAAATCTTGGAAGTACAGAACCAGTAGCAGTAATAACTTTACTTGATTCCATTGTAAGTTCTAAACTACCTTCTGCATCTGTAATATTAACAGACTTAATAGAATCTCCTTTTAGCTCATTTAAGTAACATAATACTGTCCATTCACTAACAGGAACTCCATCATAACCTCAAAGAATGCGATCATCTAAAAGAGTAGCAGGATCTCCAAAAACTCTAATAAGTTTAGGCGTTTTACCAGGTTCTCCTTGATCTCCAATAGATCTTCCTAGTATTTGCCAAGTAACACCATCATTATATGATACATATCATTTATCATCAGTAATTTTAAGTATAGGACTAATTCCATCTTCTCCGTCTTTACCATCACGTCCATTTCGTCCATCAGTTCCACGACGACCTTCTGGACCTCTTTCTCCAGTAGCTTGACCAATATCTTTTCATGAAGATTGGTTATCCATTGAAAGCATCCAGCGACCATTTTCTATTCGAAGATAAGGAGTTATTCCATCCTTTCCGTTCTTCCCATCTTGACCGTCTACACCATTCTCACCTGTAGCTTTACCTAGGTTTTCTCATTTATTATTATCATAGGAAAGCATCCAGTTACTATTTTCTATTTTGAATACTGGAGTTTTTCCATCAGCTCCCTTTGGACCAGTGTTTCCTGTATCTCCTTTAGGCCCTTGTACAGGTACGTTTTCTTCAGTTTCTGGATCTTTTAAAGGTTCTCCGTTTACAGTTAAATAGTATAAATCACCTTTTTTTAGTAATCCAAGAACTGGAGTTTTTCCTTCTGGACCCTGAGGACCAATAATATTTGTTGAAGGAATTGAAGTAGGAGTTTCATCATCTAATTTTCAAGAAATTATTCCATTTTTAACTTCAGGAACTCATACTTTACCAACAGGTCCTTCAACTCCTGCCATTACAAAAGCTCAGAAAAGATTTGGTTTAATACCAATGATTTTATCGTTTTCTCGAACTAATTCAGGCATATTTAACGAAGATGATGTATGACTTCTAACGCAAGACAATAAAGCTCCTTCAAATGATACAAAATCTACAATATATTCGTCATTGAAATAGTGAGTGTTTGTTATTCATTCTCCTGCCATCTTAAAGGAGGTTCCCTTATAGAAATCTCTTGAATTATAAGCTCCAGAATACTCTCTTGAATTTTGTAGATCTATAGTAGGTAATATATTATTTTTTTTCATAGTTTATTATTTTGATCCTAATATTAAAAATGGAACACTAATACTTGTTGTTGGTACTTTACCGTCTGCAGTTCTTATATCTAAAAAAGCTCCATTAATCCTGCCTCTTGCTGAACCATAGAACATTTTTAGCATGGCTCCATCTCATATAGGTTGTGAAAAAGCTATTGTACTTATTGATAAAGTTCTACCGTTATAAATACTTGTTAAATCTAAATTTGCAGAAAAATTTCCAGATTGACTTACAGTTAATACTAAATCAGTTCTACATCTAGAAAAACTAGATAAAGATGGCACCCCAGATGAATTAAAATAAACTTCTCCACATGCTAAAAATGAATCACTATTATAATCGTCATAGCTTTTATAATAAAGATCTGAACGTAGCGTTCCATTTTGTTTCCATGTTTTTAACTCAAAATCTGATGTATTCTCTACTCAAATTGTTCCAACATAGTAATTATTAACTATTGAAGATGGAACAAATTTAAATTCCAATACTCCTCCAGCTGGAAGTAAAATTTGAGAAGCATTAAAAAGAATTGGCTCATCATAACTGAATAGTAGTCTACCATTATAATAACCACAAATTTTAATAGATTCATCATCGTTTCCATTATCAAATGGATATATAAATAATTGTTTATCAGACTTATTATGAATTACTCCAGAATACGAATCATCAATATTTAATTGATATTCAGAAGCATTTACTTTAAGAGTTACATCTTCATGTATCGTTGGAGAATATATAATTTCAGAATATAATGAATCTAGTATATGTGGATCAGATGACTGAGTAAGACTATATTGTTTAATGTTTTGAATAATAGCATTATTAATTTTAATGTTAGTTAAATCAACACTTCCATCACTATCAAACTTAATCTTTCCAGCAGCCATATGTCCAGCTCCAGTTCTAAAATCAAATAGTATATTTGGAGTAAACTCACCTCCTGTAGGAATTTCTGGATCAAAGTTTTGATATTGTGTAGATGTTTGTCCACTTGCATCAATACCTTGTTGGCTAAACATATAGTTTCCATTAAATACAGCAGATCCAATAAGACCGTTAGCGATAATCCCAATTTTAGTATACAGCGCTTCAAATGCATCTAATTTAACTCAACTATTACTAGTATCAGTGCTAGGAGATTCATTACTGTGTAATGTTCCTTGCCAAGTTCCTACTATATTTAAAACATAATAGTTAGCATCATTAGAATCATATACATAAGGAGTTTTATCTGCGGTTCCTTGATATACAGTATTAACATTATAAATACCTTCAGGATAAATTATTTGTCCTTTAGAACCATTCTCTCCATTTAATCCATTAGTTCCACTTAATTTAGTAGGAGTACTTCAACTACCTTCAATTGTACCAACTTTATCAGCGTTACTTGTATAATTTACTCTAGCTTGAATAAACCAAATATAAGGAGTCTCTTCAGTTGGAGTTGGAACCGCTAAATTCCAACCTGTTGGCTGTCTTGTTGTTCCAGGAGTACTTGTTCCTCCATAAATAGTTGTAGTTCCTAAGCAATAACGAACTTCAATACCAATTCCAGGTAACCCATCAACTCCATCTTTACCTGCTGGACCAGGATCACCAGTAATTCCAGGTTCTCCTTTTATTTTAGTTCATTTATAGTCAGAAGGATCATCACTATCATTTATATTATAATCTACATAAATTCCAATTCAAGCACCTGGATCTTCTCCATTGTTACCTGTAAAGGTTACACCTCCATCATTAGAGTATTTAATATGTAGATAACTTGTTTTTCCATCTTCTCCATTAGTACCTGGGATTCCTTGTTCTCCCTTTTCTCCTTGAATTCCTTCAAATCTTGCCCAAGTATAGTCAGAGGGATCTGTACTATCTGCTTGAGTAAAATCTACATAAGTTCCAATATATGTACTTGGAGTTTCAGTCATTTGACTTGAAGAAGTAGGGTTAGCAACAGCAGAATATTTAATATGAAAATATGTAGTTCTTCCATCTTCTCCTGGAGTTCCAGGAATTCCGTCTGTACCATTTGTACCATTTTCTCCACTTATAACAACTGGAGTAGTCCAGTTTGTATTTAAAGTATCATCAGGATTAATAGTTGCTGTAGTCATCCAGAGATATCCATCTTTAGATTTTTCAGGAGGAACCACAGACCATCCTGAAGGAGTTCTTACTGTTGCGTTTAATGTAGGAGGATTTGAATTACTTGTATTTACAGCAAATCTAAATTCTGTAAATTTGCCATCTTGAGCTTGGCCATCTCTACCATTAACTGGTATTACTTCTGACCATTCAGTTACAAGTCCTGTTTCTCCATTAACTGTTCCAATACATTGCCACCAGTTTCCACTAGTTGTAGGATAATCTTCCCATCCAGATGGACTAGGACTATTTCCTGTGGGTTTTGATGGTTTACTATCACTTAGTTTATAAACATAAGTTTTCCAGTTTGGCGATACTGCATCTTGTCCTTTTTCTCCTGTCATTTGAACAGGATCTGATCATTCTCCAACAAGACTAGAATTTCTAAAAGATGCTGTAATTGACCATATAATTTCAGAGGATGTGTGAATTGGAACAACAGTAGTTCATACAGATCCAGGATTTGTATTAGTTTTATTTACAATAGGAGGAGTATTAACACTACTACTTTTTGCATACATTAACTTAATGCTTAATCCATCTTCTCCATTAGAACCATCAGTTCCGTTTGTTCCGTCCTTACCATCTTCTCCATCTTTACCATCTTTACCATCAGCTCCTTTAGGTAATCCAAAACTAAATTTAAATATATCCCCTTCTAAAACTACATTAGCATTAGCTTCAGTTGTTGAAGAAACATTAGCTACTTCTGCATCAAAATTAGGAATTTCTCCGCCTTCAGAAATAGTTTTTCATTCTGTATCATAATCTGCATCAGATTTTTTAACTAATGCTTGACCAGTAGTTCCTCCAGGAATTACTCCAATTCCATCAGAGCCATTCTTTCCATCAGTTCCATTTTGCCCAGGATCACCTGTAGCTTGGCCTATATCTTGTCAAGTTTGACCTTTATCCATTGAAAGTAGTCAACGACCATCTTCAATTTTTAATTGTGGAGTAATACCATCAGTTCCACTCGGTCCGATAGGACCAATATCGCCTTTATCTCCTTTTTGACCTTTACCACTATTTCCCATAATAAAAGCTCAATATGGATTAGATTCTACACCAACAATTATATCGTCTTTATAAATTAGATTCGGCTTATTTCATTCTGATGATAAATGACCTCTTAGACAATACAATAAAGCTCCTTCACAAGATATAAAATCAATAATATGTTCATCGTTGAAATAATGAGTGTCTGGAGTTCAGGCTCCTGCCATCTTAAAAGATGTTCCTCTATAAAAATCTCTAGAACTATACATTCTATAATAGTCTTGAGAATTTATTGCATTATCTATGATTACATTAACATTAGATCTCTTCATAATATTGAATTATTTTGATTATTTCATTATTAGTTGGATTACCGTGTTCAATATAATCAATTGCATTAATTAATTCGTTCATTGTAAATAATGCTTTTTTATCAGGTAAATGCCCAATATTAATATTAATTAATTCTTGAACAAATATTTTATATAATTCATTATATAGAATTTCCACAACCACAACTATTATTTATATTACCTAATTCCTCTCCACATAAAGAATTACATGAAGATAAATTATCTAATATTCTTTGCGCTTCTGTAAAGTTCCCCATATCTTTTAGATAATCAAACACATACATAGCACTTAATAAGAAATCTCTGCGATTCCTTAAATTTTCATCTGTTTTACATTTATCATAACTACATATTTTACTGTTATTCAACAGTAATTGCCGTTGCAAATATACTAAACATCTTTGTAATTTGCAAACACTAAAGACATTTTTTATTGGACAATAGAAAGTTTGTGAAGCCTTATTTTCTTGCACAAATTCATATGCTTCTTTATAACCAATAATTTCAGAATTTTCAATTACTTCGTCTAATGTATATCCTTCCTGGTCTGTAATATTAGATTTATAAAGATCCCCATTTAAAAAAAATAATTCATCTATTAAATTAATATATTTATCAGGCTCTTTATCGTCTTGAAAATGCATTAATTGTGGAACTACTAATTTATAATAAGAATAAGTTCCGTCAACATTTAATGTAAATTCAGATGCAAATCTACTTAAATAGTGTCCCCGATTATGTAATTCCTTTCTTATTTTTACTGATTCTGGAAGCAAATTTTCGTCAGTATTATAAGATAGAAATTCTAACATTATATACTGACTTAAATCTACACCTAAATAATCACTATTATCTACAGCAATTAATTTACAATCAGATCTAACAATTACATCAATATTTATTTTTTTATTCATATTATACAACTTGTTTTATTTTATCATTATAAGGATTAGCATCAACTGTTTCTGCAGCTTGAATTTGAACTTGTTGCTGTTTTGTTTCAATAAGTTTATCGTTATAATCCTTATCGTTTTTAACTTTTTCTCTTTCAATAGCTACCTTTTCAGCTTCAAGTTGTAGTCTAGCTTGACTATTTTGTTCAAGTTGATTTTGTGATTGACCTAATTCTCTTTGTAATTGTTCATTTTGTTTCTGTAACTGTTGCAGATTTTGTTCATATTGCTGAAGTTGTTGCTGCAACTGAGAAACACTATTATTTTCTTCCTTCTTAACAGCAGTAGCTTTAGCTACATAACGTTTAAGTTCGGACATACTATTGGCAGTTGCAATACTTACTGCCATATCGGGATCTGACATTCCAGCTTTAATTAATTCAATATTAAGAGCCTTTACAGTTTCCATATCTTTAAAAGACTTAGAACTATCCTCAATATGTAAATCAAAATCTGTAAGTGTATAATGTTCAGGAAGTGCAGTAAATATTCTTGAATATTTATTACCTAACACAATAGTACCAGTAATACCATTTGGATATACTAATTTAGCTAAATTAAGCATATCATAATTAGCTTCTTTATAAATGATATCCATGGTCTCAAAATATTGTTTAGTTAATAAACCTGACATTTTAACTCCAAGTTGAACATTAGAAACTGCATCTCTCTGTTCATATTGAGCTAATCTTTCAGGTAACACTCCTGTAATTGAAGAAGCTTGTTGTTCTACAGCTTGAATAGCTAATTGAATGCCTTGAATAGCCTGAGCTTTAACAGTATCATCAAATCCATTAAAAATCGTATTAGGCATACCTTCATTACCTTCTTCCTTACTATTTATTAATGCTAAGCCATTCTTTTTATATGCTTGCCAAGCTTTAACTCTATCAACTAATTTTTCACCTAAAAACGAAGGAATAAAAGAAACATCCATCCAATCTCCAACTCCTCCTGAAGAAGCAATAAGATTATCTCTAAAATATATAAGTAAATCATATTTCATTGTTTATTCGATATAGGTCGTTAATCTATATCCGTCTTTTTGACTGCTGCATGTCACCATGCAGATTAGACTATATCATACAAATTTGATTTAAAATTAATTCAAATAAATTCTGTTTCATTATATTTCATAACTACTTATAATTAATTTTAAATTAAACTTGTCCCCGCACTTCCACTTACTTAAGTGTACTCCTTTCGGATAGTCGTTGAACTTTCAAAGATATTTCTATCTAAGCTTAGCTGCTGATTGTCTTAAATTTACTATTATTCAATTTAAGGTTTTCCAGCAATTCACGGGGTTTATACAGGACTCATATAATTTAATCCTGTAGGTCCATAGTATGTGCTATTAATGAATATGGATCTCCATTTTTATCTAAGAAAAACATTCCATTAACAGATAATCTGCATCTACTAGGACAATCTGCACTTCTTACAATATACTTTGATTCTCCACGAGTAATGTATACTTCTGAACCAATTTTTACTCCTTCATGTCTTGTTAATTCTCCAGTTTTATAATCTGCTTCAATTCATTCAACTTCATATACAGGAATAAGATGATTCTTTATAGGTTCTATTGAATCATAATCTCCAGGCCATCCTGGATGTGCTTCAAGTCCTGCAAGAATACCTGTATGTAAATTATCAGCTCGTAAATTAGGTTCAGCAGGTTTACCAACATATCTAACCAAATAAGTAGGAGATGTTGAATCTGCAGTTTGTTGCATATCTCTAATTTTCTTAGCTGCTTCTGTAGTTAATTCTGATCTGAATGTATTTAAGATATCCTCTCTTGACATTCATTTTCTAATAACAACTCTCTTAGAATCTGCAAGATAAGGAGAATTTGGATTACGTTCTATAAATGTATTAACGGGATTTAAAATTTCAATATTGACATTTGAATTACTTTCTGTAGGTTTTACTCTATAGTAACAAGTACCTGTAACAAGTAAATCTGTAAGTAATTCTGCCATTTTACGTTTTAAATCGATGTTTCTTGATTGTCTTAAATAATCAAGAATATTTTGTGCAGCAATTTCATATTCAGAAACAAAAGATTGATCAATATCTTGTTGAATTGAGTTGATTTCTTTTTCAATAAAAGGATCATTTACAATTTCTTTATTTTCAATAATAGCTGCAATAATGTTATTCTTTAAATACTGTTGCAAATAATTAAATACTTCTGCACTAATTTTAAGTTGCTTTTCTCTCATTATATTTGAAACAGTCTTTTCATCTTTGCAAGATACTTTTAAATCTTGATTTAAACCTAGATATTCTCCAACTAATACATCAATATGTTTCTTAATTAATGGTGTAAAACTAACTGATGTAGGAGTCCCAATTCCGTAATTTTCTTCTAGGTGTTTGAATTGATCTGCATCTCTACGACAATGATAATATCCATAAGCTTTTCTTATAGCAACTTTATCATATACAAGATTACCTATCGCATCATTAATCTTCTTTACTTCATTCTCTATCACCATATTCTAATACTATATATTGATTTCCTTCACCTGGAGTAGTCATTTCTCCAGAATAATATTTTGTTCTATCTAGTTGTCTGTTTCTAAGTTCTTTTTCAAGAAATTCGAAAAAACCTTCTTCATCACCTTCATAGACTAAAACTAATGGAGCTTTTCATTGATTCAAATCTAAACTTAATTTCCATTGATTACCATCTATAGTTAATGTAAAGTCTCCAGTGTAATATGCACACATAGCCTTTTCAATTATTTCATATACTTTATCAACGAGTTCCATTCTTTTGCGGTATTACTCCATATTCTTTATAGCCTTTTTCATTAGTGAACCATCCAATATTTTCTCATTCTTTTGCTAATTTATCTTGAGCAGCAGGTCGTATATTCATTAATTCTTCATCTGCAATTTCCGCCATTTCCATAGCTGCAATAATATCGAACTTTCGTTTATTTTCTCAAGAATATTTTAACAATTGCTCAAGCATTTCATCAATATCAATTGAATAACAGTAATCATTAACAAAATTATTAATTAATTCAAGACCATGCTTGATAATAGCTTCTGTAGCTGGTACACCAATCATTTGTGAGTTGCCTCTTTTCATATCTCCAAGAGTTGAAGCAGGACGTTTCATAAATAGACTATCTTTCTTTTTTTCTTTAAAATATGTAACAATACTAATCTTAGTATGTTCAAGTAGTGCTTTACAATTATATCATACTAATAACTTCATTGCTACATCATACGCTTCTCGAATATCTCGAGGACGATCTTTATAGATCGCAACATATTTAGCTTCTTGTAATCCATATATTCGTTTCTTAATAACTATACAGAAATCAGATACATCTGTTGAGGTAGAAGAATCTCCAGAACCTTGGTCAATAGAGTCTATTCCTGCAACATATAGATTTTTTAATACAAGACCGTCTTCATCTCGAAGTGGTCTTTCGTATATAGTAATTTTACTATTTGGATTATTTATAACTTTTACTTTTGTTAAATCAGGAGTATCTCCAGAACGATCTCATAATAATGATACATACTCTGGTTTTAATCCTGCTTTAAATATCCTAATTTGGGTTAATCTATCTGCAATTGCAATTGAATCAAAGATATTTTCACCCTGCTTATATAATGCTTCATTTGGAATAAAACAGTGCTCTGCACAATAATCAAGTAGGTCTTTGCCACTTAATTTTTTACGTTCTTCCTCATAAAACTTTTTAAATTCTTCAGATTGTGTAACGCCTCTTGTATCTAAGAATTCTTCTCGTAAACTAAACTTATGAGCTGGAATAAAGAAAGCTGTTAATTGTGGTTTTCTATCTTCTGTATCATAATTTTTATATGGAAGTACATTATACCCTTCTGGTTTTGCAAAAATGTTTGATAAACCTTCAAGTGCCATATCATCACCACCTGTACCTAAAGCAATACGTGTTCCAAAATGATAACCACCAAGCTCAACAAGGGCATTACCTTGAATCCAACTTTTAGTTAAATATTTATTAGATCCTGCTTCTTCATAGATTAATCTATCGACACGATCACCACGAATCTTATCAGATGTATCAGCAATTACTGAATCAATTTCTGACATTCAACCATATTCAACTCCATCAGGAGTAACTTGAGATGCACGCTTAGTATCTGCATTATTAACTTTTTGTCGTAGGTGGCGCATACCTCCATTAGTATTCATGTCTAATCAGTTTAACTGTTTTCAACATTTAGTTTTTAAAGGAGTAAGTTTACCTTCTGCAGCACAAGTTAATAAAGAACGATAACCTCTATTAGTTATATAAGGCCTTACTGCTAAACAAGCAACAATCTCAGATAATCCAATACCACGAGCTTTTAATATAGCTACATCTTTATGTAGTCTTTCAGCCATTTCAACATAATGAAAGAATTCATATTGTTTAGCTAGAAATGTAGGAAACTTTTCATTACGACCTGCACCACCTCTAGCTCCTTCAGAAATAACTTCCATTCTATAGAAATTTAAAAAGAAATAATGATCTCCTGTAATTCTATATTTGCCAACTGTATAACCTTCAGTACAACGTTTATATTGCTCTCTCCAGAAATCATTATAAGGCTTTGAATCTGCAGGATATTCCGTATATGAACCAGTTCTATCATAAATTTGAGCTAGTTCATTAAAAGGAGTAGGATCAAAATCTAAACCTTGAGTTTCATTAATTGGTCGATATCCAGTTAACTCATATGATAGCTCTGGATCAAAGTAAAGTACATCTTCAGTGACCGCCACATCTCACAAACCATCTCTCTTCTTATAAAAATCAGTTGCAGTATACTCAAATTGTTCTGTAGTATCTTCTTTCTGATCTCCAAGCATTTCTTGTAATTGCTTTTTTAATTCTTCTTCGAATTTATCTGAAAAAGATTGAGGAGTTGGTTCAGGATCTTTTATTGATTCTCTAAGTTCTTTATATTTCTCTTTAGCTGTTTTCTTTCTTTTGACTTCTGATTCTTCTTTATTTTTTATCTGTTCAAGCATTTTTTTACGTGCTTGAGACATTGAAGATTTAATTGTCTTTACCATACTTAACTATCCATAAATCCAGGTTTTACATCACCTCTATTTTTAGCATTGGATTGCATTTGATCTTTTTTATAATTAAGCTCAAGTTCTTTTAATTTATCTGCCATAACTCCAATACTAGCAATATCAGCTAATACATCTTTTGCCTTAAAGATAGGTTTACTATTATTATCTCTCTCTCCAAGGTCTATATTATCTAAAGATACTCTCATTTTTTCAAGAGTTCGATACGCTGTTTTTATAAGGCTAAGTATTCTAGAAGAATCTTTGATTTCCATGTATTTTCTAACTGCTGCATGGAAGACTGGATCGTCTCATTCTTCTTGAGTTAATCCAGAATCTTCCATAGCTGCATCATGCTTTTGTCTCTCTAAGTATTGTTGATATGGACTTTTTCAGTCACAAAACAACCATATATATTTAAATTCTCTTCAAGCTCTTAACCTCTTTGTTCCTTTTGGATCTTCTTTACATTTATTTCTTTCTGTATCTCACAGCGCTGCAAACTCCTTTACTAATAGTATTTCGTATTCGTTAATCTTTAGATTACATGTTACATTATCATAAAGGAATAAATCTAGCATTATTTTTTATTTAAATCATACCCATCTATAAATAACGGACTAAATCCATTATCTTGTTTACTAGCAAGTTCAAATGGGCCAAATACTTTTGGATTCTTTCTTAAACTAGAAAGATAATCAAAATCAACGTTATTAAAAAAATGATATCTTAAGTCTTTTGGATTGTTAACCTTTTGATATTGTTCCATCACGTTAAAATATCCATTTCCTAAGTCTCCAACTAATCTTCTAATTACCATTCCGTTTTTAGTTGTATCGGCTTTATCAACAGTATACGCATTACCTTTCTTAGATGTAACTTTTCTTGGTTTTTCTTCAGTTTCCCCACCTTCAGCAAATTTTTGTGCTCCAAACTTTGATTGGAGTTCTTTATATCTATTACTTACAGGAGACGACCGTCTCAATCCTAAAAATCCAAGAATTCCAGAATCATCAATATTACTATCTACTCTACCTCCAACGCCATTGTGTATATAAAGAGTATCTTGTTTATTTGGAGATACTAATTCTGATGTTGTAATATTATTTCTAGTAATTTGTCTTAAACCAACTCCATTAGGTAATACAGTTTGATTAACTCCAGGTTTTAAACTTCTAGCAACTTGTGCTCCATTATGTACTCATTTATTAGGACCATATTCAAATAAATCTACTCCATGAAATTCCTTACGAGCTTTATCAGATTTTCTTTGAGAAGTTTTACCTCCTTCTTGGAAAAATGAACCAAGGTTTCTTGGATTGATGCGGTGTTCAATAGGAATAGATCCTAAAGTAGCATTATTTCCATAATTGACCGACATACTTCTAGGTCCTATATATCTACTATCAAACCTATTAGGATTACCTAAATTAGATGCCACTATATAATCACTATATAAAGGATTAGTTGCAACTAGTTCTTCGTTCATATTTGCTGGTCTAATTCCTTTAGCTGCAGACATTCCAGCTTCTTCTGCTCCAGAAATATTTCTTGATCCAAGATTAGATTGTGGAAGTTTTGGTTTCTTAGGAGCAGGTCTTGTTGGAGCTAATTGAGTTCCATATAATTTTCCATTTCAAGTAAAGCTAGTAAGTCCTGCACTTCTAGCTGCTGCAAAAGCTTGATTGAAATTACCTTGGGATAAATCAGGAGTAACATTAGTTTGTACATTTACTTTAGGAGTAATTCCAGTTTTCATAGATACTCCAAAAGATAAAGGTTGAGAAACAATTGAACCTTCAGTTTTTGTTACTTTAGGTTTAGAATTATCTCCTACAATATTTTTCATTGCAGCTGCTTTAACTTCTCTTCTACTTAATCCAAGATCTTGATCCTTAATAGCAGATTTCATATTTCTATATGCAGTACGATTGAATTTAGAAGATTTCTTACCTTCTTTTACAACCTTCTTATTTTCTTTACGTTCATTCTTTGCAGATCCTCCATTCTTAAATTTATTAACAAGATAAGCAAGTTTACCTCCTTGTTTAAACATTCCTGCAGATTGTTCTTGTTTAAATTGATTAATCAATCCAGAAATAGTATTCATACCATCTTCTGTTTGTGCTAACTCATTTAATTTTCCTACAATTTCTTCAGGTGTTTTATTTTGGAATTCTTCTACTTTAGATGGAAGTCATTGAACAAATTGCATTAATTCTTCTTGTTCCATGATGATATTGTTTTATTATTAATGTCTGTTGTAGAGCAAGTAATTTCAAATTTATTATATTTAGGATCTAAAGGTTGTGAAGGATAAATCCAAATAGGAGTAGTATTTGGAGTAGTTGTAATTGTATAATTCTGTCCTTCTAAAAAACTCTTTAATTTCAGCTACAGTACCTTCTATTGTTATACCATTACTTAAATAAGCTTTCATAGTTACTTGTTCTTATAAAATTTTAAATCTTTTGTTGAGAATACTGCTTCACGTAAAACCATATTCCTATCAAACCATCTACATTTAATACCTTTAAAGATATTAGTTATTTCATTACCATGTTTGTATGATTGTGTAATTTTTTCTACTACATACATAACAGGAGATATAAGTTCACCATGTTTTAAAGTGACTATATCTCCTGGGTTAAAAAACGTTTTTTCAATTTCGTTTATCATATTATTCTTTGTCCTTTTCAATTACTCGACATATAATATTTTGTTCACTGATAGCGTAATAACCCATATTATTGAATGGAACAGGTACTACAGAATTTCTGTAATATATATCCTCTCCAGGTTTTACGTATTTACATTCGGGTCCTGCAGAAATAACAGTACCACATGCAATGAATTGTTCGGCTCTCTCCATCTCACCAGTATCATCAGACTTATATGTATCTGCAAAAAGATCTCCTGGAAGAATTAAACCTGAAGCACTTGTCTTAATTTCTCTATAAGGATTTTTTTCAAATGGTTTTATAATAACAGTATATCCAGTTGCAGCTACCTTCATTTTAGATGCATCTTTAGTACCTTTATTTAATTCAAGTAATCTATTTGCTGTTAAAAGCTGTTCTTCCTCCATTTTTTTATTATGAGCAGCAATTTCCTCAGGAGTTAACTCCTTTGTTTCATGTTTAATATTTGCTCCCATAAGATGAACTCCCATTTCTTGCATGTGTGCATTTCCTAAAAGATTTTTTCCCATAATCATTTACATTTTTTAAATTTAACTTATTACCATTTATTGTTATAGCATTGTTCGTCTTCAACTCTTACTTTTGCATCTAATACGCATCCACAAAGATCACAAATATCTTGTCCACATAATTTTGTTTTATACGAGCAAGTGCTACAAATTGCCAGTCTTTTTTCTGCTAATTCAGATTTTTTATTAAATATTTTTCTATACCATCCAATAATTATATTCTTAACTTTCTTCATAATATGCTTTACAAAAAATTACCTGATCCAGTGTACTTGTCATTACTTAAATCTCCAGTATGCTTGTGTTTTCCTATATAATATCTGCCACTCGGAAATCCGCAAAGAAAATGTATTTTATAAATATAATATATTACCATTTCATTACTATACATTTTGCTGCAGGCAGTTTTGTTTTTCGATTAAGAGCACATCCGCATCCTTTTCTATATCCAATTTTTGGTCTATCTGAATAGTCTGTTTTATTATTTTCATTAATATATAATCTAGGATTACATATTGGACCCATTGGTGTTTCTTTGTATAATGGACATTCTTTACAAACCGCTAATCTTTTTTCAGATAAGTCTTCGTTTTTTCCAAGAGCTTCATCGACATGTCCACTAATAATATCTATCCATCCCATAATTAAAATACTATAGGTTTATCTAAATCCAACTCAGATTTAATCTTTATATCTCTTTTATAATGTTTCAACATTGTTTCTACATCTGATTTTAAATAATCACATTCATGTTCTGTAATATGATTATTATGGTCAATATGTATTAGTACTAAACGTTTAATATTAAAGTTTGGATTAATTTTCTGTAATAAATATGCATATAATGACAATTGTAATGTATAATGATAAAAATTACAGTCCATAATATTATTCATTGGGAATTTCATCATAGTTCTACTTTTAGTAGCTCTATTATAAAATGATTCTTTTTCTAATTTCTTATTAGTCTTGTAATCTGCAATTATGATATCGTTCCTATCTTTAATAAGTAAATCAAGTTGTCCTGCAATTCTTAATAAACCATCTTCTGATTTATAACTAATCATAAATTCAGGATAAACTCCTTTTTCTAAATCCAATTGATAATATCCCTTCTTACAAGTGAACTTTCCTCCAAGACCGAATTTCCTAAGATCTTGTTCTTCAGATTGATAATACATATTCTCAAATTGAGCATGTATTTTTGTTCCTCTTTCGCAAGATTTATTTCTTTCAGTTTCATATGATTGAAGGATCTCAGTACGTTTACTTTCAAATTCTTCTTTACTAATTTTTAATTTTTCAAGAAGTTTTGGATCTCATCTTTTAGTATTTAATAATGAAGTCTTTACGACTTTAAAAATTTCTGAATCAACTAAAGCTTCACAAGCTTTATAAGCAGATCAAAATGCCGAATCAAACTCATTAACATATTTATGTATTAGAGTAGTAACTGATACATAAGGCTTATTATCATATTTATCTAAGTATAGATGTTTTGCATCTGAATAAATAACATCTTCTGTCTCTTTATCTACTTGATAACCATTAACATATTTTTCTTTTACATTATCTAACTTTGGCATTATTTATAACATTTGGTTTTATATATTGTTCTATTATTGCTCCGTATCTAATTAAATTCTCTTTAATAGTACTATCTTCATATCCTACTTCGTTTTCTTTTTCTCAAGTGAATCCTAAAATTCCTGTTGGAGTTCCAGTATCATCTTTTAGTAGAGTACATGCTAAATATTCTACATTATTTTTTCCAAATCGATCATACATTACATGATCTATTTGTTCTAAAGTAGTTAAGTTACCGATAAACTGATTATGTGTTTTTAAATAATCAGGAAGATTTAATCAACTAAGATGAAAATTATCATATTGTTCTTTGATTGAGTGTGCGTTTTCTCTACATAACTCAAATCGCATAGAACCATATAATCAATCAGAAATACCATTGTGATATTGTATTACTCATACTCTATTTGCACCTGACATATATAATAGTCTTGGAAGTAGATCTTTAACTTTCTTATCATCATCAATCCTATTTAACAATTCTTGTGAATGTTTCTGACTCATATATTCTGAATACTTATCAAATAAAAATGTTGGATCATAACATATTCTCAAAGTAATACTTAACATAAACATGATGATTAAGGCTTTAAAGATACTACATACTCCATAATCTCTAATATACTGTAGGATAGTCCCCAGTCATGAGAGTCCTGAGCTTAAATCGTGTTGTTTCTTAGCCATATCTAATTCTTTAAATTATTGTATAATTTTATTTGGATGATGCAAATATATAATAATTTTTTTGTATATCCAAATAAATCAGTAAAATGTTTGTATTTAAATAAATAAATAACTATATTTGCACAAATAATGTGCATATTCAATTATTAATATTATAATTATGAAATATAACGATGAAATTTTAAACAAAATTGCGCAGGCATATAGTAAACCTGCAGATGAAAAAGGTAATCTAGATAATATTATGTTAGGTTATCTTGAAATGATGAAGAATGGTAGTAAAATCCATATTAAACCAGAAAATAGAGGTAAATTTAATGCTACTAAAAAGAAAACTGGCAAAACTACTGAGGAATTAACTCATAGTAAAAATCCAGTAACCAGAAAACGTGCTATTTTTGCTCAGAATGCTGCTAAGTGAAATAAGGGTAAAAAATAAAGGTATGATAAAACAATTTATCTTTCAAAACAGGGGGGGGGGTAAAAAAATAAATAAGTCTTATTTTTATTTTTATGGCCCAAATTATACAGTTCCAAAAATTACAGATTCAAATATTGAACCCTTACGCACGACTAATTACTTATTTGGGGTTTCATTTGATTATCCTTTAGATTATGATGATCAAGAACAATATTTTAAAATAACTGTAAATTTAACATTTACTTATTTGGGAGTTGAGACTCCACTACCTATAAACTATACTGTATCTGTGGGAACAATAGAAGATACAGGTATTGGTTTCGATCATAAGAATTTTGCTATACCTGTAAACTTATTGTTTCCAATATCTTCAATAGAACGTATGACGTTTAATTCTGCAACTATTGAAATATGTAACCCTAATCCAAAATACGATTATATAGCTCCCATAAAGTCTTCTATAGGAGAATATATTGCAGTAAACACTAATCTTTATATGGATATTAGTCAGTTTGGAAGTTATCAAGGAATGTTTAAAGCAGATTTATATAATTCAAGTGCAGGAATATTAGTAGTAAACAATCCTATGACTTTAGAATTTAATGCAAATAGCAATCCATATATAAGTAAACTACAAACTAATTGAGCTAAACGTGCAGATTTAGTTTCTAGTATGACAAGACCTCAATTTGATTTAATATGTATAGATAAAGATGGAATGGCTTCTAAAATGTATATGGGAGTAAATTATGCAGTAACTTCTTATTATTTTGCAGGGGAAATAGATACTATACTTAGTGCAGTTGAACAGATAAGAATACCTATTATAACTGGACAAACTGCAGTAAATGGAGCTTCAAATTATATAGACGAAAGTCTGGTAGGAGATTATCTCATATATAATATTAACACATACCTTCAATAATGATAAATAATTTAGAGATATTAAAACCTATTCTTCACTTTGAAAAAGATTATTATGTAAGAGTAATAATTCTTTCAAGATTGAAAGATGGTCATTCTACTCAAAAAAGAATCTGTAAAGATTTATTTTTTGGTTCATTTGAATCATTAAAAGAAACTATGCCAGATATAATCAAAGTTGCAGAAGAATACTACGCTAGAGTATATATTGATACTGTTTCAAAAAGATTGTCCTCTGGATTTTTATCTCAGATAGAGTGAGAGCGGTTTAAAGTTTTTGGAATTAAACCTCAGCTAAAAGATATTATTATAAATGAAGATTTTTATGGTTTATATGATGCTGATGAATATTCTGAGAATGCAAACAAAATAGTGGCCTCTATATCTAAAGAACTTAACTTTACTCCTTTAATTATAAAATCTTCAAATAAAGGAGAGCATTGATTATATAAAATTTCAGAGCTTTATACAATGTTAGATAAAATTGAAGATAATTATATTAGAAATAAGATTTTTATAGGACATGCATGAGCATGCTTATATAATCCATGTACTAATTAATATGCAAGCAAATAAATATTTTCAAGTAAAAGAATTAGTATCATCTAAAATATATAATCAATATGGTGATGATGCTATAAAATTTCTAGATCCAAAAGCTCTTGAAGCTTTAGAGAATGTTAGAGAAATTCTAAATGTTCCTCTTATATGCAATAATTGATATGCAGGAGGATCTAGAAATTATAGTGGTTATAGAGAACCTGGATGTGGAGTTGGTACTCCTACAGGTTATCATTATAAAGGACAAGCTTTTGATTTAATATCAACTAAATTAACTGCTAAAGAGATGAGAGAAATTCTTGATAAAAATCAAGATAAACTTAGGTATCCTATACGTGTGGAAAAATGAGACAATAAAGGTGAAATCTCTTGATTACACATTGATATTGGAAATACTAAAGGTAAAAAATTATATTTTTTTAAAGCATAACATATGAAATGATATATTAAACTATTAAGATGGATCTGGGAGTTCCCACAGTGTCTCCTAGGTCTCATCTTAACCAAACTCTATAATGTAGAGTATAAAGAAACATACAAACAAATTCCAATTTATGCTGGCGACTTTCCTGGAGGTATTTCATTAGGATTATATATTCTAATGGGTGAATCTGCTAGAAAATATAATAGAAACAGCATTAAAGATCATGAATGAGGCCACACAAGACAGAGTATTAGATGAGGATGGCTTTATTTACCTGGCCCTGGTTTATGCAGTATTTGCTGAGTAGGTCTTAGAAGAATTAGTGCTAAACTTAGAGCTAAAAGTTATTATTCAGTTTGGCCAGAAAATCAAGCTGATAAGTTTGGAGGAGTTCCTAAACGGTAATAACTATGAATGATTTATTAGAAAATGCAAAAAGGAATTCCAAGATAACACTCGAAGAATTCTTTTTTGAGTTTTATAGTAAAATTCTTGAATTTGAACAAGATTAAATTAGCACCATTTCCTGAAAGTATAGTGTTAGTAGCTACCTGCACGTATCATGAGGGTAATGATGAGTTCCATGCCATATTACAATTAGCAAAACCTACAGATTTAGATTCTTCAGGAAATTATAATACATTAACTGCAGTTGCAGCACCTTATAATGTTAATGTTATAGAAGAGATTCAAAGAAGTTGAGGCATTTTTGGATATCCGATTGCTTTTAATATAACAGAATTTCCTGATTCTGAATTTAGAAATTTTCTTTTTACAGGAGACTCTGTTATACAAGAATTAGATACTCCTGTAGATTTATTTAATGGCACTAATGGCCTTAGTGGAAATCCAAAGAATTCTTCTTTAGCAGCATTTGCATCATTTACTTTTATGCTGGGAAATAAATATTCAGAAGAATGTGTTATAATGCCTGCAGATTGGAATCAATGAATAGGTGAGTCTGACCTAATGATAAGAGCAGGTTCTTCTACATGTCATTTTGTAATTAGTAATGCAAGCTCTTATACATGTATGCAGAACCTTATGAATTATTCAAATGAAGGGTTCTTTATGATATTTACAGAATCAGAAAATCTTGGAAATAATACTAAACTATTTGCACAAGATATAGCTACTCTTAATGATGCTACAGTATATTCTGTTGGTGCTACATTTATTGTAACAAAGAAATAGTGGATACGAAGGAACTTTAACTGCATTCCCAAATACATAAGAAGCAAAATTATACTTAATAACACAAGATGGAGGAGCTATTTCTGAAGAACTATCCTTAAATGAAGGAATGTATTCTGATTTCTTACCTGTATCTTATCCACCACAAGTATATCAATCTTGAGGACAAAATGCAAACTATTATTTAGCGAAAGAGGAAGAAGATCCTATATTAATAAACCCAGAACTGACCTATTTTATATTTATTGCAATATGTGGTATAGAAGGATGGTATAGAAGGATGGTATAGAAGTACTTGGAATGGATAATATAGGAAGAGTTAATGTTACAATAAGAAATATAGATACAAACGAAATAGAAACACACAATGATGTTGATTGTCATCTAGTTATGTCTTCTTCATGAGGATTTGTAACTGCAGTCAGTCTTCCAAAATGAGAAAACGTAGAGATTAATTTCGAAGTATTTAGTGTAGAAATGAGAACTTAAAACAAAAGGAACCCAATTGGGTTCCTTTTTTATTATATTTTATATTTTCCCCTAAATGGAACAGGTTCTAAGGTTCCAATATTTGTTAGGCCTATAAATTGTCCATTTAATTGTATCTGGGTCGTTCAGGCAGAAGTGCTACTTGGGAATTCATATCTAAGATTATACCCTAAATATTCGTCTTTAAAAGTCATAGATTCAACTGCTTGGTTATATATATTACTTCTAGGATCAAAGAAGAACATTAAAGTTTTATCATCTATAGATAACATCGTAAGAGCACTTACAATATCTCCATCAGTAGTTGTTAAAGTTAATGTAACTTTAGTTTCACTTATAGTATTATTTCAGAAATTAGTTCTAACCTCTTTTCAACTTAAAAGTTCATCTGGTGTAGAATTATATAAGTAAGCGTCATCAAAATTCATACAAACAAATCCAGAATAAAGATTCTGTCTATTTAATATATTAGAAGACTCTTTTGGAGTAATATACATACTTAATGGAATTGTAGTAAAAAGTATTCCAGTTTGTTCTCTTACTATATTTTCTCCAGCTGGTAATGTTACAGTTTTTATAGCAACTGCACCTTCAGCTCCATAAGTTAGTTTACAGGTTGTTGATTCGGTAACACCTAGACTAGAATTAAGGTTGAAATTAACATATGAACTAGTTGGCGTATTAATAGAATTATAAGTTAAATAGAATACATTGATAGGAAGTTGATTAATTGTAATAGTTAGATTTTTTCTAATAACTCCAACATCCGTTAGAACATTAAAATTAATATATGGATCAGATGTAGTGCCTGATTCAATATAAGCATAATTTGTAATGTCTGTTCCATCCATATATACAGAAGATTGAACAAAACTCTTATCATCATCATTATAATCAGGATTTACCCACTTTAATTGAAGACCTCAACTAGAAGTTAATATATTTTTTGGAACTTCAATTGTAAAATTCATTATTAACTCATTATTTCATCTCTTTAAAAGGTGATGCGCATTAGTTTCATCAACGTATACTAATTTTGATACTCCTTTACTAAAAAGAGTTGCTCCTATTACATAACTTATAGTAGTACCCCCCCCCGTGATATTTTGTGATATAAACTGTTTAATCATTTTCTTTATAATATTTTGCACTAATTATAAAAGATACTAAACTCAGTAACGCATAGATTGGAGTTACTGAGTTTAGCGTACTTAAAAAGAATAATGTCATAAACATTAATCCTAATATGTAGAATATTTTATATATTTTCATTACTTATCTTTAAAATACTTATCATAAATATTTTTTGCATACCATCCACAGGCAGCTCCTACTACAAAGCTAGTTAAAGCCAGCAAAAGACTTCCAAAGCTCATAGCTGATACGATACCACAACCTGCTAATACTAAAGCAATTACGATTGCAGCAATAATTAATTTTGTTTTTCAAGTCATTGTTTTCATAATTATTTATATGTTAAGTTACTATAAGTTGTTCCATTTCCAGAAACAATATAGTTTTGTTGTTCTTTATATAATGGTAATACTCCATCTTTCCAGCAAATAAAAGCATAAGCCTCATCATAACTAGGATGGTCTTTCATTTTATCTTCAAATTCTTCTGGAGAACGTTCTTTTGTAATTAAAACATAATAGTCTCCTAAGTCGAAATTTAATTCACTTCCATTACCTGTAATTTTTCTTAATGCAAACATGTATTTATATATTTATTAATTTAAAAGTTTATTTTAAGTATATTACAAATACTCAAGTATAAACATCATCTGGAATATCAATGAACACGTCACAAAGTGTAACATCATCTATTTCTTCATGTTCTTGTTTTAATAGTTCCATAATTGAAACTACTTCTTTCATTGGATTTAATATAGAGTTTTCACTACCATTAGATCCATTATTTAAAACTGCATAATATACTTTTGAATCTTTAATAAAAGTTACAGCTGCATTTTTATAAAAACCATAATCTTTTAATTCAATTTTTGGAGTATCTTTATCTTGCAGTTTTGTTATTACTTTATCATATAACTTATTGTCCATTATTTGAAAGATATTTATTAAGTGAAGTTGTTCGATTTAAAGTTCTTATATAATTATCTTTACCTTGACTATAATTAGAGTTAGTATCATTGTTTCCATGAAGTCTATCTACAAAATCATTTGTGCTAGTAGCGGTTAGTGCATTATATCTAGAATTTAGTAAATCTACTTTATATTGTGCATAATCATATAGATTTTCAAAGTCTATATATTTTTCTCCATCTTTATGCTTTGTTCATTCTCTATCTGTTTGGTTATTATTCCATTTTATTCCTCCAAGATTAAAACCTCTTGATCCTCTTGGATCAAGTCCGTATTGACTTTCAAGAGCAGCTTGTCTAACTAAATTATCTACCTGAGTTAATGGCAAATTTTTTTCTTTTAATACTTGTACAAATATAGGCTTAAGAATTTCTGCAAGTTCTTTAAATTTATTATCAGTTTGTCCAAACTTGTGATAGTAATCTAAATTAGGATAATTACTATTTGGAATATAATCTCCATATTCAGTATTTACGGGATAACTAAGGTTTGGTTTTCGTTCATTATCTGTTACTTGTATTGAATTTTGAAAACCTGGAAGTTTTAACCCTAACTGAGCATATAATGTGGCATCCTTCTTTTTAGTAGGCGCTTGAGCCACATTATTAAATAAATAAAGTAAGAAATCATCACTATATCTATTCAATAAATTATATGTATTTTCTTTATTATAATGTGGAGTAGCTGTAGATTCTTCAGGTACAATTTTATATTCTGGATTAAAAGGTTCTGATTGAATTATCTTTCCGTTTTTATCAAATTGTGATACTGAAAAACTACCTTTACCTTCTGAACCTTTAAGTCTATTTATAAGAGTATAATGATCTAAATGTTCCTTCTTAATATTTTGTATTTCTTCTTTAGTAAATTTATGATTAGGATCTGCATTAATACTATGTCTTAGTTGCATTAATCTAGCATAAATTTCCTGAGGATTATCTAAATATTCATCGGGAGCAATTGTTTTATTATCATAAATTGTATCTCCGAAATTATCTTGATACTTCTTAATTACTTTCTCTTGTGCATCAGGTAAACTACTATGAGTTCATTCATGAATTGCAGTACTAGTTGATCCATCTGTTAAAAATATTCTTCTACCAAACGGATAATAAACTCCTGAAGCATTATCAGGGACTTTACTCGGATTTATCTTTGCTCTAGTAAGATCTAAATTTCTTTTAAGTGCATTAAATACTAAAGATTCAGTTACAGGGAGAGGAATTGGTAGAACTTGTTTAACATTTTGTTTTACTAAACCTTTATGTGATTTATATCAATCTTCAAGCCACTGTTTTCCTTCTTGAATTCCTCCTTGTTGAAATTTTAATACTCCTCCATGTTTAGCAGAAGCTATAACTTGATTTAAAATATTTGCATATCTTGGATCTGTAGCATATCCTCCTCTATGAACTCTATTTGCAAACTCTTTTATATCTCCAGAGAATGCTTTATAACGTTTATTATTTAATAGATCAATTTTAAAATTTGCATAATCTTCAAGTGATTTGAAATTTCTAAATTGATCATTTATATAAACATCCTTACCATTAATAACTTCTCTAGTTCGTTTAGTTGTTCCCTTTCCTTTAATGCCTCCAAAGTTATATGATCCTGCAGGTTTAGAACCTCAAGCTGATTCTAATCCGTCTTGTGCTACTAATGATTTAGCAAATGCAGGATTTAAACCTTTTGATTTTAATAATCTTTCATAAATAGGAAGCATTGTATCTTTGAAATCCTTTTTAGAATTGAATTTATGAACTGTAGTTTCTTGAACTATTGGTTCTGGATTTCTTATCTCTTCTACTTGAGATTGTACTTCTGTCTCTGTATCATCTTCTAAAGGTTGAGAATATCTGGGTTTATATACAGGTATTTCAAGATTTGGAATTTGAATATTAATATCTCCTAAAGCACTATCTCGTATGAATGGTCTGTATGTGATATCGTTCATAATAATTGTTTTATATTATTTTGCAAATATATACATTATTTTTATAAATCACAAATTACAGCACCTATTTCTGGATCTAATTTACAACGATCTGGATTCTCTAATTCAGAAATTCTAGATGTTAAATTATCTACTTTATTTTCTAATTCAGAAACTTTAGATAATAAATAACTTGTTACGCTTTCTAAAGCTGCGATTCTTTGTTCTAATTCATTTTTTAGATTAGTTACTGTAGTACCTACTGAGTTTGCCATAGCACTCGCTACCCCTATAGTACTTACCATACCTATATATGGATTAGGTGTTGTATTAATTATACTTCCAGGAAATGAAATAGTACCCGACAAATCTGCTGTAGTCTTATCTGTTATAGTCATATTTGTTGTATCCATATTATGCAAAATTAAAATCAGAATTAGTATTTAATCTACTTAAAAGTTTTTCATTTTCTTGTTTTAATTTCATAATTTCCTTACGTAGATTTTTAATATCTTCTGAATGTTTTTCAATCTGTTCTGAATGTTGATCTACTTTTTGATTTACAAATAATATTGCTTGACATACTAAAGATAAATCAATAAGTTTAGCAGATTTACGTAATCCTGATATTTTATCTAAAGCAGATGTTCTACTTGTAATTAAAATACCTTTATCTTCTAATTGTCTAAATACTCTAGTTAATACTTTAGTACTTATGTCCATTTTTGCTGCAAGTTCTTTATTAGTTTTAGTTGTAATAGCAAATTGTCCATCATTTGTACTAGTGTATTGTTGCATTGCTAATAGAACTCCTTTTTCTTCAGGAGTAGTATTCTCAGCATCCATAAACTCGTAAGTAAATCTTTCAAAATATCTTCCCGATTTTTGAATCTCATAAATATTACTCCTACCTTTTTTCTTTTCTAGAATTTTAATTTCACCTGCTGCATTTAGTTTTTTAATACTACTTTGCACTGTATTAATAGATACTCTTGCTAATTCTGCAAGAGTTCTTAGTGAAACAAAAGTTTGGAATGTATCTTTATCCATATTTTTTCTCATATAACCATAAATGAGATAATCAGTAGGATTCATTTTAATTTCTTTTGCAACCCCCAAATCATGAGGGACTTGAATGTGTTGTACTTTATTATCCATAAATTAATATTTTTAATATTACAAAGATATAACATTTATTTAATATTACCAAATATTTATACCAATATTTATTTAAAGTGTATAAGAATTTGATATAGTACATTCAATTTAAAAATAGCCCTGGGAGATACACTAAGGTGTCGTTTTTGATACACCTATTTTAAAAAAGTACCCTGGGAGATACACTTATATGCCCTGGGAGATACCTATCTATATATGTTCTCGCTTCGCGGAGGCGCTCGAACAGATCTATATACCTGTTGGGTTGTTTAAACAACCCCCCCCATTGAGTTTAGAAAAAGAGATTTGTGTATGGATATCATGTATACATACGAATATTGTATATATTGTATACACATATGGATACTCTATTAAAACTCCCCCTGGGGGTTTCAGATGGAAAATCGAAATTTTTTCGAGTAAAATATTTCTGACAAAAGTTCTATTTTTAGAAACCAAAGCATCTGAACTGTCTATATGTTAAACTTTTTCATCTAATACCATTATGAAAAACATCGCACTTATCAAATCGATCGTCGCTACTTCCATTTCGTCGGCAAACCCTGCTGAGCTCACTGAGCACATAGCAGCTCTCATTCAGGCTCATCCTGAAGAGACTCGAGAGAACGCGCTTGCCATCCTCACTGGCACTGCAGAACTCACGGTTCGTCCTGTAGACCAGGTTGAACTGACCTGCAACAGCAGCAACTACACCAACCTCTCGTTCATGGGCGAGCCTACCGTAAATCTGCTCGAAGGAACGGTTTGTTGCTCTGTCAACTACACTCGAACCAAAACTCACTGGTACAAGACCGAGGAAGACGCCAACGCTGGAAGGAACGGCAGCTATCAGCATGACGACTATGTCATCCAGCGCGAGAGAAGCTACGAAGAATCTACGAGTGTAACATTCGACATCCGCGAGTGGAACACTGGCAAGGTCGTGTGGAAACGCTAACCACCTCAATCTATCTCGGAGAAATCCGAGATAGATTTTTTTTCTTTTTACCAAAATATCTGAATATTATTTAGATAGCAATAGTGCTTCTCGGAAACTCATCAAACTATCAAACCATGGTACAGACTGTTTTTCACAACCTGCTCATCGAAGCAGAATCTATGTCGGATGTTCACAATTGTGGCACTGCTCGACCTCGTTACACTTATCAGGAGCCGCTCAAGCTGCAGAACGTCGACAAGGTCACGGAAGAAGACCGTGCACTCATGGATGTTGCTCGCGATATGTGGGCAGGTGTAATCAAGAAAGGGCTTTGAGCCCTTTCTTTAATAGCTTTTGCTATGGATGACAGAACCCAACGTGTTGCAGATGAAATAGCTTCTATTGAAGCTATTTCTCACAACACTGTAAAAGCTTTATCGACTGTTACTACTCCGCTCAATGTAATTGTTGAGATGTACATTGCAGGACTCGAAGCTAAGCTACAAGCACTTCGAGCACTGGTCAAATAACAAAAGCTACTGAAAGGTAGCGAATCACTAACTAATCATTCATCTTTAACTCATCACGTTTATGAAACAATTAAAAGGCGCCAAGAGGGCCGAAATGCTGCAGGATGCAGTCAACAGGGGATTCGATGACGTAACTGTCGAGATCTTGAAGTCGAAGACTATTTTTACCCAGAACTTGCTGTTGAAGGGTGATACGGTCGAGTTTGAGGACTTCGATATCCAGCTCATCAAGCAGGGGAAGGAATTTAAGACCGTCAACAAAGACGGTGAGGAGATTACCGTTCGGGGTCTCATGATCCTTTGCTGCATCAACGGAGTGTGGCGCTGGTTCCCGCTCAGCACGTTTCAGCGCGGTTGTCAGATCGCACCTGAAGGTCGCACGGACTACATGGAGGCCATTCGCGAGAAACACGACCTCAATCTGCGCATACTCACCTGCGGTGATGCGTTGGAGGTCACCCAACTCCTCGCAGGCAAGCGGCTCAAAGTCACGGAGAACCAGTCCTTTAAGTTCCAGCGGTTCAACAAGGACCGTGAGAAGCTTGAGGGAGAGTTTGACCTCAAACCAGTCTCGTTATTCGAGGAGCTGGCATAATAATTGGAGAGTGGGGAGCAATCCCTGCTCTCCTTCTTTTTTCCATCAACCAAAGCCACCAACAGGTACCAAAGCTCCCGACAAGTTCGTAGTACATCACAAGTATAAAATAAACGTGATTGTAGTACATAGAAGTTTAATTTAATTTATTTATAAAAGATGAAGATTTCTGAAGTAAAAAATCTGCCGAAGATTGCAGCTCCTGGTGGACGTGTAGTCGCTGAAGTATCTCCTGAATTTCTGAAGGAGAAAGGTGTAGGTATCGTAACTTACGGTATTGCACCGAACGAAGTTATCGAATTTCCTGATACGGAAGCTGACATCAAACCCTTTACTCGCACCGTTCGTCCGAACAGTGATGCAGTTGAAACACTGATCGTAGTGAAACGAAACGGAGAGTTCGGGTATTTCTCGGTAGCGGCACTTCGTCGCATGGATTATCAGGGCAAGTTCGTCGGTCCTGTATGTCAGGCATTGCAGAATGAAGCAAGCGATTATGCTCGTGTAGCTAAACTCTGCGGTAAGAAGCTGACGTGCAAGGAGATGACGAAGATCAAGGTTCGTAAGTTCGATAACGGTGTCATGACCGATGAACTGACGGAACGTGATGTACCCGTCCTTGAGTATGCGTAACGGCCAAATTACAGTTAAGGGGTCGTGAGTACGGCCTCTTAACTGTTTAGAAACTAATATGGGTAGAATATATATAGCTAATGCAGATAGCTGATATAGTAATCCAGAAAGTTTCTGAGTCCTTGAAAAAGGACGGTATGACATGTGGTACATTGTACGATGTGTCCATTGTCTATAAGTCTTTGATCGGACTTATAGGCCCTAGTGATGATTTGATGAGTTTAGATGATTAGTGACCGTGGGAAGAGAAGTGATGAGCTCTTCCCACATTTTTATTAAAGATTATGGATGCAATTAAAGTAATACTCGGTATAATCTTTGGCTTGATTATGCTTGGATGGATTGCTACAGTAATAGTCATGGCTTGTGGTCCTTGGGTAGCTGTAGTAATTGCCGCGATCGCTTTAACTATTTATCTTAACCGAGATTAATTGCGATTGCATAGTAATAATAGTTCTTTGACATATTGACATGACAGAAACACCTGACAAAATGTCATGTTGTGACTGAAGTAGAGGATGAAGTGATCGGTGTAAGTCGTTGATTATCACACTGTTATTCATCCTCTACTCTTTTTAAAACTGTCAATTTGTCAGACCAACTTCCTTCATGTAAAATATCTATTATTCTCACATTCAGAAAGTTACTCTTCAATAATAATAATTTCAATTACTATTTTGAAGTTTAAACAATCGCTTTTGGTAATATTAGTTATTTTATAATTTGACAATTCAAAGTTTCAAACTTTAAACATACATAAACTCGAAATCCTGCTGATGATTACCAGAAACTAATGTCTGGATTTACTATGATTAGTTTACCTAATGTAAGTAGGGTTTAAACGAGTATAAATAAGACCCGAAATTGGCTTTTCACACTCGTCGAATAGTGTAAGGGAGCGAAGTACAGTAGGTCGACAAGTAATGTATATATTCCTTAACTGACTGTCACAAAGGAAGTGAGTACATTATGAGTTATATTATTGCTCAAGACGGTAGTAATAATTATTTAATGAATTGTGGAAGCGATATCTTTTCCAAATCACAATGGAACTTGGAGTTTCAAACATTAATCTATATCGCGGAGTGTATTGCGCATGGTAACTGGATAACCAGCCTGGGCCACGCATAACCCAGGAGATTCAGGTTCGAATCCTGACTCCGCAACTAATTTTCTTCATTATGGCATTTTTTATCTCTTTTAATTGCTCTTGTAATTATTATAGTATGAAAACGTAAGGAATAAATATTGGATGCCGAGATGGCGAAATGGCAGCCGCAGGGGACTTAAAATCCCCTGGTCAGTAATGGCCGTACGGGTTCGACTCCCGTTCTCGGTACAAAAAATCCTATGAGTTCTGCAGAGCTTACATAGGTCGCATATGTGCCTCATCAGCCTTATGTATGAGATAATAAGAGTGATTCTCAAACTTGATTAGGAAAATAGTTTTTTCTAGTTAGTGATTCTAAGTTATCCAGTGTACAATAGGATTATATGAATCTTTTTAATAAAAGTCTAACAAAATTTTAATTTTAAATAATATGCTCTGTAAGAATAATATTTTTAAGCTTTTTGTTCAAGAATTTATTTTATTCTTGCATACCAAAGACTCTGAAGAATTTTGTAAAAGACTTTGTAAAAAGCATAATTTCAAAAAAGAAAAATTTGAGGAATATTTTAAAATAGTCCAAGAAAAATTCAATGAAATACCTAGTGATCAAGAAATTGCATCTCAAGAATGCAAACAGTCTCAAATAAAAAATCAAGTTATTGAAACACTTGAAAAAGTTATTTTAGACATTAAAACTCTTAAATAAAGTTTAACAATATCTAAAATTGTAATTATGTTCATTTCTAAGAAAACTATGCGAAAGAAAGATTTCGTATGTCTCAAAGCAGAGAAGCCGAACTATAAGGCTTTTCGCGCACCGAAAGAAAATGCGAGACACAAGTTTCAGACGCTTTTCAAAACTCCTCGTGGCTGGTTTCTCAGCATGATGCAAGACAAAAAGCGTGTGATCGGCGAAATCTCTGTTCCTGCAGCTCAGGAATGGCTCGACGAGTGTCATTTCAAATACGAAACTGGCTGGTAAGCCACCTCCTTTCTTTGTAGTTAATGAATTCATAGCGAGAACCTTTGGGGCTATCTTGCCGTGACTGAACCATTAACAACGAGCAACCCTGGCACAACTCGTAAACGCCAGGAACAGTCTATCTACACATAAGGTCTAAGGACTAATTTGTGAATATAAATCCTCCTCCCCAAGTTGAATTTTATTCCGAATTGGATAGTTAATAGAGATGTCTGCGTGAGCAGGATTGGTAGTACCCTCTATTGTTAAAACTGTTTCTTTTTGACATTTTTTATCTAAATATATAAATCTAGATTATGAAATTCGCAGTAGGCTAGCTTTAATGCTTAAAAGTTCTTAGTTTAATTTTATTTCCTCTGATTTAATTCGAGTGAACAAATTGCAGAAGTAACTCACCTGCACTAACAAGCTAGAATATGAAAGCAAGAGACGGTCCGAATATGTAGGATTTATTTTTTATTCATAATAATTTATTTGGAGAAATTAAACATAAAAATGCCTAAGAAATTAGGTGTGTTGAATAGGAAGGCACTTGTCCTATTGCACGCAAGTTAATTACGGTTACTTCTAATATATGCTAGCAACATTGATGTAACCCAATTAATATTGCCTATATAAGAGATGCGGAAGACTGTTAAGTGTCGAACTACCAAGCGGTTTAACAGGGATAGAGACTCTATGGTAACATAGAGAATTTGCTGGATAGCGTGGATTCACATACGTAAATGTGGAGCAAAGGAAAATGGCAGAATTACCAAACTTCTTTTCAATAGGGACGAAATTTATCTATAGACAATAACCAGTTAGCTCGTAATGTCTGCCTTTCAGATTAGCTAGTCTAGAAAGTTGAGTGAGTCATATAGACAAGAAAAGAAGAAAACCCTCGAGTTAGAGGTCATATAAGAATTACTATCTTATTTAGCTAGTAAGATTGATCTGTAACGTTGACTGTAGTACGACAGATGATCGTAATCTTATATGTTGATTAACCGTAACAGTAGTAATTGTAATTCTTTATTATTAAAGTTTTTACATGCTGGAGAGAAGGCAGAACTCTCTTTGGAATCTGTCGTTTAGGTATAGCTTCTTTGATCGGAAGCTATACCACTAAAATGTCTGTAATTGCACTTTTTCATTTTAAAGAGAGTTTCCGATCTCTATAAAAATCGGATTCGCTCGGTTCGTCTAGTTGGCCTAGGACGCAAGATTTTCATTCTTGAAATCACGGGTTCGAATCCCGTACCGAGTACATAAAATTGAAATCTAAAATTGACTAAAAGAGTAATGGAAGTATATTTTGAAGGCACTATAGGTATCCGAAAATGGTTGCGAATTCGAAAGAATCGCATCTCTACACTTGAAGAACTTACTAAGTTAGTAATCAAACACGAACCTCGTGAATTAACTATTCACATCAATTCACTTGGAGGAAGTACATATCAAGCTTTAGCTATTTACTTCTATCTTCTTTCTCTTAGCATTCCAGTTACTACTTTTTGTCATGGTCAAGTGGCTTCTGCAGCAACTATTATTGCTCAAGCAGGAAAAAAGAGATATATGGATAAAGATGCAGAAATCCTTATTCATACTCCTCGGATTAATACAAGTAATGCAATTACTTTCAGACTTTTAGGTATTATTAAAGAAGATCTTGCATTTTCTAATAAAATACTTAAAACTATATTCAAAAGAAAGTCAGCTTTAACTGAAAAACAAGTTGAAAGAGTCATGCACTTACAAAATGAAGAAGGCGTATGGTTGAACTACGAAACTGCACTTCAGTTTAAGTTAGTTGATGAACTTGAAGAATAATATGTATTTTCCATAGTTAGTAGCTGGATCTTAGTGAGAGTGAGCTACCTCTCTGAGCTTAACTAAGATCCATTTTTAGAAACCCCTGTTTGCATTTGATTATATAACACACCTAGTTCCATATAACTTTTCAGTTGGCATTAGTTAGATGAAAACTACGATTTAATCCAGCGAGCGATAGTGTGGTTGCCATGACCTGGAGATTTTTAAAACCCTCTAAGTTTAACAATATCTAAAATTGTAATTATGTCTAAAGATCTTTTTTCGAGTCGTACTCCCTTTGAAAAGTGTTATCTCGTAGAAAACGTAAAACATCTTTCGTTCATTCCAGGGAATCGTACCCTGAGAACAGCTCACGTAAATCGAATCTTCAAAGCTTTTCTCGATGGAGAGTGGATGCCGCCTATCTATGTTTCTGCAGACGGTGAAGTTCTCGATGGTCAGAATCGTCTCGCAGCATTTCGTATGCTGAAAGAGAAGTATCCGCAGAACAAAACTGCAATTCGAGTGATTATTATCAACTCGGATGCATCTCCTCTGAATCTCGCAATCAAGTTCAATGCAGGACATGCAAACTGGGTAATCACTGACTACATGAAAGCTTATCTGGAAAAAGGTCTTCATGGCTATCAGCAGCTCCAGGATTTCACGAAAGCTTTCCCTGAGTTCGAATTCAAGGCAGCTATTCAGCTGATCAAGGGTTCGCACTCTTCGAGAAAGTTCAATAACGGTCTCTTAGAGATCTCTAACGAAGAGTACATGGAAGCATGTAAGAAAGCTGCTGCTCTCATTCAGATCGCAGAAAAGTTGAACAATAAGATCGTCCTTCGACGAGATATTGTTCTCGCTTTCTATCATGTCTGGAACAAGATTCCTAATATTCAAACGTATCTCAAACGTATCGGTAATCTTCAGGTTCCGAGCGTTGAGAATCGTAAGGAGTGGGAACTTGCATATAGTGCTCTGTTGCGATAATTTCTGGTTTTTATTTGTTAATCGGCACGTTAATAGAGTTTACTCTATGCCTACTACCACTCGAAGGTGTGATTAACAAGGGTCGCCTAGCGTCCTTGTATGAACGTAGGTCGGTGATGGTCACTATCTCAGCCTCGCCATAACAACTTTAAGAAAATGAATAATTTAGGTAAAGCTATAGGATTAATTCTCTTCATGGGAATTATTCTGACTTCCTGTTTATTACTTGTTTCTAAACCTAAAGATCAAGTAGTAACTATTACAGAGTTTCCTCAGGATGGAGTAAAAGTATCTAAAGTAGCTCCTATTTCTGAGTTCGAACGTAATCAGATTACAATATCTGTAATGCATGAACTTGATTCACTCGATAATATTTATCGAGTAGAAGCAGGTATGCAAAAGATTCCTGCTGAAGTATTCGATAACTACTGTATTGAAGTAATGAATCACTACAAAGGTCAGATTCGAAGTATCTTTTATGATCCTTTAGAAAATCCTCGTATAAAAATCAGATGGGTTAATTAACTATGATTATTTCTTGTATTACAACAGCTTCTAATAAAGCTGTACTCATTAAAGGAATTCCTTTTCGTATTATTCAAATTAAAGGCTTTGTTGTAAATACAAAGACAAATCAAGTTCTTCACATTTGCATTAACAGATTGTATGATTTGTTAATGACCTGTTGTTTACACGAAAAAGTTTTTATTGAGTAATGTGGGAAGTTATTGATCTTGTATATCTTGAAGATGAAGGTAATGTAGTCTTTCAAGGTACTCAAGAAGAATGCAATCGCTGGGTTGCAGAACAAAAAGATGCGTTTACATATCAAGTTGTACCTATAATTGAATCTATGTATGCTGTCTTAGTAGAATATACAGACCATCGTTGGTGGGAAATATTCGATACAGAAACTGAAGCAGAAAATTATGCGGCTGATAAATATAAAGAAGCTAATGTAATATCTGCAATTGTATTTTCTAATCATTAATAAATTAATAGTATGAAGGGTGGAAAACCTGGACTGAATGTCCGTCGTAAAGGTGCTCTTGCTCGCCTGGAAGCTACGTATGAAGCTTTCAAAAAAGCAGGTAAAGACAAGGAGAATCGGATTACGGGAAAGATTATTCCCTACGATCAGGAAATCGCACGCATGGAGCGTGAGATGGCAACACTCAAATCTCGAATCTATAACTAACAAGAAAGAAAATGTCAACGATTGGACAGGTAAGACGTATGCTTCGTATTCAGGCACTCGAAGCTGCAAAACGTGAGGATTATCGGACACGTACTCGTGTTCAGAAAATCTATATCAAGGATAAGATTACGAGGAATATCACTATAAAGGAGATTACTCATTTTCCTAAGAAGGAAGAGACTCCTGCAGAGGTAGAAACTCAGGTAACTGAATAAAATTACGTATACTTTCAGGCTTCAGTAAAAGATTTGGTGAATTTAGATGATTCCACTGCTGTACAGAATTTTTCTGTTAGGATAACATAAGGCAGCATAATTGATTCTAATACTTGCATCCTTGAGAGTTCGAACTGTATCAATGACCAAATAAGAGATACAGATTTTTAATAAAATATAGGCTGCAACCTATTTGGGACGCTAACGGATATTATTATGATGTTGTTGCAGTAAAACATATAGTAAGAAGGTTAGTGAAAAGATGTGAATAGCTCAGTTGGTAGAGCGGCAGGTTGTGCTGAGGGTCGCAGGTTCGAGTCCTGTTTCACATCCAAAATTAAAAATTAAAATTATGTTTTGGTTTATATATAAAATAACTCTCGTAGTTATTGTAATGATGATAATTGCAGTATACTTTAAAAATCGAGAACTTTTCAAGTCGCAAATTTTTAACTTATTTACGACAGGAGAATTTATTATCTTATTGACTCCCATTATCAATACACTTCTTATTATTTATGGTGTATATAGAGCCATTCAAATTACAACTAAAAATGGTAGGAAGTAAATATTGTGTAGAATATTATTTTTATAACGAGGATAATTTACCAGTTCAAAGTTTTGCTTTTGTTATTGCAACTTCTGATGAGGAAGCAATACAAAAAGCACAAAATTATTCTACAAGTAAAATAACAATTATATCTTGTACTAAATACGCTTAGGCATGGAAGATATTGAGACGAATGATATTGGGCAATCTTTAGTAGATGAATTTGTCGATGATAATGCTATTGAAGCTCAAGAAAAATAGCCTACGGACTTAAGAGGGTTAACACAAACCTAAACTATTATGGATAAACCCATAATTCAATTATAATAAGCCTATAATGAATTTGAGGGGAGTTAAGGCAATTCTGAATAATTAAAACCAGCCGTATCCTAACTTCAACATGGTCTGTCAGTTTAGTATTGAAGGAATAAGTTCTGTAATTATTTAGGGTGAACCATTTGAAGAAGTTGTAATTCTTCTACGATGACTTGTGTCGTATAATAAAAGAACAAGATCTATGTACAGTTGCATGGATTACTCCGTGAGATTCGGAGAGTTAAACTGCAGGTCAATAGAAGTGGTTAATCTATTGATGAGTCCTTTGTCTACTAAGGGAGTCCACTCGTTATAAGTTTAGAGGGAAGGAGTAGAATAACTTGAGTCGAGGCCATGAGTATTTAGTTAGCATGAGTTATATTATCCCAGATTAACAAATGTGTAAATACAAAAGGTACAGCAAGGATATCTCTAATTGAATAACTTTACTTCTAAATTCTGTAGTTTAGGTTTAGAGATCTTTTAATAGGGAAAGCCAGCTTATTATAACGAAATTAATACCACTGCAAGGGCATGCGTTACAGAGTGGTATTTTTAATAGAATGTGTTAAATATTATATAACTGATAACAATGGGAGTAGATGCTTAGTTCTACAAAAATCTCTATCTGATAAGCTTATGATCCTGCCAGTGATTAAGTAAAACAGAGATGCCTTGGCAGAGGCTGCAACGGCTAGCAGATCATAAGAGATCCTAGTATCGGGCGGAGGGAAGTTGCATACGTAAGTACCTCTAATTTTTTAAATCCTTCTGATCAAGCCTATGAGTAGATGAAGGTGCATAGTGACAGTAGGCTGCTTGATCTATGTTTAAGGTGGTTGACTAAGAGACGAATGCAGTAAAAGACTGGCCCGAGAAGGTCAGTAGAGTAGGGGCGGAGCCTACCGTAGTCACAATGAAAAACGAAAAGATTAAGTTGTCGCAAGGAAACTTACACTTAGTAGTTTATAAGAGCAAACAGACGTCAAGCAATGTACAGATTAAATGATGTTTGGGAAAATAGAAACTATTAGTAGCTGTAACTACGAATGTTTGATGTAGCAGTCAATTGCATATGAGAGGTCATATGATTGATAGCCAAATGAATATCTGCTCTTATTGATAAATATACCTGCACAAGTAATATCTAAGGGTTGCACACGGATGATATGAAGGTCGAAAAGAGTTGGTGCAATAAGCTCATAATTGGAACCGTCCAGTTGGTATGTTTATCACTTTTTACCTATAACACTTTAATCGGTGTTATAGGTCCTAGAAAATAATAGAGATAGGTGGCAAAGTCTGAAGATTCGAAAGAATATATGGCGACAGTACCTAGCTGTAGGGTTGTAACCATTGTGAGGTCACATTTTAGATGATCCAAACGTACAGTCTATCTCTTTTATTTTTTTAAGAAAATAATTATGGTAAAAATATGAAAAAGTTACTTATTGTACTTGCATTATGTGTATTTGCAGTATCTTGTTGTGAAGTAGACCACAACAATTCTCAAGAAAAGAAACCTACAAAAATCACTGCAACTTCTTTTAAAGTCTACAAAGAAAGTGGCGCTTTTGTTTGTGAATATTATGAATTCATGTATCATGGACATAAGTATATCACAAACTATGGAGAAAAGTTTTTACTTCATTCTCCTGAATGTTCTTGTCAGTATTAATCTATGGAGAATAAAGGTTTACGAGCTCTTGCAATATTTATTATAATAGGTTTTGTCTTTATAGTAAATTTTGCTTTTTTTGGAATTCAAGGTAGAATTACTGAAGACTGGACAGATAAGTTTACAAAAGAGATTAACTATCTTGAATATAAGGTAGATTCTTTAGAAAAGGTAGTTAATAGTAATCTTACACATCGTCGTGATACATTAATCATTGATGTACGCCCTCAAACAATCAAAATTTATCAACCTAATGGAAATAGTATTAATAATAATTCTAGTATTGCTAGTACTCCAAGATGACGATTAAACTATGTGGTTCTTTAGATTTGCAATTATTCTCTTAGAATTTTTATTTATTTTTTATTATACTGCAGTTGTTTTTCAACTGTTAGATGTATGGAAAATAACTAATCGTAAGATAACATGGAAGGCTATTATACCTTTCTATTACTTTATTAAGAGGTAGAAAATATATGGCGCCTCTATTTATAATTCTTGTAATCTGTTTATTGATATTATTAATAGATTGCTTTAAAAACAAAAGAAAACATTAATCACTTTATAAAATTATATGAATTTAAAAAAGATTATTGCTGTCTTCGTGGCAGTGTTCGCAGTTTTCTGCGTTGCGTTTCTCGGTAAGATTGGAGAGGATGTGAAGAACGAAACTATTGTGGTCAACCAGTACCCCCTTACGGGTAACATGGAGTATTGGACGACGCCTGGCTTCCACTGGCAGTGGTGGGGTAAGACGACGGTCTATTACAAGACTCAGCAGCTCTGGTTCGGATCTGACAACGATGCTGGTCAACAGATGGGAAGTCCTATTCCCGTGATCTTTAATGATGCGTCGGATGGTATGGTGTATGGTTCACTTCGAGTTAAACTCCCTACTGATCCGAAGTATTTGTCTCGTATCCAGACGGATTACAATGGTATGGATAGGCTTATTAACGACCTCGTTCGGCCTACTGTAACAAAGGTTATTTATGCGTCTGGTCCTCTGATGTCTGCATTTGAATCTTATGCTGAAAAGAAGAACGACCTTATTGAGTATATCACTGACCAGCTCAATAATGGTGTATACAAAACTTCTGTAAAGCGAGTTGAGATTCTGGATGCAATTTCAGGAGATAAAAAGCTGGTTAATATTGCAACTCTTATCCCCGATTCTCTCTCTGCTGGTGGATACAAACGTAGTGAATCTTCGCCGTTTGCCTACTATGGTTTAGAGATCGGTCAGGTAGCAGTTTCTAAAATTGACTATTCTGAAACAGTTAAGAAGCAGATTGCTCAGCAACAGAAAGCAAACATGGATATCCAGACTGCAAAGGCGCAAGCCGCTGCTGCTCAACAGGATGCAATTAAGGCAGAGGAGCTTGGTAAAGCTGCTGCTATGACTGCAAAGTGGGAGCAGGAAAAAGTAAAAGCAGTCGAGGTAACTAAGGCTCAACAGGCTTATGAAGTAGCATCACTTGCTGCTAAAGAAGCTATGGAAAATGCAAAGAAAGTGAAGGCTGAAGGTGATGCAGAAGCATTCCGTCAGGCAGCATTAGTACGTGCAGGTCTTAGTCCTAAGGAAAAGGCAGAGATTGAGATGCAAACGAAGATTGGTGTAGCTGAAGCTTTATCGAAGCTGGAACTTCCTAAAATTGTTATGGCTGGTGGAAACACTAGTAATGGCAATGCTGCCATGGATGCGATGGGACTTAAGATGGTATCGGATCTTGTAGATAAGATGTCGAATTAAGTTCTTTAAGGCTAGGGAGGAGCCTACGGCAATCCTCCCAACAAACAGAAGTAGTTCAATGGTAGAACGTAACACTGATAAGGTTAAAATAGGGGTTCGATTCCTCTCTTCTGTTCTAATTTAACAGTATAATGTTTAAGAATATGTTAAAGTTTAGAGGTAAACAACTTGCAAGTGGTGCAGTTGTAAATGAAAGGATGTACTATTATGTTCTTGATGCACTTGATAGTAATAAAGACATAACTCTTACTTCTATTCTTGGAGTTGAAGTGAGTCGGTGTAACGATTTAACTAAAGAACAGTTAGAACAAGTTTTTGATTACTTAGTTGAAAAGGAATTAGAATAAAAATATCATTCATTAAATAAAAAGAAACGATGGCAAAAATGAACATGAAGGCTATTACGATGGCTTTCAAAGAAGTTCTTCTCGATGAGGAGGGAAATCCTGTAAAGGATAATAAAGGTGAAACTGTTTATGTACGTGTGTTCCGAAAGGTTCGCCACAATGCAGCATACTTTCCCCGCACTTATCGCCGTTAGGCAGAAAATCCTACCTGCTTCACCAAAGGTGTAGTCCCTGTAATAGAACGTTACAGTTTTCTCTATTAAATATATGGAAAAACCATATATAAGAGAAGGAACCCATACTAAAACTATGAAGTTCTAAAAGGACGATAAACATTGCCTACATCTCTTTGATCGGAGGTGTAGGCTCTATTTTTTACCTATTTTCAAACGAATTCGTTAGGAGAAAGCAGAGCCTCTAATGCTTACGCAATAAGTATTATGCAGAAAACGCGACTAAAACTTGATTCCACAAGTGTTGAATTTTGTTGATTAAACGATACCAGATAGAGTGGCTCATACCCACAAACCTGAATTAAACTACATGATCGTAAAGTGTAGATTCTCCTGTAGGCATACAGGCTGTTATTGTTTACCCATTGGAAGGCGTGGGAATAGGTAGAGTTAAGGAGGAAGGTTAGTCTACTGGTGTATAGTAGTATAGAGAACATGGCCCAGTACTAGGCTGAATAATAGCCCATGTTAGCACACCTTAACTTTTTAATTATTAAATTTCTATTAAGTTATGGAAGAAGATTTTGATGGAAATCAAATATTAGGAGTAGGACTATTAATAGTAGCTGCACTTGCAGCAATAATTCTAGCTCTAATGTAATCACATAAGTACTAAGCGAAAGCCGAGCGATGAGGGTTCATCTTCCTAATACGCGTTAAAGCTCCCGAGAGGTATCAGAACTGAGAATCAGAGTATGTTAAGTCTCAAAACGAAGAACAGTACTTATTTTAGGGCCCTTAGCTCAATTGGTTAGAGCAACTGACTCATAATCAGTAGGTTATCAGTTCAAGTCTGGTAGGGCCCACTATATTAAAGTTATCTGAGGTAGAAGGAAAGTACCGCTCTGTACTGAACACGGACAGGTAGAAGGTGGAAGTGAATTCCTTAAATCTCTTAGGTGTTCAGCTGAGGTTTAAGAAGGTTCATGTGTAAGATAACTTTAATTTAAACTAGCTCGCCGTCTCACCTTTCATTGGAAAGATAGTGTACCGTATATTTAGTTCTAGTACATGAAGGAGACATACTTCGAGGATAATCTGGAGGTCGCGAACGAAAGATGAAAGTAAGATGTTAGATAGGGCCTGGTAATACAGGGGAACTGAGAGCGAGACTCAGGATGGACACAAAATTTTTAGTAAAATGATAACAAAAGAAGATATAATTCACTGGTTTGAAGCTCTCAAAAATAAATGTGATAAAGTAACAACAGGCAATTGTTCTCATGAAGTTAATTCGATTCGTTTCTTAGCATCTAATTGGGCGGATAAAATGAAGAAAGAGCAAGGAGAAACTATGTTTTATCATAATTTCATTGGTATATCTGAAGTTTGTGTTAAGATAACTTCTGGAAATCTTGCTCATCATATAGCAACGATTAAAAGAATGTGTACTCGAAATATAGAGTTCATTGAAAAGTATGGAATAGAAGAAATAAGTTAAGTATGAGTAGTTATTATCAAAAAATCAATACTCTCTATAAAAGAGATATGACAAAACCTAAGAAACCGATAATTCTTGGAGAATATTCGGAATCTGAGTTTGAAGTTCTTAAAGATCTTAAATGGGAAGCTACTGAAAAGATTGATGGAACTAATATGTCTTGTTGTTTTCATCCAGGTCTAAGAATGATTGAAATTCGAGGCAAAACTGAAAATGCAAGCATTCCCACTCACTTACATAAGCGAATGGAGGAATTGTTTCAGTTTGATCTCTTATATAAAGCTTTCGGAGTACAAACAGAAATAGGAGAAACTGTTTATCCTGAAAAAGTAGAAATCTTTGGAGAAGGGTATGGCCTAAAGATTCAGAAAGGTGGAAACTATATTAAAGATCATTGTGATTTCATTTTGTTTGATATAAGAATTCTTACATCTACAGGTGAATCTCTTTGGTTAACTCGAGAAGCATGTGAAGATATTGCTAAAAAGCTTAATCTTAAAATTGTTCCTTTAGTAGGTTATATGACTATTAAAGAAGCTGAGGATTTTGTAAAAGCAGGTTTCAAGTCTTTAATTGCAGAAAATAAAGACTATATTGCTGAGGGTCTTGTACTTAAAGCACCTTGTGGTCTATTAAATCGCAGAGGTAAGAGAATTATTACAAAGATTAAGTATTGCGATTATAAAGATCTTTAATATGAGAGCCCTCAACATTTTAGTACTATTAGCAATTGTATTGCTACTCTTTCTTTTAATAATTGTTTTAATAGGATATATAATGTTTAAAGCGTCTATTTGGTTAGGTGTTGGATATATTATGATTCTTATTGCAATTATTATATATCTTTTATACAAACAAATAGAAAAATACTAAACATATGACTGAAAAGAATAAAGTCTTTTTTGCAGCAGATGGTATTACTGCTACTTCTGCAAATCATCTCTGCAACATAGGTAAAGAATATGTTGCATCTGCTCACAGTCGTCTTGATAACATTCGATTTATCACTACAACTGTAGAAACATTAAGTGCAGACAACCGCATTACTCTCTCGCAAGGATTAAATTCTGCAGAAGTACTTTCTTTAAAAGAAGAGATCAGAAAAATTGCTGAAATCAATGCATTTATTGCATATATGCGAGAGGCAATTAAAGCAAAAGATGCTGAGCATCGTGCTGTAAAAGAGCTTTCTTTTAAGGATTGGTGCGAGCAGGAAAGTATTACTCTTCCTGAATATCCCGCTAGTCCTAAGTATCCTTCTTTTGAAGATATCTTAGGAGAGTTAGATATCAAGGAGCGTAATCGTTATTACACTCTTGGGGCAGAAGCTGCTATCATTGGTAAGCAGATTCATCCTCGTGGTGCTATTCATGAAGCACGTGAAAAGCTGTTTGATGCAATATCAAATCCTGCGTTAGTAGAAGATGATAAAGTTTATCGTCATGTTGCATCAGTAAAACAGGAAGAAGTTGAAGAACTTTACTTTGAGCTGCAAAAGCAACATCGTGCTGTTGAAGCAAGTCTCAATGCCATTAAAGGTTCTATTGATCAACGTGTTGCAGAAGAAACTGCAAAACTTGATACAGAAACTGCAGTTAAATTCAAGCAATATTCAAATGAAATAGAGCTTTTGAATAAGCAGTTTACAACCTGGAAAAATGAGGAAATAAGTAAAATTGGTAAACTTCGGATTATAATTCCGAATGAACTGAAAGATACTTATGATTTCTTAAGTTCTCTCTAATAGGTAGATAGATGCTATACTGTATTTTCATCAGTATACTCTATCTTTTACATAGGACTAAATCCTACAAGATATATTGTGTGTTATACGCGTGTTGCGGATAATACAAATATAGACAAACACTTGCTCTAGTAAAGCACATGCATGTTAAGCATTATTAGTATTGTACAAACTTGTGAAATACTTCAAATATAAATATAATTGACTTTGTTTTTAGCTTTGAGAAGTATTTCGTCATGGTCATTGTTTTTACTTTTGCCTCTGTTAGGATTTAGTCCTATGACTATTTCTTTATATACTTGCTGACTCCTGCGGTATAGAAAATGGGTAGTTTTCCTTCGACTATATGTAAGGGTATGTAACTCAGTGATACTTAAGACTGAGGGAGTTAAAACTAATCTTAAAAGTTTGGTAGATTGGCTATTAGATCCCCACAAGAAATAGCCCTCCGCGATGTTCAGGCAACTTCACGCGTATTTGAAGTATCCCTATCGTCTTTCCTAGGACATTAAACAAGGATCTTGAGCCTATCGAGAATACGGGGCAATTCGGTCGGTTTTTTCATGTTAGGTTCCGCAGAAATAAAGAACATGCTATGTAGTTTCCATCGTGAAATAATAGCCGCGGTTAGTGTTTTCACACTAATCTCCGTTATAATTAGAGTAGGGACACTCTAGACTACAAGCTTGGAGTTCCACAAGTTTAAAAAAGAATCCTACTAGGGAGGTGATGGTTAATTCCTCCCTGCTCGGGGCTGCTAGGTATTTGATCCTAATGTCAAGTAATATCAATCGTGTCGAGTTTGATTCATACTCGTAAAACAGATTCAAACAATAAATGCAAATAACATTTTTTCGCGCATTATCAACAAGGTTGAGACGGCGCTGTTTGGCGACATTGAAGGAGTAGCTTTAATAGCTGCGTAAATCAATGGGAGGTTCGTCACTCTTAAACTGGCGAGAACAACACTTCCTTTCAAGGTTTGGCTTCGTTCCTTAAAAATGAGCTGGTGGATGGGTCACCTTCGGGTACCCCTATTGGGTAGTTCCAATTAAAACAAAACTAACACACGTAATAAGTTGATATTAGGAGAATTAGGAGACACGCGTTCGATTCGCGTCAGCTCCACTATTTAATACTCAGCTACTTAGGTGGCTGAGTATTTTTTAAAATTGAAATTTATGAGTAGTAAATTAAAGACATTTCAATATCATAACGTACATCTATACAATCTAAAACAATATAGAATAGCTTTAGAAGTTGGAGTATATAATTCTAGGGAAGGTTTTCTAAGTGTATTAGGAAGTAATCAACGTTTAGCTTGGGAATTTAAAAAATGGTTACCTATACATAAAGAAGATTTTATTCCATATTCTATGAATTATCGATATGGGCATGTAATAGTATATAGTGATATGTGTATACAAATAGTTTATAGAATATGGGTAAGATAGTTCAAATTATAGATTCTTTCTATGATGAACGATTGTCATTTAGAATTTGTGAGGTCGTAGGAACTTACAATAATCCTTTTGCACCTCCAAGTAGACTTATAGTTGGAAGTAATAAATTTTTGTCTTGGGAATTTGATGAGTGGCTTCCAGAAGTTAAGGATTTTGTTAACCTAGAGAAAAAATCATTAAGATATGGAAGAGTACTTGTTGTAGGGGATGAATATGAGATTACAAAATATCGTATATGGATAAAATAGTACAGATTAAATATGCCCGTGGATTACGGTATGCAAAAAACAAGATATGCTTGATATTAGGTATAGATGAAGGGGGAAGTGTTATTTTGGCTCGAAGTTCTAGTTTAAATTGGAGAATTACTAAAGATTTATTACTTCATCTTGTTATTGAGTGTAATTTTACTTTTAGAGAATTACAAAAATTAAATCTTTTTAGCGGAAGGTATTTAGAGCCATGTGATACTATCTATCATATAAAATATCGTATATGGATAAGTTAACTTCTTATGACATTTGTACAAAATATGGATGTCTTTCTCGGATATTTACTTTAATTGCATATTTTATTATGTTATTTATAGTAATTTTATTACTTAATATTATATTATAATGAAAACTTCTGATTACACTATATATTCTATAATAGTTGTACTATTTTGGATTGTATTGCGTGCTGTAATTATAGCATTAATTCTTTATTTTTCTTGGAGTGCAATTATTCCTAATGTATTTCCTACAGAAGCAATTATTTATACTATTTCTCCAAGTCTTTGTTTTAAGATTGGATTACTTTTAAGTATTATTAAGAAATTATAATGTTAAGAAAACTTAGCATAATTTTCATTAGATTAGCTCCTGTACTTCTTGCAATTAAGATTTTAATATTGTTACTAGCTGAATATTTTGTAGTTAGTTCTTTGTTGATTGGGTTGGTCAGTTCAATTACTGATCTTTTAATTGCAATTGGATTACTTATTCTCTCACTACATTTAAGTTTTGTATCTATCATAGACTGATAATATATTATGTCTTTGTAAGTTACATTAGTTATATCGTTAGTATATTATTTGGATTTTCCTTAACAAATGTAATATTCGTATCTTTATTTCTATGTCTAACTATTATTATTATATTTTTAGTAGTTTATACATATTTAAGATATGGAGATAGAAAACAATGATAAATTGGAAATGTAATTCTTGCGATGGAATTTATGAATCGTTAGATATTCGATTTACTAAAGCTTGTGATAACAATTGTTCTTTCTGCATTGAAAAATCTGGAATTAGTTCATTAGGAAAAACAGATGTAGCTGCTTTAGCTAGATCTGTTCTTGACAGTGGTTTTAAAAATATACTTATAGTAGGTGGAGAACCTTTACTAGATTTACAAAAGTTATATCGCTTTGTACATTTAGTTCGAACATATACTAAAGTAAAGAAAATTTATATTACAACTTCTTTACCTATAAGTGTAGATACAAATCTTGATACAAAAAATCTATTAATGGATATTATAGAATTAATTGATGGATTAAATGTATCACTTCAACATTATGATTCTAGAATTAATAATGTAGTATTACACGCTTCTTCAAAACATGATAGACTTGAAACTTTATCTATGTTAACGCACATAAATCCTGAAATTCGGAATAAAATTCGTGTTAATCTTAATTTAGTTCAAGGATATATTGATAATAAACTACAAGTTCTTACAGCAATAAGACTATTATCAAATGTATATCATGTTAAAACAATCAAGCTAAACGAATTACAAAATAGTGATAAGTATGTATCTTTTGAAAATATATTCCTAGATTGTGAGTTATCATCTCCTTATGCTCATGGCTGTCAAACAGATATTACACATTATTTTGATTCTTTAAGTTTAATGCACGATATACAAATTCTCCTTAAAAGAAGTTGTTTTCTTGTTGAACCCTCTAAAACAGCTACTTTTTCTGATTTAGTTAAAGTAGTTGGTAAACGAATTAAGAATGAAAAACATAAGTTTGGAGTTCTATATGAGAATGGAAAATTAGAAAGTCATTGGTTAACAAATGAAGAAATTAATAACAAAACTCGCTAGAGCAATCTCTCGGAGTAGAGGCTGTCATGAAATCGAGACAGGTTGTCACTAAGTAACAATATACTCTCGTCGTTCAAGGCATAGGACGCAAAACTACGGATTTTGTAATAGAGGTTGGATTCCTCTCGAGAGTGCAGACGTTTAATTTTTACACACTATGCATTATAAACTTGTAATTTTCGAAAATCACACTAAATCTACTAGCTTAGACATCACTCCTGAACAAGCTAGACAAATCTTAGGAGTAACAGACTATACTCCTGAACAGTATGAAATACTGGCAGAAATAACCAATCGTCCTGCATCCTACTTTATGGATGATTTAGTCGATTATTATGTAGACTTCTAATAAAAATATGGATCTTAAAGAACATATTGTAGGAGAAGTTGAAGGATATCCTGTAATCTACATTGAAGAAAAAGATACAATTTTCTGTAAGAACACTGCTGTAAAATATTCTTTATTAAAAAGATTATATGATAGTCCTTTCTCAAGAGAAAAAATTGAGGAAAAATCTCTTACTATAACAAAAGAAGAACATTTTGTTACATTTGGTTGTTTAACTACAACTAAAGAATATTGTCAAACTGTAATAAAAAATATAAATAAAATTAAAAATGGGAAATCCTGTAGGAGTTAAAAGCGTAATGCGAAGTACTGTTTCTAAGTATGAGCAGGAGCAAAAAGAGAAATTTATTCAGGTAATGTCTGATCCTCGTATGCGTTATTCGGACGCTTTAAATTTTGTTGAAAACGAGATTAAGCAGTCGAAGCGTATGGGTACATTCAATCATAAGATCTTGTGTTTTATGAATGATGGAGTTTATCAGCTGAATCGTGCAATCCAGGAAGTTTTTGGAATTGTATCAGCAGCTAAAAACGATAATCCTTCAGGAGGTGATGATACTGTTAATACGATTGAAGTTATCCTTGCTGATGGACGTCGTGTTAAAGTTCCGTATGGAGATATTGAACTTGCGGATTTAGGAGAGGGAAGTGTTATTTCTATCTCTTATAATGGTAATGACCATCATCTCTATATCAAAGGTAAGTGTCAGTTCAGGTTTACTACTCTGATGGATGACATTATTGATCGGACAAAAGAACTTCTTGCAACTGATTCTATTTATAAGAGTCAGGCATTAGAGATCTCTGATCTCAACAATCCCCTCGTCATGGATCTGTCAAATATTGATCGTGAAATGATGGTTCTTTCCGAAGATACAGCTCTCGGATTACGTCCTCTTAAATCTCGTATTAAGTATCCTGAAAAGTGTACTGAGCGAGGAATTCCTCTGAAGTATGGTGCATTGTTTGAAGGTCCTTATGGAACTGGTAAAACTCTGCTTGCCTTTAAGCTTATTCAGGAAGCTATTCAGAATAACTGGGTAAGTGTATATCTGAAAGATCCTACATTACTTGCTGAGACTATTCGTCTTTGTAAAGTAATCGACGGAACTGGTCATGGAGTTGTTATCTTCGTTGAGGATATTGACCAAGTAACTCGTGGCAAACGAGATGCTGCTATGCAGGATATTCTGAATACTCTTGATGGTGGTGATACTAAGGGTATGAATGTAATTACTCTGTTTACTACTAACCATCTTGAGCTTATTGAGCCGACCTTCTTGCGTGGTAAGCGTATTGGTAAGGTTATCTCTTTAGGTGCTTTGGATGAAGCTACTGCTAAAGAGTTCATTGAACGTTCTTTTGTAGGAGATTATACTCTTCAGGGAGATTTCTCTGCAGTATGTAAGCAGATCCGAGATTCGAACATTGCTCCTGCATTCATGGCTGAGATTGTAGAATCTGTAAAGAGTGATATGATCTTTATGGATGATACTAAGGTTGTATTACCTCAGTATATTAAAGTAGCAGTTGAATCTTATCTGCGTCAAGTAGGTCTTGCTCAGAAGAAAGATATGACTGAAACTCCTGAAGTTAAATTTGCTGAATCAATTCGCGAAATTACTGGTATTGATCGCGTTGAGAAGAAAGTAGATGAACTTATTGAAATGCAAGACTAAGTGCTATGGAGAGCATATGCTCTCCTATGACACCTTTATTCTACCTTCACGTGGTGGTGTTGTAAGTAGATAGATATCGAAACCAAAGAATAAATAAAATGTAAATTATTTTAAAACAACTATGATAGTACAGTATTTTGACGTAATTCACTGTAAAACTCAGGAACAGGTAACGGCAGTAATTAACAAACTTCATTCTGAACAAGGACTTACTTGGATGCACGATGATGAAAATCCTCTTATCGAAAACCCTGCAGATTTTGAAATAGAACAGAAGTTCTTTAAAAATATTAATGAAGAAGAAAAGGAGGAGTTTTATATTGTAACAGTGAAGTTTCCTGAATTAGATAAGTGTATTGTTCACATATCTCGAAAGGAACATAATACAGAAACAATGCGAGCTGCTCTTGCAGAAACTGATGAAGAAGAAAGTTCTGCAGAAACTGTTTTCTATGAAGCTGAAGAATTTCTTGGGAGTTTTATAGGAAGCGATCTCTTTGGAGTATTTTCTATAGACTACGAAGTCTATGATACTGAAGATAATCATATCTGTAGTATTAAGAACAAAAAGGAACTTTCTGAAATTTATAACAAAGCTATAGAAGAAGGAACTACATTTGTTGTCTACGTGGGTAGTGAAAAAGTAGAAATCAATTCTGAGCATAATATTGATTATTATGATGAAAAAATTGCATTCTAATCGAGAATTCTGAGATCAATTAAAGGAAAATGATAAAGTATTAGTAAAATCTAAAGACTGGTATGATAAAAACGCTGTTGAGGAAATTACAGGTTTAAATGTTCCTATAGGTCCTAAATTTGTTTCAGCAATGACTGAAGACTGTAATAAATTCTTAACAGTTTCTGGTGTTATAGGTTGGTATGGCAGAGAAGACTTGCACTTTGAAATTAAACATAACTGGTATACATACTCAAGTCTTTTTGTTCATAAGCTAATTATTCGTAACTATAGAATTTTATTGTAATAATTTTTTAAAAATAAGTGTATAAATATTTGGATATATTAACTTTTGTCCTTATATTTGTACACTTTTCTGATGAAATCAGACTGATTGCCCTGTCGTTTAATAGGCTAAGACGTTGCCCTTTGGAGGCAAAGTTCCAGGATCGTACCCTGGTGGGGCAACTAAATTTTAAATATATGAAAGAGTGGTGGTATAAAATTAGGAACTTCTTTAGAAATCTCTATATTTATAGAAAAATATTATCAGCAGATTATCAATTTGATTATGGGTATCTTCTTGATTTAGAAAAGTTTAAGTTACAGTTAATGCTTAAATCTTTTAAAGATGAATCTCATACAGATCACACTAACGATATTCGTTGGATATCTATATGTATTAAACTTATTGATATTATTCAAGAAGAAAATTCTGCTTTAGAAGTTGTTGAAATGGAAATGAGTAAACCTCAATTCAAACTTGTTAAATATGTAAATATTAATAATGCATTTCGGTTCGGAATTGAATATCTTGATCGATATGATGGACTTCAAGTATATCGAAGAGAATTATTAAGGCAACAAAAGGCTCTTTACTTATATAATAAAATTAGATATAACTATATGTTAGAATGGTGGGATTAATAAATAAGATATATGATAATACGCTCAGAATATTTTCATAAACATGGACTAAAAATTAGAGATAAAATAGTAATTGCAAGTAAGGAGGTCTTAAAAGATAATAAAACTGTACACCCCTTTGTAGTTAACGAAATGCTAAAATATGCGGATCAAATTCATACTTTAAAGTATGAACCCAAGGATGTAGTTTATCTTGCAAATACTCAAAACTGGGTATGGGGTCCAACCTTTTTCAGAAATTTAATTATTCGCAATTATAGACTTCTATTAGAAAATTAATTATTCAAGATTTTTTAATGTTTGATTAAAAAGATTTATTTTCTTAGTGAGAAGAAATATATACAAATATGTAAGGAAGGGAATAGTTGTTTCTCTGAGAAGCAATTGCCTTGTTGTTTTCAATATAGTTCAGATTGTTCTTTTTATCCTTGTCCAAGTAGAGTATATATACGTATTAAATATAGAATAACTTTATAAATAATGGTCTTATAGGGTAGTGGTTATCCTTCCAGCTTGTCACGCTGGAGACACGAGTTCGATTCTCGTTAAGACCGCGAAGTTCTTAATTATTAGCTGCAAATATACCCTATTTGGGAGAGCTTGTTATTCGTGTGTAAAGACGTTTGCTGTAAGCACGATTAAGAACTTTATTTTAATGGCCCCTTAGTTTATTTGGAAAAATGTCAGTTTTGTAACCTGAGGAGAACGGATCGTAACCGTTAGGGGCCTCTATTATTGGGGGGGGGGTATGTAAATACTCTCTCACAATATTAACTTTTAAAATTATTAAACATGTTTAATTCAAAAGGTACAACATCTACAGATCTGTCGAAGAAAGTAGACAATGTTTTAAATGCTTTTAAAACAGCAATTGATGGACTTAATGCAGTTAATACTCAGGCAAAAGAAGGTATTGCTGCTAAAGAAGAGGAAATTAAAGCTGCTCAAACTGAGAAAGAAGCACTTGAGACAATCTGCAAAAAGAATGAAAGTGTTCTTGCAAAATTAACTGCTATCCTTGAATAAAGGATAGTTTTCGAGTATGGGGTGTGGAAGTAGCACGAGAAATTTGGGATTTCTAGGGGATTGAGCGTTACAATCATACTCGACTAATAATTAATTATATTTATGGAAGATTTTATTGAAGATCCCAATCCGTTCTGTATTCAAATTGTAGAAGGTTATATAATTCAAACTACTCCTTCAGATAGTGAGTCTTGTTTAGCTCCTGATCAATTTGGCAATTATTGCATATGTCGATCTCGAGGAGATAACCCAGCAAAAATAGTGTGTTGTTTTATTTGTGAGAATTATTCAGAGTATAGTAATTATATAATACAGACTCAAATTAAATACAGAATTTATGTAAATAGTAAATAGAGAGTTAGCTAAGTGGTTCACAGCACCTGATTTACATTCAGGAGATCGAGAGTTCGACTCTCTCACTCTCTACTAATAACTAATATGTATAAGATGATAACACTAGATCATGTAAACAAAAATTCTGGAAACTTTCTTCCAACACTTTGGTTAGTAGATAAATATAAACAATATCCAAATTGTATATCAGTAATCTGTAATCTTGAACAAAAGAAGTTAAATGAAAATAAGTTCTTAAAGAAGTTTAAAGAAAAGTTTACTAACTTTTGTATATGGGAAGATAATGTAATTGGAGTCAAACCTGAAGTTTCTGAAGAGGTACTTGAAGAATTAGATCGTCCATTTTATGTAAGTCAACCTACTGCCTTACAGTTTAGTGGAATTTGTGAAGAGTATAGATGCGCTTTGAATTATTATTCTTCTAGAATGTTAATTTATTTTTGTGATAAAGCTCTTATAGGTAACTTTATAGAGGATATTAAATCTTTATTTGAAGAATGTTCAGAAAAAGTAGTTTCTACAACAAAAGTTAACTTAATTACTTTTGATGGTCAGGATTATGGTTTAACTGAATGTAAGATTAGAGATGTTAATGTTGACCTTGATAAACACTATAATGATGATTTCAAACCTGTTTATAAAGATATTTCTGACTTCTTAAATAGTCCAAAATCTGGTTTAGTTATTCTTCATGGAACTCAAGGTACTGGTAAAACCTATATGATTCGTCACTTAGTTAATAATTTTGATAAGCAATTTATTATTATTAATAACTCTATGATGAATAGCTTATCTGATCCTGTATTCTTAAACTTTATTCTTGATCATAAGAATTCAGTAATTATTCTTGAGGATTGTGAACAGCTTCTTAAAGATCGTTCTGAAAATGTATTTACAAATGGTATTAGTAATATTCTTAATATGACTGATGGCCTGTATTCGGATATTTTAAATATTAAGTTTATTGCTACGTTTAATAGTCCTGATACAAGTATTGATAAAGCATTGATGCGAAAGGGTCGACTTGCTGCAAAATACAAGTTTGATGAACTCTCTTTAGAGAAGACTAATAGAATACTTAAGGAATTAGGTAAACCTGAGGCAAGTAAAGGTATGACTCTTGCAGATATTTATAATCTTGATGTTCAGTCTTATGAACATAAGACTAGACGTAAAATTGGATTCTAATGATGTTTTGGATATTTATTTATTGGTTACTTTGTGCGTTTATTGTTATTGGAACAGATGATGGAGAACCATGGACTGTTGGAGATAAATGGTACATAGTATTTGCAGGATTTTATGTTCCTATAATAATTGGCCTATTTATAGGTAGTTACATTAAAGAAACTGGATTTTTTGATAAAAAACATCCATGGGAACATTAATCTATATGTTGTCCGTAGCTTAGTTGATTAAAGCGCAAGTTTGTGGCACTTGAGATCGGGAGTTTGAATCTCCTCGGACACCTAAAAGTATTCTTTAAACATACGAATCTGGACAAATGGTTAGACCTTATCTTATAAACCCCAAACTATAAGAATTAAGAAGTATTTCTCTCGAAATTAGGTAGATCCAGCTTCCTAGAGAGATAGAAGAATACTTACGATATAGTAGATTAGTTAAAATAATAATAACTTCTACTAAATACCTACATGGCGCAATTGGTTAGCGTACTTCTCTGATAAGGAAGCGGTTGAAGGTTCAAGTCCTTCTGTAGGTACTAAAAGAGAAAATTATGAAAGAATATAAGATTTGGAAATTTATACCAGGAAAATATCTACAAACAGTAACTGTTAGTCTTGAAGAGGAATATCCTTGTAAACAAAAAAGATGTGGATATTCTTGTTTAGGAGATAAAACAGAATATGTATGTTTTGTTAAAGCAAATCTCTCTTTTGAAGAACGTGAAAATTTAAAATGTACAGCTTCAGGGAACAAAGAACATAAAAACTTTATACATATTAGACTTTTACATAGAATTTTTATAGATGAATAATTATAAAGAGGAGTGTAATCCTTAGGCAGAGCTTATAATATAATCGGTTAGTATCCTACACTTTTAATGTAGTTGTCAGGGTTCGAGTCCCTGTAGGCTCACACAATTTTTAAGTCAGAATTACAAATGATAAAACGTTTTGAAAATAAGTATATACAATCTATAAGAAGAGGTTATTCATGTCATATTACTCCTAATAAAAAATGTTATGGATTTGAATATCATCATAATTCAAATGGATGTGAGATTTTTAATGAGAAATTTGGAGGATGTAGTAACAGACGTTATAATATGATTAAATATAGGATCTATGCAGATTAAATATTTTCCTGAAATAAAGTGTTGTATACAAGCAGTTAGATCTCTAAAACGAAACTATTGTAGTAATAATCAATGCTATAAGTCAACCAATTATTGTATTTTGTTTTTACCTGCTTTCAATAAAAGTTGTCTTAAATATTATTTTTGGAGAGTTTCTTATCGTGTATTCTTAGAAGCTTCTTATGATAGAATATAAAATATAATTGGAATGTGGCTGAGTGGTTGAAGCACCAAACTGTTAATTTGGGTTACGTGGGTTCGAGCCCCACCGTTCCAGCTAATATTAAACTTATGTAACAGATAAATACTTATGCAGAACTTAGAAAACTTAAACTAAATAAGTTATTCAAACATCCAACTTATAATATATATCAAGTTATTAAAAATAGAAATGCAGGATTTTGTCAGGGTGGATCTAGTAATATTAACCAGTGTGGTTTTATGTATCGTACTAGTTTTAATAAGCCATTTTGTTATAGAGCATGTGTACAAGGAAAACAATATTTCTGGTATATAAAAATCAAATATAGAATTAGACTAGATGATAAATAATTTGCTACAAATTTATTAACTTTTTGTGTTAAAATACGGAGGATTGAGCCAAGTTGGACTAATGGCAGCACTCTTGAAAAGTGTAGGTCGCTTAAAACGGCGTGGGGGTTCGAGTCCCTCATCCTCCGCAATAAATATATGAAAACAGTAGAAGATCTTACAGAACTTAACAAAATCAAGTTAAATCAACTATTTAAATATATAAATAACTATATATTCCAGGCTATTCGAAGTAAAAAACATTTCTATTGTTTTGATAATAAGAAGAATATTGGATGTAATTTATATAAGATTGGTCGTAGATGTGGCTTAGTTTGTATAAAATCTAAAGAAGAAAATTTCTGGTATATAAGAATCATATATAGAATTAGACTAGATGAGTAGAGATATTGTATTAAAATATTGGAAAATAATTAGATATAAAACTTTAATTATTCAATGTGTACCTGAAGGAACACCTATAAAAAGATTTTGTTATGAATCTTCTGTTGGAAAGCCATGTGCTTTTACAGGAAAGGCTTGTAGTGATTTTAAATGTGTAGATAGAGCAGATGGTCTTCGAGTTAGGTATATTAAAATAGATCATAGAGTTTATGTCAGCAAAACATAGAGTTTCTCAAATAATTCTATTATTTGGTTATAGATATCGATTACATCAGGTTATTCTAGGTATACAAGGAGAATCATCGTGTTCTATGAGTGTTATTAAAGGTAAATCTTGTATATTTCGTGAGTATAATAGAATAAATGGTAAGACATGTTGTGTCGATATTGCATGTACTCCTTTAGAACGAAAAGATGATATTAGAGTACGTTATATTAAATTAGACTATCGAATTTATTTGTTTAAATAAGCACTCTTGATGTAACTGGTAACATGACAGTCTCCAAAACTGTTCTTTGGGGTTCGAATCCTTAAGAGTGTGCTTATATATAATTAGGGCTGTTAGTATAGTGGCTATTACATCTGGTTTGCAACCAGAAAACAGGGTTTCGATTACCCTACGGTCCACAATCTTCTGTAGATTAGGATTCTATACAGAAAGAGTACTGTAATCTGTTAAGAGCTTATAAATCAGACGTTAAAGAAAAAAGTTTTCGGGGCTGAAGAGCCCTGCTATGAATCTAATCCTAGTAGAAATACTAGGATTTTTGGAACTGCGGTGTGCTAGGTGCGCTCGCTGGACTGAAAATCCAGAGGTAAATGTTCGACTCATTTCAGTTCCGCACTATCGTCTTCCTTATTAAGTTTGGTAACACGTGCACTGCCTGTAAATCTTAATAATAGATATGCTTAGTACTTGTTTTTATTAATGGATGTATTAGCTCAGTGGTAGAGCTCTGGCAAGGAGTGCTAGAAGTCATAGGTTCGAATCCTATATGCATCCCTTAAATCAAAAAATTATGATTATACCTCCAAATTTTTTAGTTAAAACTATTCCACTATATAGTGGAGGAGATGTATCTACTCCACATGTAGTAATAAATTATCTTACAAGAATTCTATTTTTTATTCTTTTAAAATTTCCTCCGAATTGGAAATTGATAAAAGTTAAAGAAATAAAAGATAGGATTTTTATTAAAAATCTTGATCATAAGATGACTATGGGTCTTATGGAAGCAAAAAAAATTGTAGATGACTTAACTATACAATATGATATGAATAATATCTATAGAATACGATTGGTAGAATAGCCAAGTTGATAAGGCAGTGGTCTGCAACACCACGATCGCAGGTTTGAGTCCTGCTTCTACCTCTAAGCGAGTTGGAGAAGATGGTTACCTCGAGAGTTTCATAAGCTCTAGACCTCGGTTCAAATCCGAGACTCGCTACACAAAATTTTAAAGTTATGAGAAATATATTTAACGTACTTATATGGAATTTTAATACACAAACAATAGAAGAATATAATGTTATTCCATATTTTGTAAGAGAATGGAAAGAAGAAAAAGATAAATCTAAATTTAAGTCTTTTGATGATATTAAAGAATTTGTTAGAAGTAAATCTTTATATCAATTCTGGTCTCGATGTGAATATGAAATGATTGTTAAAGGATGGCCTGTAACTAAAAGAGAAATTAAATTAGATGTACATGAACAAATCATGATGAATCTTGATTTAGTTACACAAGTTTTTATAAATACTATTGGATGGAAAGTAAAGTAAAGGATATTTTGTTACTTTTAGAACAAAATGGATGATCTGATCTTATCGATAGTCGATGGGAACAACAGGTTAGAGAGGAAATATTAACAGCTTATCCTGATATTGATATAGATACTTTAGATAAGGTATTAGAAATTGTATTAATTTAATTAGGATTACAAGTGAAAATAATTGTAAGTCCAGTTGACTATAATCACGATGAAACTGCAATTATATTTTACTGTAGAGCAAAAGATCGTGAGGATTATATGCGAGTATATGGTATTTTTGATACAGAACAATTTGAAATTATTGAATCAAGAATTACCGATATAACTATTTTTAGAAAAATGGTTGAAAAACTTAACGATTTTGGATTTGAAAATGAAAAATATAAAGAAAATAATCCTAATTTTGATATTAACATTGTTAAGCTCATGTGCAACAACAAAGTTTAACTTAATGATTGGTCCTACAGGTGAAGAACAGAAAACATATATAGAAAACATAAAACAATATAAATAATGATAACTATTATTTTTATTTTATTTTATTTACTTCCTATATTTTTAATTCATATCATTGGATTATATTTTTGGAAGAAGCGCACTGATTGTGGGAAAACAATAGGAGATATGTATGAATATTATGATGCAGCTGATGGAAATCCTTTAGTAATTTTTACTTGGGTTCCTCTCGCTAATATTTTTATATTATTAGCAGGACTTATTATATTTTTTATAAATTTAATGAGTAATATAAAAATTCGATAGGATGTATACTTTTTTTGTTATTATTTTATGTTATATTATTCCTGTATTTATTAATGCTTTTCTTTTTGTTTTTGCTTATAAAGTAAGTCATAAAGAAAAGATTGCTATTGGAAAAATATTTGAATATTGGAATGATAAGTTTAGGGATAGTGATGGTGATAGTAGTCTTTGTCTATTTCTTTTTATTCCTGGAATGAATATACTATTTATACTCTATACCTTTTTCTTATCATTGTATAACATATTTAAAAATATAGAAGTCTAATGTTTACTTTTATTACAGGTCTAATTGCAGTTTTGGTATGTGGAGCTCTTATAGGATATGAACGACAATTTAAATCTAAAATAATTGGAATTAGAACCTGTATATTAATTATGTTAGGTTCTTTTGTTTTTACATATATCTCAATTAAAATAGGTGGAGATCCGTCTAGAGTTGCTGCACAAATTGCTTCTGGTGTTGGTTTTATTGGCGCAGGTATAATATTTAAGAATGGAATTGATGATATTCGGCATTTAACTACAGCTGTATTAGTTTGGGTATTAGCGGCTTTAGGTAGTTTAATTTCTCTTGGATATTTATTTGAATCGTTAATGATAACTGGAATAATCTATATAATCCTTAAAATAAAAATACTAAAATGAACAAAATTGAAAAGCTGTACAGGTCTATGTATGAAAATGAATTACGTAAACTAAGAAAATGTGCAGAATCTGTTCAAAAACCTTCTCAATATGTTGTATTTAAAGCATGGAGTAAGGAAGTAATGGCTTACTTGTTTTTTAAAATAGATCGTTTAGATTATATTTGGGAATGGGAATATAAGGATAAAATTGCAATGTTTATTCAGGATTGTCAAGAAATTGCTTTGCGAAAAGTAGAACTTAGTTCTAAATGACAGAAGAAAGAAAACTTTGGTTATCAATATGTAATAATGATTTAAAGAAATTAGAAGCTTGTGCTGAATCTATTCAAACTGAAATTCAAAGAAATGTGTTTTGAATTGGAGCGAAAAGGTAAAGTGGAATATTATCTTTAAATTAGATAAAGCTACTCGTTGGGGGCATAGTCCTCATAGAAGAGAAATTTCTTATATTATTTCTGTATATCAACAAAGAGTTAGAGAAATGATGCTAGAATAAATATTAATGGTTTGCGTCGTTGGTGTTAGTGATAGCATATTAGACTTCCAATCTAAAGGGGAGAGTTTGAATCTCTTACGACGCTCTAAAGTGAATAATGAATATTGATGAAAACTATTAAAGAACTTTCAGATAGACAAATTAAACTTGCGTGAATTAGTAGTAAAAGTTTATATGAAATTTGTAAAAAATTAGAAATTCACGATAATACTTATAATAGAAAATATTTAAGAGTTTGAGGAGTTAAGGAAGGACTAAAAATTCCTGTTTTACACGATTTACTAAAACAGATTATATAAAAAATCCTAAATTGTGTAAAAAATGTAAAAAACCTATTCCTTGAAATCAAAGAGAAAATAACTTCTGTTCTCACTCTTGTGCAACTAGTTATACAAATATAAAAAGAGGTGCTATAACTAGTGGTAAATATGTCAAAAATGCAACTAGTAAATGCTTAAATTGTGGAAAGGAAATTTTTGCAAGAAATAAATATTGTAGTATTATTTGTCAAGTTGAATTTAAATATAAGGAGTATATTCAAAGGTGGAAAGACGGGAAAGAAACAGGAATGTCTGGTACAGATGGTCTTTCAAATCATATAAGAAAATATTTATTAGATAAGACTAATTATACTTGTGAAATTCCAGGGTGTGGATGCAATTTTATTAATCCTTATACTGGATTATCTATTTTGCAAATTCATCATATAGATGGAGATGCAACTAATAATAAAGAGCAAAATCTTCAGGTTTTATGTCCTAATCATCATGCTATGACAGAACATTTTGGCTCCAGAAATAAAAATAGTACTAGAAAGTATCGTTATAAAAAGTAATTACCCACTCTAATAAATTTTAAAAACATGAAATCCTTATCTAAAATTTTTAATGCAATATATTTGTGTATAAGATTTCCATTCTTATATCCAAGAAATAGATTTTCAGATAAACATACAGTTTATATAAGATGGATGTCTAATTTAGTATACAAATACTATAGTAAGTCTTATTATGATATCAGTTTAGCTTATAAGTTTTATAAAGATCCTCAAGAATGTACTACTATTACAAAGCAAGTAATCTTCAAGGATAAATACAATTTTAAAGCAAGGCTTATACGTAATAATACTATTTTAAGATTTTATAGTGATATATTGAAAGAACCTTATGATTTTAATATACAAAAGTATGTGGGTGATAATTTTAAGATTTCAGGAATTACTGTAAGTAAATCAACCTTCAATAATATACCTGTTTTATATTATCATATACATAAAAAGGAAGTTACTAATACTAATTATGGATTTAGTTATAAGAAGTTAGAATTTGTAGCTGATACCAAAAGTGTCAAGATCTATACTATTCTAAACTATATTTACGAAAATATAATTCCTAAAATTTGTTTTATTCCAACTTATACAGAACTTAATAGTATGCCAATTGGTTGGAGAAAAGCATTTGGCATTCAAATGTGTAAAGAAATAAAACAAGCTCTTAAAAAGCATAATTATTTATATAATTATAGAATTATGCAGATTAAAGAGAAGTACGGTTCTCTTCGTTGGTATGATGCAGGAGCTCCAGAAGAAATACAGACTATAATTAATAAGTATGAAGATATTTCTTATCATACATGTATAAGTTGTGGAAAACCTGCTAAATATTTAAGTACAGGGTGGATATGTCCTTATTGTGAAAAATGTGCTCCAAGGGGCAGTAAGTTAATGAAATAATGACTTTTAAAGAATTTTGTAAAGAACTATTAGAGGAGTATGGATATATAATATTTCAATATGATAGTGTTATTTCTTTTACTCAAACTTTTCCTGATACAACTTGCGGATTAGGTGGGATAGGAGGACAGGCATTTACTGATGCTCAAATATTTATATTTGTTAATCAAAGTGATAGAAATGCTATTGTAATTGGTCCTGCATGGAGTTATTACATAGAAGGTATTACTGAAAAATTTTCAGTAGATTGTTGTAATCATCATATAGCTGGAATTAATAATATTGCAAGAATTAAAAAATATGGTGACATTAAAGAAATTAAAAGAGCTTAAGCAAATTAAGCGAGATAATAAGGTAATTTATAATTTGTTAAATACTATCATTGGAGAGTGTGAACAGATTAGTAAAGATCCTTCTTGTAGTCAGGTTATGGATGTTATACAGAAAATGTATAAAGATAATAAACAGACTATTAGTGAATGTTCGGTGGATAGAGTTGATCAACTTAATACCCTAAACGAAGAAAATGCTTTCCTTGAGAGTTATTTACCTCAACCTCTTACTAAGGAGGAATTAACTGCACTTATTGGTTCACAATTAACTGCAGGTAACAATATGTCAAAAATTATGAAATATCTTTCAGAAGAATATAAAGGAAGATATGATGGCAAAGTTGCAGTAGAAATTATTAAATCCTTACAATAATGTTAATTGTATTTATTATAATATTCATAGCTTTATATGAACTAATAACAGTTATGTATTATGAAAGTCTTAAGATAAGACTTGTCAAAGTAGGCGCTTTTATAGATCATCTTAATACTTTTGGTTCTACAGAAGATAAACAAATTTTCTATAAGTTTTTAAAAGAAGTTAATACAGAATCTATTAGATGCAATGCTAAACTTGATATAACTATAGAAAATGCAAGTAAACCTGAACTTTGGTACAGATATCCTTCAAATCCTAATACCTTTAAAGAGTGTTTCAAACTTTTTAATTTATGTTTTTATCGAAATGTAGTTAAAGATTCAGTTGATAAAATAATTAACTGGTTTAAGAAATAAAAATATGAAATTTTTACTTTGTCTAATTTGTTTAATTACAGTTAGTTGTAATGCTGTAATTGATCCTAAGTCAGAAACTATAAGATCTGAAGATGGATACTATATTGGTACTGCACATAAATTTAAGTTTGAAGGACATGATTATATTAGTTTTACTAAAGGTCATGGTGTAGCAGTTGTTCATAATCCTAAATGTCATTGTAATCTAAATGAAGACTATTAAAACATATTGCCCAGAATGTGACAAAGAAACAGTTCATATAATTTGGACGGAGGATGCATATGGAGCTTCTGGTGTAGCTAGAATCTTTTCAACTTTACTTTCTGTTGGAATGTCAAACTTAGCTTGTACTACATACAGTAAGTGTATTAGTTGTGGAAATACTAAAGAATTATAAAATGATTAATGACCAAATTAAAAAGTTAGCTAATAAAAAGATTCCATTATATAATAACTCTTCTAGTTTATATGATATTTTGGATTGGCTGCGGGAGAAAAAATTCCTACATGTAGAGATACAATGGTATCCTCATGGTTGGATGTTTGTTATTTATAAAATTGATTCTCAAGAGGATGAACCATATGATACTTTCTCTGAAGTATATACTAGTTATCTAGATTGTTTAGAAGCTGGAATTATAAGAGCATTAAATATTATATAATTATGAAAAATACAGGTTTACATGATATTCTGGATGAACTAAGAGATAAAGAGTCTTTACATGTAGAAATCGGATGGCATCCTAATGGATATGCATACTCTATTTATAGAATTAATAGGCGAGATACAGAGCCGTGTTATGCTTCTTCTGAAAGATACCATAATTATCGGGAATGCTTAGGAGCGGCAATTGTAAAAGCAATGAACTTAGCGGATTAATAAAAATGAAAACATTACTTTGGGTGGACGATGCTCGTAATCCTCTTGAGAATGATTGGTTAAATTTTAGTCCTATCGGTCGAAACTGTTTTGTAATATGGGCGCAAACTTATCAAGAAGCAATACAATTTCTTGAAAAAGACTGGCCTGATGCAATTTGTCTTGATCACGATTTAGGAGAAGAAGAAAGCGGTTATGATATAGCTAAATATATTGTAAATCGTTGTATTGATGAAGGAAAGAAACTTCCATTATTTGCAAGTCAATCTGCAAATCCTGTAGGTAGAGAAAATATTCTTTCTTTATTTAAAAATTATGAAAAATTTTATTCAACATGTTGTTTATAGTCATAGAGAGGGATTACGTTGGTACTTTAAATCAACAGAGCGTAAAGATACGTTTGTAATTTCTTTATATCCTTGGGATATTAGACTTTTAAAATATGGATTTTATTTACTAATTCCGCCTCTTAAAGAAACTCATATTAGAGGCAACTGGAATTAAAAAAGGTATGCCCACGCAGCAGAGTTGGAGATCTGCACGAAACTGTAAATTTCGCGTCTCAGACTAATGAGGTTCGAATCCTCACGGAGGCACAAAATAATAAAAATTGCAAATAATGAAAAATTTTCAAGTAACTTCAAAAGAAGATAATCAAAAATACTGGATTTCGAGGTCTTGTGCAGTTGCTATGTTTCTATTTTCTAGAGATAAATTTGGAAACTTATGTATTTTAGCAAATAAACGTGGTACTGGAACTCCTGATTTTCAAGGATATTGGAATTGTCCTTGTGGTTATATAGACTTTGATGAAACTGGAGAAGATGCCGTTTGCAGAGAAATTATGGAAGAAACAGGATATGTAATTACTCCTGAAGTTCCTAAATTTGTAGAGGTTGAAACAAGTCCAAAGGCTAATAAGCAAAATATTACTCTTAGATATACTGCTTTAGTACCTTATAAATTACTTTCTCAAGTTAAACCTATTGGAGGCGAAGATAATGAAGTTGAAGAGGTTAAATGGATTGATATAAGAAAATTAAACAACTATAAATGGGCATTTAATCACAACAAAATAATTGAAAGAATTATACTTTTAAAACAATATATACAAAATGACAGACATAAACACTTTAGCTAAAAGTGGTTGGTATGAAACTAATCACGATAAGTATAAGTATGTTTACTTAGAGCTTGATTATAGTAAAAAAATTAACAAGTTTGTATTTTCAGGCTGTTTAAGCCCTCAAGGGTTAGCTTATTTTCCACTTCCTAATCAAATTTATAGAGAACCAGATAGTGGAAATATGTTTTGTATCCCTTTTACATTATTTTCGCTTGTAAAATTTTGTGACGGGACTTTACTTCCACTAGTTTTAACTGAAGACTTAGTAAAAAGGTACGCAGATCCTGAAAATATTGTTCTAACTTCTTTATGTATTAATATCTCTCGTTATGCAAGTAGTTTAGACTTTAGTACTATTCATCTTACTCGAGATACTCCTTTAAGAAATCTCTTGAGTGAAGAGGCATTAAGAGTTGTTACTGGTAGTATGTTTGATTATTTTATGATAAGTGTATTAGAACATAAGAAGGAGTTTGATGAGCTTAACACTTCTCATTCAAATATAGAGTCTTTCATTAAGGTAATCTTAAAAATAATAGACTTATAAAATGTTTACTTTTATTATTCTTTATTTTTTAAACTTAGTTCTAGATTATCCATTGCAAGGAACATTTCTTGCAGAATATAAATGTAAAAATAATTATATTTTATTTGTTCATTGTGCTATTTGGGCATTAGGTATTTATATTGCTTTATATTTTCTAGGGCTAGCTACAGTTTGGAAACTTGTAATGTTATTAGTTGGACATTATCTTATTGACTACTGGAAATGTAGAGGCTTATATAAGAAATATATGAAAGACTTTACCGCTTATTATATTGATCAAAGTCTTCATATTGTTCAGGTTCTACTTTGTTTAATATAAAACAAGTTCTATAAAAACTTGTTTTTTGGAGAGTTGGGGGAGTTGGCTTAACCCATCGTCCTGCTAAGACGACGTACCTCAAAAGGGTGCCACTAGTTCGAATCTAGTACTCTCCGCAAATTTAAAATAACATGAGTAAACTAATAATTAATAAACATCAAATTTGTTATATACCAGAATACAATTTATATTTACAGAGAGTAGGAGTAGATAATACAAGCGTTCGTCATACTTGTGAACGTATATGTTCGATTTATCAGATCTGTAGAGATGGTTATTGTCGTAATAAGACTATAGACCCACATTATGGTAATCATGGTTGCGCAGATAACGGAGAGCAAGACGCTTATAAAATTATTTGTTATAGAATATACTTAGAACCTATAGAATGGAAATAGCAAATTTAAAGGTATATAATGATAATATGCGAAAATCACTTTTAGATAAAGCATATTTTCTATCTTTTGTAGATTCGGATACGTTCATTGATTTTGGATGTGCTGATGGATCTTTATTAAAACATATTCATGAGATGTTTCCTGATAAGAAACTAATTGGATATGATATATCTCCTGAAATGCTTCAAGTTGCAGAAAAGAATCTTGAAGGATGTAATGTTTCTTTATATAATAATTTTGAAAACGTTATATCCTTAAAGTTAGATAATGCTACTTTAATACTTTCTTCTGTTATTCATGAAGTTTATAGTTACGGTGATAATCAAAGTGTAAATGAATTTTGGAGACAAGTTTTTAATGAAAACTTTAGATATATTGCTATTCGAGATTTAACTCCTCGAAAATCAATTGATAGAATGTCTGATATTAATGATGTTTCTAGAGTTTTACATAATGCTAATCCCACACATTTAGCTGAGTTTCAATCTATTTGGGGAAATATTAGTAACAATAAAAATCTAGTTCATTTCCTTATGAAATATAAATGGGTTGAAAATTGGGCTAGAGAAGTTAGAGAAAATTATTTTCCAATAACTATCGAAGAGTTTTTATCAAAAGTTCCTAATAACTATGTTATTGATTATTTTTACGAATTTATTATGCCTCAAACTCAGCAAGGGATTCTTAAAGATTTTAATATCTTATTAAAGGATACAACTCATTTTAAATGTATTTTAAGACAAATATAATATGAAAGTAGTACAAGTAAATGTAGATTACTCAAAAGAAGTTAATTCTTGTAACAAAGAATGGTTAAATCAGTCTGATCGCTTTTGTGATATTCTTGTTCGAGATGATAAAGCCGAAACAGTTAAATATACAGGTGTATTAGATCAGAGTCAACTTGAACATGTCATTATTTTTATTCAAGATGGTCGTTCAAGTTCTGATATTAAAGATCTAATTGAACATTATGAGAACGAGAACGCAAAAGTAGATGATCTTATAGGAGATCCTATTTTTATTGAAGGGTAGAATATTAGTTATCAACTTAGAAAATCCTAGGCAATTTAGACTGGTTTATAGTAAGGCGTAGATAGAGGACACACTACGATAAGTTGATAGCTTTAAGCCCCTGTGGCGTAATTTGGTAGCCGCGCTAGACTTAGGATCTAGTGAGGAAACTCGTGCAGGTTCGATTCCTGTCAGGGGTACATTTATTAAAAATAAATTTATGTTTAAGTTTATTAAAAAGATGTTTCAAAGTAATAAGAACATTCTAACTGTAGGTTTAAATAAAACAGAGTTAGATGAATATGATAAAGCTTTAATTCTTATATGCGGAGTATTAAACGTCGATTTAAGAAAACCTAACTTCTTTGATGAAGCTTTATATGTAAAAACAGCTAAATCTTTTGGGCTTAAAGTTGATAAATCAGATGCGTTTAAAGCTATTGATTTAATATTTCAAAATATTAGTTCTAAACGTAATCATAATGAAATTGTATTACAATATTTAATTAAAGTAATGCAAATTCCATCTAAAATATTTTATGATGATAGTTTTTATAAGTTTGTAAGGGAAGCTTTTGAAAGAATTTCTAGGTTTTATAATAAACAAAAACAGTTTGGTCAGTTTGAAAGTTATTGTTGTAAATTTATAAAACCTGATTGGCGAAACGCCTTTATATTTGATAGTCCTGAAGCAAATTTTTATAGAACTTTTTGGAGTGGATGGATCGATTACATTAGAAGTCAAAGACAATATTATCAGAACTATCAAAATAATAGAAATTATCAAAAGTCTCAACCTAGTATTACGAAATATTATGAAATATTAGGTATTAGTGTTACAAAAGATAAAGCTATTATTAAATCAGCTTATCGTAAATTATGTCTTCGTTATCATCCTGATAAAGGTGGATCTAAGGAAAAGTTTATTGAAATTAATCAAGCATATGAATATTTAATTACACATGTCTAAAATGTATAAATTAATGAGTCTTAAAGGCTATAACGGGCCTGAAGATGTAATAAAACTTCAAGAATGGTTAGCTATAGAAAAACAAATATTTATTGAGACAAGAGTGTGTTGGAATAAAGAAGGAACTTTCCCTATTGGATATAGTGCAAGAGCTTGGATGCCTCCGTATACATTATATACAGTAGCTCCTACAGAATTAACTATTGAAGAAGCAGTTATGGCAATTCTAGCAAGAATTTATGATTATATTTAAATAATCTTGCTCCCGTAGTTCAAGGGATAGAAATTAATTTTTGATTCGAACTTTGTATTTTTGATAAAATTTTTGTATCTTTGTGTACGAAAATTTTAAATATAAAATATATGATAAGTTGAAAATTAGAAAAAGAAAATTTAATTAAGTTCCTTATTGATGAAAAATTAAGTTTTGAAGAAGTAGGTCGTAAGTATAAATGTAGTGGTAGCAATATTAGAAAAGTAGCACAACGTTTAAATATAATTGTTCCTTCTAGAAGAGCAGTAAATCCATGCGAAACTTTTAGAAGAGGAACTGCTAAAAAAGGTATCTGTAAGAACTGTGGAAAAGAATTTATATTATATTTATCTCATAGCGGAATTTATTGTAGTAGTAAATGTCAACAAGAGTATCAATCTAAGAAAAGATATGAATTAATTCTTAATGGAGATCCTTCTATTATGAGAGCTAATTATAACCCTAGATCATCTAAGAAGTATATATTAGAGGAACAGAATAATAAATGTGCCATTTGTGGGATGGAACCCAGTTGAAATGGGAAAGAGTTAGTTTTTATTTTAGATCATATTGACGGTCATGCTTCTAATAATAAAAGAGATAATTTAAGATGTATATGTCCTAATTGCGATTCTCAGTTGGATACTTACAAATCTAAAAATAAAAACGGAGACAGATATTATTATAGATACTATAAAAGTAGGAGTGACCAGAATGGATAATGGACCAGACTTCTAATCTGGCGAGCTGCAATGCTCATTGCGGGTTCGAATCCCGCCTCCTATACTAAATAAATATAACTATGATATTATATAAAGTTCAGAAATACTTTCCTACAGATTTTACAAAAAAATTTATAGAATGTAATATTTGTTCTATAGACAATTTTGAAAGAGAAAGTATAAAACATGCTATTCGCGATGGTCTTAAACCACATATTTGTTCGGGCATGTGTAGAGAATGTAATAATTTTATAGGTTTGATTGGAGTAGATCTTGAAAAACAAACAGGAACTGTAATATGTTCTCATAAAAATTATTACAGACTTGAATTTGATGAAAACGAAGGTGCATAAATTATTATATATGAAATTATACGATTCAACTGAAAACACATTTCATTGGGAAAAATTAGATTTAATCCCTGAAATAGAAAAACTAAAACGAATACCTCAAAATGAAATATGGCACAAAGAGGGTAATGCTTTTGTACATACTTGTATGGTTGTACAAAGTGCATTAGATCATATTTCAAATGAAACTATTGATTATTTAGCATCACCTGAAATTAGAGAAATTTTAGTATATGCTGCTTTATTGCATGATGTTGGCAAAGCTTTTACAACAAAGAAAGGAGAAGATGGCCTATATCATGCAAGTAACCATGCAATTAAAAGTGCAGAAATTGCAAAAGATTTATTAGTTAAGTTAGAAGTAGATAAACATTTACATACAGCAATTATTTCATTAGTTCGCTGGCATATGCAGCCTATGTATATTCTTGAACAGACAAATCCTGAAAAAGCTATACTAAAACTAGCTAATAATCTTAATGAAGTAAATGTAGAACTTTTAATTCTACTAAAACAATGTGATTGTGAAGGTTCAATCTACGATAAGGATGATCATCGAGACGAAATACTCCAAAAGGTAAGAGAGATTTATTATGATAAAATTACTTACAAACGTGGAGAAACCGTTAAAATTACTAAGTTATCAGATAATGATACTTGTAGTTATGTTCCAGGACATCATCCTAATGGAATTAATACTGGATATGAAAAAATAGGTAGGCTAATTGAACCTATTACAAAAGGACATAGAGTATATCTAGGACTTGGATTCTCTACATCTCCTGTTGTAGAAATTGTTAGCAAAAATTGTTTTAAAACAAGAAATTCTGTATATGAAATTACAGAAGTTTGTAAAACTACAGAAAAATAAAATTTAATATAATGCGTTATTTATTAGTAAAAACCGAAAACATGCCTATTTTGGCTCTGGCTCTTGGAAGTCTAGATTACAAAGCTGGAAACTCACCTATTTTTCCTATTGCATTTGGAGAATTCTCAATTTTAATTGATAAGGAGGATAAAACATTCTTCTATGTTAAAGGTCAAAAAGAAATTGATAAATTTGTTGAAGATCATGCTAAAATCTATACAACTAATGATTTATCACATGCTCTTGAATTTCTTAAGGAAGACGAAGATGAGGAAACCGATAAGTCTGAAGAAGATAAAGAGGAGATCGATCTTAAAACTATTTTTGAACATCCTTTAATGCAGGTTTTTAGTCGGCATATTCCTAAAGAGATTTTGGCTAAGTGTATTATGGAAGCTAAAGAAGAACGAGAACAGGAAGAAGAAAACGCTGCAGAGGAAAAATCTGAAGATAAAGAGTCTAACTTCCATAAAGAGTTGGTACCTGGACGAATCGTTCAGTTTGAAAATGCAGGTATGATTCGGTATGGAATTGTACTTAGTAATGGTACAGTAATGCACTTTTCAGGAAGTAATTTAGCTGCTTCAGGATATATTAATAATATTACTGAAGATCGTCCTTATAGAGTTGTACGTATTCTTAAGCCTACAAGTAAATATTACAATCTAAAGGATGTAAGTAATATGGAAGTAGCTTGGGAACGTAAAGTTCGCAAACCTAAAGTTACTAAAACAATAACCGAGATTGAAAAGGAATTAGGGCTTGCTCCTGGTTCGTTAGTCATTGAATAAGAGGGATTAATTCCCTCTTTTTGTTTTTATAAGTATGGGTAAGTTTATTCGGGATTATCAAGTTGGTAAGACATTTAGTAAAGAAGAGGAAACTTTTAAGCCTAATCGTAAAAAGGTAAAAAAGTTTAAAGACCCTGAAAAACGTGAAAAGAAACAATCTAAAAAAGATTAAAAGATGACATATGGATTGAACGATATTTGTTTAGTACCTGCTAGGATTAGTGATATTGAACATCGTGAACAATGTAATCCATATAATGCTGATAATATGCTCCCGTTGTTTACTGCTCCTATGAGTTCAGTAATTAACGAGAGCAATTATCAGGTATTTATGGATAATAAAATAAATACTATAATTCCTCGTTCAGTAGATTTATCTACTAGATATGAGTTAATGTCAAAAACTTTTGTGGCCTTAAGTTTATCTGAATTTGAAACATTTGCAGGTCTAGAATTAGGTGAAATTAAGGAGGAAGAAATATTTTATATATGCGTAGATATTGCTAATGGTCATATGCGTAAGCTTATTGATCTTTGTAAATCTGTAAAACAGAAATATGGAGGTCATGTTATACTAATGGCAGGCAATATTGCAAATCCTGATACTTATATAGATTATGCCTTAGCTGGTATTGATTTTGTACGTGTTGGAATTGGTGGTGGATCAGTATGTACTACTTCTGCAAATGGAGGAGTTCATTATGCTATGGCTTCTTTAATTAAAGAGGTTGTAGATCGTAAGTGGGAGATAGAAAAAGCAATTAAAGATGCAGAAGCTATGCGTATTTCCCATAAATATGAGTCTTTGCCATTTATTGTAGCTGATGGAGGATTTGATAATTATGATAAGATTATTAAAGCGTTAGCATTAGGTGCAGATTATGTAATGGTAGGCAAAATCTTTGCTCAAGCAGAAGAAGCTTGTGGTAAAGTAATAGAACATTGGGTACGAGGAGAGTATATTGCTCGAGACCGAGTTTATTATGGGATGTCTACTAAAAAAGCTCAAGTAGAAACTGGAAGTCAAAAATTAAAAACAGCAGAAGGAATAGAAGTTACAGTACCTATTTTGTATCCTTTAAGTGGATGGTGTGAGAATTTTGTTCATTATCTTCGATCAATGATGAGTTATACAAACTCTTTTACACTTAGTGATTTTAAAAATACAGAATATCGTATTGTTAGTCCTTCTGAATATTTATCATATTATAAGTAATGGCAGAGATAATTTATTGTAAATTAACTGAAACTAGATCTCGAAGAACTTGGCAAATATTGCCTAAGCAGTATTTTCCTGACAAAACTCCTGTTTATGAATTAGCTGTATCTATTTCTCAGTATACAATTGATAGGGTACAACATCCTTTTGATTGTATAGTTGGATTATATGCTAAACAGCTAAATTTTGCATCAACACAAAAGTATTATTCTTATTCTGGAGACGTATATTCAATAGCGGATGATCCTAAGGCAGATTCTGGATATCAAAAATACCTTAAAAATAGGGATAAGACTCCTGAAGAAATAGAAGAGGAAGAAGCTAAGCTAAAATCAAAAGTCTTGTATCAGATTAAGAGTAATCCTGATATAGTTCCTATGTCTATTGATAAGGATGGTTTCTATATTAAGGATGAAACTTTCTATCTACTTACTCGAAATATTTATAAACGTGTAAATACAATGCTAACTGGTCCTACTGGATCTGGTAAAACACAAGTAGTAGAATTAATTTGTAAGCAGTTAGGAATTCCTTGTACTATTTATGATATGGGTGCTATGCATGATCCTATATCTGATTTACTTGGTGTTCACCGTCTTGATGATGGAAAGTCTATTTTTGACTATGCTAAGTTTACTCAGGATGTTCAGAAACCTGGAGTTATTGTACTTGATGAGTTATCACGTTGCCCTGCAACAGCTCTGAATATTTTATTCCCTGTTCTTGACCATCGTAGAACTTTACCTGTAGAAATTGCAGGTTCTAAGGATATTCGTGAAATCCCTATTCATCCTGAAGTATGTTTTATATCAACTTGTAATATTGGTATTGAATATACTGGTACTTCAACTCTTGATAAAGCATTAAAGAATCGTTTCTTTCCAATTGAATTTACATATCTTCCTGCAGACATTGAAGCTCGAGTTCTCATGAAGAGATGTGATATTGAGAAACAGGATGCTGATATGATTACTTCTATTGCTGCTAAACTTCGTAGGATGGCAGAAAATGCAGAGGCTGCAACAACAGTATCAACTCGAGAAACTTTAATGATTGCAGAATTAATTCATGATGGATGGTCAACATTAGATGCATTAAATTATGTATTAATTCCATTATGTGATAGTAAAGAGTCTCGAGAATTAGTACGAAAATTATTAATGAGTAAATAATATGTCATTTACTGACTGGTTTGGGCGTAAAGGTAAGAATTATACATCTACTTATAAAGGATCTACTCGTTTAGGATGGGATACTAAAGTAAGTGGATCGTATTCTTCTTTCTTTGCACCTGATTTGAATAAAAGAAAACTTTTAAGAGATTCCTATCGCCACGCGTGTGACATTAGGGATATTATGGATATCCCAAGAAGTATTCGAATACAGTTAAATGTAGACGCAGAAACTTCATGTACAGATGGAAAAACAGTTATTGTTTCTACTAAAGTATATGATGATAATAAAATCGATAATAATGTTAAATTAGATGTATTCTTAGGTACAACTATTCATGAATTTTCTCACATATTATATACAGATATGGCAGAAATTCGTAAAAATAGACCTAATAAGTTCCTTTTTAATCTGTTCAATACTATTGAAGATGAACGAATTGAATACAATACTACACAAAATTATCCTGGGTATGCTAATTTTATTGGGCAAGCAAAATATTATTATTTTGATTTGTTATATAAAAAAGCTGAAAAACAGGATGATTTAATGGATGTATTACAAAACATTTTATATATTGTAAGATATCCTGCAAGAGTAGATACTAAGGTTATTTATCGACATCAGGTTTTGTTTGATAAAATTAAGAAAGTTCTTTGTGACTTTGGAAATAATTCTAAAGAAGCTTATGATAAAGCAGAAAAAATTTATAAGCTATTACTAGATTACTTTAAGTTCCCACCTCCTCCGCCTGAAGAACAACAAGAAGGAGATGAAGAACAAGATCAATCTGATTCTAGTGAAGGACAGTCTGATTCAGGTGAAGGCCAAGAAGGATCAGACGGAAGTTCTGACCCTCAAAATTCTAAACAGTCTTCTCAAAAACAAGATTCTAAAGATAATGAAGGATCAGATAAGAATAGTAAAACACAAAGTTCTCCCAAAAGTGGTTCTGATGAGGGATCTGCGGGCAAAAAGAAACAAGAACCTATTAAAGCATATACTCAAGAAGAAATAAAACAGGCAGCTGAGAAATTAGCTGAACAAATGCGACGTTTAATTACTTCTAATACTTCTTTAAATAGTAATGAAATTAAAGATGAGTGGGATTCTAAAGAAATTGCTGATGAGTGTAAGCAAATAAAAGATGATGTTTTTATTGTAAAACAAGAAGATTACGAAAGACGTTATAAAGCGGATTTTGATACAGTAAAACAACATATTAATGGTTTAGTTAATACTTTTAGCAAATTCTTTGTTGAACAGGAATATCGTTTAACAGGAATGCGAAGAGGTGTGCTAGATACTAATAAATTAGCTGAAGCTTATCAAGCAGTAGAAACTGTCTATTCAAATAAGTTTAAACGTACTACTCCTGGTTTAGATGTTTGTGTATTGATTGATGAGAGTGGCTCTATGAGCGGAACTAATATCGCATCTGCAAGAAAATGTGCAATATTACTTAATGAGGTATTTTTACGTTTAAAGCAATGTGACTTTTATGTTTATGGTCATACTGCAGATAATCGACATATGGGAGAAGTTACTATTAATGTATATCGTGATCACTGGAATAGGAACCGTTATGCTTTAGGTAAAGTTGAAAGTTATTCTAATAACAAAGACTCTGTTGCTATTGAAGAGACATATAAAATGGTTAGAAAGCAAACTTCGAAACCACTTTTAATGTTTGTAATTTCTGATGGAGCACCTAATGCATATGGTTTAAGAGGACAACCTGCTGTAGAGGAAGTTAAAAAGGTAGTAAATAGAATTGAATCAAATGGAGATACTCTAGTTTGTCAAATTGCTATTGAAAGCCACTTCCGACCTCAGGATATGTTTAATCATTATGTTGTCATGACAGATATGAATACTTTTCCAAGTGACTTATCTGGATACGTTATGAATACGTTAATATCTAAACTTAAAAGAGTAGATGTTTAATTTGTATATTTTCAGATTTTTTACTACCTTTGCTGTATAACTAAAGGTAGTAAAATGCGAGCTTAGTGTAATGGTAGCACAGCGGTCTTCGAATTGGAGCACGCTTGGCGTGAAAATTGTGGCAAATTCGGTAAAAGCGAAATAAGATGATAAAAATCATGCGAATCAGCTTTCTAAGAAAGTCTAAGGTCCCGAAATATGGATAGCTGATAATACCGAGCTAAATTAGAGTAAAATACAGTAGAGAACATAGGCTGTCTATGCCGTGTAAAATAGGCGGAGTGCTTAGTAGGTCGAAAATTAAAGCCGTACACTTCTCTATGTATCCTACTTTACTCTATAAATGTGTAGAGACTAAATGCCACACTTGTATATCAAGCTGATATAGTCCAGACCACAAACAGTAAAACTGGTAGTGAAAACTATAGTGGTAAGCAAAACCGTATTGTAGGGCTCCAAACCCTACGGTCTCTGTTCGAATCGGAGAGCTCGTGCTAATAAGTTGATTATGAGTAAGTTAAAGGAACAAATTCTTATTTTAAGAAGTGATAATAAAAGTTATAATGAAATTGCTAAGATACTTGGATGTAGCAAAAGTATTGTTGGATATTATTGTAATGATATAACTAATAGTAAACAACGAAAATCTACTTCATTATGACGTAATACACTTAAGGGGAGAATTAAATCTAGACTATGTACTTTTTGTGCTAGAATCTCTCATGGAGGTAGAAGAATCTCTAATAGAACATGACGTAAACGTTTAAGGAGATATATTGAACATTTTCAAAATAGAGGAATGAAGAGTTTAAATAAAATTAAGACTTTAGATATTATTAATAAATTTGGTACAAAAACAAAGTGCTATTTAACAGGTACTCCTATAGATTTAGAAAAAGATAATTATTGTTTTGATCATATAGTTCCTGTTTCTAAAGGTGGAACAAATGATTTGTCAAATTTAGGTATTACAATTCCTATTGCTAATTATTCTAAATCTGATTTAACAGTAGAAGAATATTTAGAATTATGTAAGAAAGTACTTGAACATTATGGTTATACCGTTAATAAGATATAACAATGCAACATAGTCCTTATAAGATAAAGTATGAGCAATATTTTGTAATGTATTCTGATAGATTAAAAAGAAGGTATTATCAAGGAAAGCCTTGGGCAGAAGCAGGCTCTTATACAGTTTGAAATCTTCATTATATTAATAAAACTTATCGAATTGTTATACAATAGGCATCTAGAGTAATCTAGGTGCCTTTATTTTTAAAACGAAGAATATTATGGTAATTGGAGTATTAATTTTAGGAACATTAGTTGCTTTGGATAGTTTGGCAATTATAGAATATTTTATAGATAAAAAGTAAAATGAAATCAATTTTAATAAAAATTGGGATATTAGCTGTTTTAGGTTTAACAATATTTTTCATGGGACAAAGAATTCATGATTTAAATATTGCATTAGATAATTCAGTTAATAACGAAAAGGCTTATGCTGCAGAAAATTCTGGTTTAAAAGAAAGTAATCGAGTATTTAAATTAACTATTGAACAATTAGATTATTATAATGATTCACTTATGTTAGCTATGAAAAAAATAGCTAATGATAATGGTATTAAAGATAAAAAAATTAAGTCTTTACAGTATCAATTAGAACATTATTCTAAAAGAGATACTTTAATTCTTAGAGATACTGTATTTAAAGATCCTAATTTTGTTCTTGATACATGTATTATTGATCGTTGGAATAAGAGCTGTTTACACTTACAATATCCTGGTACAATTGCTCTAAGTAATGAGTATGAAAATGAAAAGTTTATTACTTTAAGTTCTCATCGAGAACCTATTAAACCTCGTAAATGGTTTTTACCTAGATGGTTTACTAAGAAACAAACTGTAGTAGAGGTTTTAGTAGTTGATGAAAACCCTTATGTTAAAACAAAACAACAAAGATTTGTTGAAATTATAGACTAATATGAAAGCTGCACTTCCAAGAGATGTTTCTTTAAATATATTATTTGTAATAGATATCTGTAAATTAACTTTAGAAGAAAAAGGTAAACTCCAGGAAGATTTATTTGGAGTAGGAGCTTATTGGAGTAATAGTCAGAGAGTTATTATTGAAGAGGGCACGGATAATTCAGTTGGATATTATTTTATATATCCTAATCGAAGAATAACTTATTTACAAAAAGATCATAATATTTTTGATTTTACCTTTGATCGTATTGTAGATAAAGATACTGCGCTAAATCTTTTAAGATATAGAATTTTTCTAAAGTAATGAAAAAGAAAGCTATTGCATTAATAGATTATATTGATGATGATGGAATGATTGCATTTCAAGTTAATCAAAGAGTTAATATAATTGAATTTACAGATAATTGTCTAGTTAAAACTAAGTATGGTTATATAAAAATCTCTAAAGAATATTTAAAAATATTATAAAATGTCTGAAAAATCTCTTTCAATTAAAATTCGAAGAGCTAGAAAAGAGCTAAGAATAATGCAAGGTGAAGCTACTAATATTTATTCTTATCTTACTGTAATAAAGAATATTGATAAAAATAATCATATGGCTCGCAATATATATGTAAGTTTAATAGCTGACAATTTAGAGCAATACTCAGTTAAAAGTATTACTGAACTAGAAAAACTTATTCGAAAACAGAAAAGTAAAATACGTAAATATGATCAAAGAATATGCAAATTACGGTCAACACAAAATATGAAATAGGACAGCAGGTATATCTTTGTAAAACAAAGTTAAAATTTAAAGATGGAGATTTTGTAAACGCAAGTGTACCTAATTTGAATCCTTTTACTGTAACTTCTATTCGGATTCATCAACATCCTAATTCTCAGAGTATTTATTATCGCTTAGATGGCTTACAAAAATCTATTCGAGAAGATCAGATTTTTGAATCTATTGAAGCAGCTAAAAAATTTTGTCATGAGCAATAGTTTTAATCATCAATCTTTTTTAAAAGCAGGAGCTGAAAAAGAACAAGAATTTGCTAATTTATTAGTTCTTAGGAATGGTGGGGTCATTTCACATTCTGATAGAAGTACAGATATTAAAGATCATATAGATCTTTTCTGAACTAAAGACAATAAAACATTTTCTTTTGATGTTAAGGGCTTAAAAAAGAGTAATCGATCAGATATTAATACCGATAGTAGTATTCATTGGATTGAAATTAGTAATGTAAGAGGAAATCCAGGCTGGTTATACGGAAAAGCAGATTATATTGCTTTTGAGACAGATAAAGAATGGCTTTTAGTAAAAAGACGTAAGTTAATTGATTTAATCAATTCGAAAGTAACAGATACTGCAGTTAAAAATACTAAAGAATTATATACTTACTATCAAAGATATGGTAAAAAAGATATAATTGTTAAGGTTTTAACTAAAGATTTAGCTGAAATAGCTTCAAAAACTATTAGTAAATGAGAAAATTAAATATAGCATTAGTTGCACACGATGCTAGAAAACAAGAATTAGTAGACTGGGTTAAGTTCAATAAACAAGTTTTATTTCCACATCATTTAATAGCTACTGGAACTACCGCAAAGTTACTAAGTGAGATTAATATTGATGAGATCAGTCCAGACTGGCCAGGTAAAGGAGATTATTATAATACTTATTTAGCTGTAACTCCTGTTCTTTCAGGACCACTTGGAGGAGATCAAATGATAGGAGCTATGATTGCTCAAGGACAAATTGATGTATTAATTTTCTTTTGTGATAATCTTATTACTCAAGGGCATCAAACTGATATATCTGCATTAACTCGTTTAGCATCATTATACAATATTGCTTTTGCAACAAATAGAACTACTGCGGACATGATTCTTACATCCTCATTATTTGGAAATGAAGATTATGTTCCTATTAAACAAGATTTTAGTTCTTATTTAAATAGAAAATTATAGATAATTTAAAAATAAGAAGATATGAGTAAAGTAGTTAAATTTTATTACACTAGACCTCTTTCCTTTCTTGAAGTAGCAATTGTGCCAATTCGAGAAACTGTAGCAGTACCTCAGCAAAAAACTCGTATGAGTGAGCGATATACGATTGCTGCAGTATATGATGAGGAAGCTAAAACTATTAAGTTTGGTCTTGCAACATGTGTTCCTGCTGATCCTTTTGTTAAAAAGATTGGTCGAGAAATTGCTGAAAAGAGAGCAGAAACTGAACCTTTCTTTGAGGTAAAAGATTTTGATGGAACTTTCGCAGATTTTAGGCGCTTAGTTATAGAGGTTGGTACTAATAAAGAAGAGGAATTACTTTATCGGAAGTATAACCGTTATATGCAGGCTGCTGATGAAAATCCTAGATCTAGCATTTAAAGGAAAGGTAACTCTTCCTTTAGAAAAGGAACAAGACTTCTTAAAAGATTTCGAAGACTTATTAGCTAAACATGATGCCTATTTTGATGGCACAATTAGGTCTTATGAATTTGACGATTGTGAAATTATAGAAGAAATTGAAGAAGTGAGAAGTTAATATTCCAATTTTTGATAAAGACATTTTAGTTATTCAGGATGAAGATATAAGTAAGATAATATCTTATTTGGAAGATATGTATTCTGTACATCTTGAGTACCAGTCTAACTTAACAGATGGTATTACTTGTATACTACCTAATGGACTAATTGTTATTGGACTAACTAATAACGATCCATATATTGCTTTACACGAATGTACTCATGCTGTATTTGCTTTAAAAGAGATAATAGGATGATCAGATAATGATGAAGAAGTATTTTGTTATACTTTAGAATGAGTCTATAAGCATGTAACAAAGTATATAAATTCTCATGATTAGAGTATATACAGATGGTAGTTATAAACCAACATTAAATCAAGGTGGATATTCTTCAGTTATAACTGAAGATGGAAAAGTAATTAAAATTCTTTATCAAGGTTTTAAAAATACTACTAATAATAGACAGGAACTAAAAGGAGTTTTAGAAGCCTTAAAGTATTTTAAAACTCCTCAAGTTCTTGAAATTTATTCTGATTCAAGCTATGTAGTTAGTAGTATAAATAATGGCCATGTGGCTAGATGAATCGAAGAAAAAGACGATTCAAAGAAAAATATGGATTTATGAACTGAAATCTACAAGTTAATTCAGTTTCATAAAGTTACATTTGTCTGAGTAAAAGGACATAATAACAATGAATTTAATGAACTTGCAGATTTATATGCACAACATGCTGCAGAATGTTTAGAATTAACAGAAGATGAAAAGTTTTAAATTAAGAAAAATTGGAAATCATTGGTATCCTTGTATTGATCATGAACTTGGAGATCCTATTAATCTTACTGAGAAAGTTGATCGATATTTAAATATATTAGATCTCTCTAAATCAGGAGAAATTACAGTAGAACTAGAAGAATTAGGAATTTTATTTGGAGGTATAAATATTATCTATTTTAACGAAGAGGATATTGTTCGATACTTGACTACTGATGATAATTTTGATATTCGTTTTGTTGTAAACGAACATGAGTTTCTTATATCTTCTGATGTTTATTGGTTATTAGAAAATCAATTTAATTTTAATTTTCATAAGACTAGTTATAAAATTCATATTTATTAGAGATAGCAGAAATGCTTTGTATTTTTAACCATTATAATTATGGTAGTTAAAGAAACTGCAAAAGATCCTACTGGACCTAAAGATATTAGTAGGAGAGAATGTACATTAAGTAAAGAAATTCAAGAGTTATTACTTCGACAGCTTAAACATGAATTACAAAATCATAATATATACATGAATTTTGCTAATTATTTTGGAGTTCGTGGATTTGTGGTTCTTGAAGAGTATTTTAAATTAAGAGCTGATGAAGAGTATTTGCATCATAGTTGGATTCGTAAATATCTAAATGAAAATGATGCAGAATATATTTATCCTACTATTGATCAATTTGATAAGAAGATAGTAGATATGGTTGATCCGTTCAAGATGACTGTTGATCTTGAAATTGAAACTACTCAAATGATCTATGAAATAGTTGATCAAGCTGCTGCTGAATGTGATTGGGCAACGTTTAACTGGTTACTTGGACACGATGAAACTACTGGTCGTTTAGTTGAGGAACAGCGTGAAGAGGAATCAATCAGTCGTACAGTTAGAGATATTGCAGAATCAGAAGGTTCTTGGCTTCGTAAGGAAAAGTCTATTATGAACGCTTATAAAGGCGATACTGATTAATAGTTAAATCTATGTTAATTCAACTTCCAGATACAATTAAAGACTTATACTTTGTTGGCGATGTTCATGCTGGATGAAATATAGTTACTTATTATATTCGACAATACAAAATTAAGGACTCTGTTTTTATTTTTTGTGGAGATGTTGGTATTGGATTTGAAAGTCTAATGCATTATGCTAATTGTGTAGTTCCTCAACTTCATAAGACATTAAAGAAATTTAATGACATATTTATTTGGGTTAGAGGTAATCATGATGATCCATCCTATTTTGAACAAAGGCTAATTGATACTAAATACGTAAAATGTGTTTCAGATTATGATATTATTAATGTTTGTAATTTAAACGTTTTATGTATAGGTGGAGGTATTAGTATTGATAGACAGTTTCGTATGCAAAATGATAGTGTTAGTATAGTTAGATATATGAAATATCATAATTGTGACTATCAAACTGCAGAACTGAGTTGTCTTAAATCATATTGGCCTGATGAGCCAGTAATATATCGTCCAAAAGTAGAAGAACACATTGATATTATTTGTAGTCATTCCGCTCCTTCTTTTTGTTATCCAAATGATAAAGGAGGAATTGTAAAAGACTTTGCAGCATACGATTCTGAGTTATTAAATGATATTGACAATGAGCGAGCTGTATTAGATCGAGTATATGAGGATTATAAGAATGAAGTAACACATTGGTATTATGGTCATTTTCATAAAAACCAAATGCAGACTATTAATAATACAATGTTTAAACTTTTAAATATTGGCGAAATTGTTCGACACTACTCAGACAATAACAATACATTGTAAGATAGTTGCTATTGAAGATGGTCAGTATACAGCTATTGTAGTAGAAGATCTGAATCGAATAGAAACAGATGATCTTAAATATGTTACTGTTGTTAAATGTCCAAACTGAGATATTTCTACTTTTGAAATTGGAGATATAGGTTATCTTCAATTTCAATATGTAGAAGGAGGAAAGACACAATGATACAACAAAGATTCAAAAGATTTTGAAATTTATAAATATACAAATAATTATTTTATAAGTTTTATTAAAGAAAAAGATATATGTAATCAAAAAGAATTTAATTTTTAAATATGCGTAAAGAGACAGAATTTGGCGAGAAGTTACGTAGCGTGTTAGAATCAATTGATTCCTTAACATGGAGAGACAAAAGTGGGAATGATGTTAAACTTGTTGATGCATCTGTAGAGGACTTACGTAAATGATATAAGCACTGTTATGAGATGTTATATAACGTTAGTCCTTGGAATCCTGGTAAGTTTATAGTTAGAGAAAACATTCATCGAACTTGAGATTCATGTAATACGGAACTATTTGTTAGATACATTCTTCATGAATGCGAAACAGATATCAAAACTAAGAAAGATATCTTAGATTATATTAATAAACAAAGAGCAGCATCTGAAAAAGATATACTAAATGATTCAATAGCAAGTATATTTAATGGTGTTCCTCCTATTTTTGAAAAAGTAACAGTAAATCGTCTTATGGATGCTTGTTTTGATAAACTTGACGTTCTTAATAAGAAAATGATTACTGATAAATTCATTTTAGCACAAGGAATTTGGCTAACGGACGAGGAAAAAATTGAGCTAACTGAAGTTGGCAAAGACGGCAAAGCAAGAAATAGAATGGAAGTTATTAAGGAACGATTGTGTTTAAATCCTGATATCAAATTAAGAGTTAGTCCTACAGGGTTATCTTTTACAGAATTTAGATCTTTAGTTCAACTTAGCTCTTTACCAAAAATTTCTTCTTTAACTACAATTGCACTGAAAACACTAAGAGATAAGATCTTATTACTTTTAGATAACGATCTCGATTATCATATAAATAAATGAAGTACATTAATGTCTAATATTCAACGAGTTGCGGATGCTCGAAATATTGAAATTAATCCTCCTGCAGGAAATTAATTAGTACTAAAAATTTTATTTTTTAAATAAAAATTTGTATCTTTGATGAACAGAACGGAACGTCAAAAGCTTGCTATTAGACGTTGATTAGATAGTAATGGGATAGGCACAATTGTTGCTGCAACTGGATTTGGTAAGACCTATATGACTTGCATGTTGATAAAGGCACTATATAATAAAAATCCTAGACTATCTGTATTAATTGGAGTTCCTACAGAGGTTCTAAAAGAACAATGACTTAGAGAGTTGGCTAAAAACCAACTCTTTTCTGTCTGTAAGGTAGAGATATTTAACACTATTGTTAAAAATCAGTATACAGTTGATTTATTTGTAATTGATGAAATTCATTGCGCATGTAGTGAAAATAACATCAATATGTTTAAAGCTGTAAAATATCGTTATTTTTTAGGATTAACTGCTACATTTGAGAGATTAGACGGAAAAGAAGACCGATTATCTGAGTTTACTTATGTTTGTGATCGTATAAATATAAAGGAAGCTGTTGATAATAATTGATTGTCTGATTATAGAAATTATAAAGTTCTAATTGATGTAGATTTATCTCTATATCATGAATGAAATCAGAAGTTTCAAAGTCTATTTTCTATATTTAATTTTGAATTTAATACAGTAATGAGTTGTATTAGTCGTCCTGGTTTTGCAAGTAAGTATGCAAAGAAAACAGGATGAAGTGAATCTCAAGTTAAAGGATTTGCAGCAGCTTGAATGAGAATGTTAAGAAAACGTAAGTCCTTTGTAATGTCTCATCCTAAGAAATTTGAAATAGCAGATAAGATATTAGATGCAAGAAGTGATAAAAAAGCAATTACTTTTTCAGCTACTATTAAAGATGCAGAATATTTCAAGAAACGAGGATATGTTCTACATAGTAAACAGAAAAAGAAGGAAAATAATGCTATTATAGAAAGTTTTAATCAACAGACTATAGGTGTATTAAGTACTTCAAAATCTTGTGATGCAGGTGTAGATATAAAAGGTTTAAGTGTTGGAATTATATTAAGTGGAGATAGTTCAAAGACTAGAACTACGCAGAGGATAAAAGTTGTATCTTTTTTATGCAACGATTTGGGAGATGTAAAATAATTCCTTATCTTTGTATTTATTAACAAATAAATACAATATGATATATAAAGGTTATATTTTAAAACATCCAATTACAAATGAAATTAGATATGTCGGTATTACATCTAAAGAGTTAGAGCAACGATTAAAATGACATATCTTAGATACTAAAGACAAGATAAAAAGAAAATGACATAAGTCTTGTTGAATGTTAAAAGTTTATAAAGAATGTAAACAATGACCATCGATAGAACTAGTAGATGTATTTGATAATTTAGAATCTGCAAAACAGTTTGAAGTAAATTATATTACTACTCATAAAGAAGAATATAATCTTACTAACGATACTCCTGGTGGAGATTATATTGCGTATAATGCTCATTCTAGAGAAACTATACTAAAGAAAAGTAATACTAGAAAAATAGTACAATATAATATATTTGGAGAATTACTTCATATATATGATATTACTGAAGATGCTGTTAGAGCACTGGGCTTAACTAGCGGATCAAAAATAACAATGTGTTGTCGTCATAAGAGAAGACAAGCACATGGTTATATTTGACGTTATTATGAAGAAGAACTAGGAGATATAAACAATATTGATGTTAATTCACTTTGTTTTAATGATTTATTACAATGTGATAATAACGGTGATATAATCAAAGTTTGAGATTCTTATATTAATGCATCTAAAGCTATTGGTGATAATTCTAAAGGTGGTAATATTGCAGCTTGTATTAATGGTAAACAAAAAACATGTAAAGGTTTCATTTGAAAATTAAGGTATAAATTAGAGAGGTCCTCTATAAACTCATCTAACTCGGTGGATAACAACAAAATACCGAGCCAAGCTCTTGAAAAAGAGAAGGTGTAACGACTATCCTGAAAGGGAGTAGACTCAAGCGAGTCGAAATGGTGAGTACTTTAAGTAAAGATATAGTCTAATCTACATGGTAACATGTAGCAGTTCATAAGAGAACGTATATAGTGTTGCGAACTATATAGAATATTAATGCGGAAGAATAATTCGATTTGAAGAAGGAAAAATCTCTGAAATGTTTACTTTAGTTATTAAAGGAACTATAGAAGAAACTTGATATAATAATTCTAATTCAAACCAACAGTATATAACTATTGATGAATCACAATTAGATATAGTGTTAAGTGGAAAGGAGATTTCTACTAGACCAAAAAAAGGCATAATAGATATAGAACATAGATTTTAATAAATAGATCTAACGTAGTACGTTTGTTTATTTTTTATCGTATTATATGGAGTTAGATACGATTCTTAATATTATGGCTAAATACAAACTAACAGCCGATGAGTTACTGTTAGTTTATTTAACATTTATTGCTCAAACAGAAAATGGAGATCCTAAAATAAATAGGAACTATTTTCGAAAGTGATATGAAGGAGGCGGCAAAGAAAGATTGCGAGAATTATTCAATTCACTAAAAGAGAAAGGAGTAATCAGGAAAAATTATAATCCAAGTACCTATGATCCTGATGAAATTGAATTTAATCAGAATTTTATAAAACAATATTTTAAGCTTTCTGGAGAACTTGGTATGGAATTAGAGGAAGCTTATCCAACTAATTTATACTTTAATGGGAAAACAGTTAGTTTAAAAAATATTGCAAAGAAATTCTTAAATATGTCAGAATTCTACTTCTGATATTCTTCTACTATTGGACATAGTATTGAAAAGCATCGTGAAATATTAGAGATACTAGAATGAGCTAAATCTAAAGACCTTATACAAGTTTCTATGGTTGAATTTGTTTCCAGTCAAAAATGGAAAGAATTTAAAGAAATGCGAGATAAAGGAATTAATGGCAAAGTTAGTACTGAACAACTTTACGATACTGCTTAATGTCTATTGTAGATGAATTATATTCTGAAATTGACAATGGTAGAGAAGGTAGAAACTTAGGTTTAAAAACTGGATTGCCAAAGTTGGATTGATATACAGGCGGATTCCAAAAAGGAGTTTACAAATTAATATTTGGACAAAGTGGTTCAGGTAAAAGTTCATATGTAATATATTCTGATTTATATCGTATATTACGAGATTATCCAGATAGAGATATTGTACATGTATATTTTAGTCTGGAAATGAGTTCAAAAGTTTTACTTGCTAAATTGCTTAATCTATATATATATGATACTTATGGAATAGAAATTTCTTATATGACACTAATGTCCGTTCGAGAAAAACTATCTGATAAATATTATAAGTATATTCAAGAGTCCAGAGTATGACTAAACTCAATCATACATAAGCTTATTATCTTTGATAAACAGCTAAGTTCTAATACTTTCTATGGTAATATGAAAGAACTTCTAAAACAATGAGGTACTTTTCAAGATATTGATGAAGGTAGAAGAAATATTTATATTCCAAGTAATCCCGATAAAATAATAAATGTAATAATTGATCATGCTGGTTTATTAACTCCAGTTGATGGTAGAACTAAAAAACAGGAAATTGATCAAACCTCGCAATACTGCGTTTATTTTAGAGAAAAGTGTGGAATATCTATTGACTTTATTATGCAAGAAAATAGAAACACAAGTGATGTAAATAGATTAAAAATGGATCTTGCAGAGCCAACCCTTGATGATGTTAAGGATTCTGGTAATGCAGGTAATGACTGTAATATTTGTGTTGCAGTATATAATCCTATAAAACATCAACGTAGTACTTATAGAGGATATACTATCATTAATAAAGAATATCCAGAAGAATCTTTAGGTTCTGCTATGCGTGGATTAATATTATTAAAACATCGATTTGGAGTTGCAAATAAAGTTTTTTGTACTGGCTTTCAAGGTAGTTTAGGACGATTTGAGGAACTTCCTGATCCAGGAAGTATTAATTATGAAGTATATCAATCTTGAAAAGATGAGAAGTTAGAAGATGAAATAACAAAAGATACAGCTGCAAAAGATGCAGAAGAAAAAGATAGCTTACAAAAACCAATATTCAAATTTTAAATATGGCTATCACATTACCAACAAACAAAATTCCTGCAGAAACTCAGGACCCAAGAAATTTAATTATTTTCTCAAAACCAAAATACGGTGGCTTTCGCCGTGTATTATAGTAATATAATACTTATGAATGGGCAAAAACGGTGAATTCTAAAAATTTGCCATATATTTACATTCTTAGTTGGAATTTCCAGAATCTTTATGTAAATTTGCATTATTAATTTTTAAACTAAAATAATTATTATGCAAATTAAAAGACAAAAATATTCGTATGAATTATTACAAGAGTGTTCAAATTATTTAAATACACACTCTCTTAAGGAAACAGCTATACACTATAACCTTAGTTATAAAACAATGATAAATGGGTTAATTAGGTTTGGATTTTATACTCCAACTAGAAAACACAAAATAACTAAGAACAACTGCTATAATCAAAATTTCTTTAGTAAAATTGATTCTCATGATAAAGCATACTTTTTAGGATTTTTAATGGCAGATGGGTATATTTGTACAACTCCTTACAATAAACAAATAGGAATTGGGATTCAGACAAAAGATAAATATATATTAGAATACTATAAAAATTTAATAGGTAAAAAATTAAATATAAAACAATATAAAAATTCTAGTAAACTAACTATTACTAGTACTATAATGTATAGTGATCTAACTAAATTAGGATTTATAGAAAATAAATCTCATAATGACTATCATTTTCCAGATATTCCTGATGAATTTAAATCATCTTTCATTTGTGGATATTTTGATGGAGATGGGTGTATAACTATAAAATCTACAGGATTTAGTGTATGTTCAATATGTTGTAATTCTAAAATATTCTTAGAAGATTTAAAATCTATATTGGCAAAATATAACATACTATGTAGACCTATCTGTAAAGAAATAAAAAATAGAAAAAATTCAATATATGTTTTATATTTATCAGGAAGATCCAACCAATTAAAATTTAAGGATTTTATATATAAGAGCGTTAATGTTTATCTTGTACGTAAATATGATAAATTTATGAAAATACCGTGCTAACTGTTGTAATAATATATAATGGTAGTGTAACGCGTAGGAAGTGAACCTGTTATACAGAATATAATCTTCCCAAGAGTGTCCATTATCCTTATGGGATAAAAATGTACGCTGAACTATAAGGAAACTTATAGAAGTAGAGATAAAAAGCTCTACGATAACAAAATTGAAAAGCACAGCTTGTGCTAATCTTCCTGGAGCATTATGTATCGACCTTGAAGGGGGTGGATATGATTATATTGATGCTGTAAAGGTAAAAGCATCTTCTGTTAAAGATTTAAAAGAAATTTGTGCTGCAATTAAGGAAGCTAAATATCCTTATAAGTTTATTGTATTGGATACAATTACTAGACTTGAAGAAATGGTTAAACCATTAGCTTTAAAGTTATATTTAAATAGTCCTGCAGGACAAAAGTTTACAGGAGATGACGTACTTGATGCACCAATGGGTAAATAATTGTGCCCCTTTTAATAGAAATATTATTAGCAAACACTTTTAATTGCTGGAAAGCTAAGTCAGAAATGATATGCTAATCAGCAGCGAAGTTTAAAATTATGAATTATATAGGATATAAAACAAAAGCATTCGAAGTTATTAAAGAAGCGCCTATTGAATATCAAAAAGGATCTCATAAAAAGTATATAGTTCAGTGTTTAAAATGTGGGACTACTTTTATTCGAACTATTCAGAATATAAATAAATTTCAAGGTACAGGTTGTTTGACTTGTACACCTCGTTATTCAAAAAATAGTAAAGATAACGATTGACATTTATATATGCATTATAAAAATCACGCCCATTCTAAGAATAGAATTTTTAATATAACTTATGAAGAGTTTAAAAAAATAGTTCATTCGGATTGTTATTATTGTGGATCAAAACCATCTTATTTTAGGTCTATGATTCGTTATAGTAAAAATTCTAGTTTACAAGAATTAAATGGTGTAGATCGAATAGATTCAAATAAGGGATATACTAAAGATAATTGTGTACCTTGTTGTAAGATATGTAACCAAATGAAGTCTAATATAGATATAGGTACTTTTCTTACACAGATTTCTAAAATTTATAATTTTAAAAACGTTCAACGACTATCCCGAGAGGGAGTAGACTCAAGCGAGTCGAAACAGAGTGATTCTGAAAAGAATATGATATAGTCTGATCTATATAGAAATATATAGTTGATTCGTAATAGAATCAGACCACAATGTAGCGAATTGTGGTTGAACATAATTGGCAGGATATAGCGCTCTTCGTAAGGCATTAGAGATGGTTATTGATATGGTATCTAAATGTGCACCTAATATTATTCTTATTTGTCATACAAAGGATTCAGCAATCGGTAATACTGATATGACTGCAAAGACTATTGACTTATTTGGAAAAGCAGGTAGAATTCTTGCTTCAAAGTCAGATGCTATTGGTTATTTAGATAGAGATGAAGATTCAAATACTATTCTAAGTTTTAATACAAATGATAAATTTGTAGAATGTGGTGCTAGACCAGAACATTTACGAAATGCAGATGTAGTATTAGGAGAAATGAAGGAAGATGGAAATATTGAATTTCATTGGGAAAGAATTTATCCTTCACTTTTAAATCCTGTAGAAGTTAATATATAATCTAAGGATTATGTTAAAGGTATCTTTTGAATTTGACGAAGAATCGAAGGCTGTTACAAATGTTAAAGTTGTTAAAGTGCCTTCAAAATATGATAATATAGATTTACCAATTGTAGAGATAGGAGATAGTAAGTTAATTATGTCTCCTAAAGCCGTTAGTTTATTATCTGCACAATGCGGAGATAGGATAGCAGTTAATTATATCCAAAAAAGTAACGAGCTTACAATCCCAGTTATCGGTAAAGCTGAAGTGTTTTCAGATCCTGAAAATGGGAATAAATTAACAAAAAGTAATACAGTCTCTTTTAAAGGGACTCAAAAAACAATTTTATCTAAATATGGTCAACTCTTTAAAATAGAGGAATGTAGGCCTGGTATGTTTAAAATGATTAAGATTGATGAATCAGATCTTTCTAAAGCTGATACCGATTTAGATACAGAAAATTCAGATTTATTAAAAATTTAAAATTGTAAGAATATGTCAATGTTTGATTTTAGTGTAGCAAAGAATGCAAATCAAGTAACTTCTACTTTCCTTCGTGGAGGAATTCATAATGTAACCTATAAAGGTATTGAATGAGTAGCTAGTCAGAGTGAAGGTAATTCTGATGCTTTTGTTTTATTATTTGAAACAAAGGACGGTATCCAGCATCGAGAAACTATTTTTGATCCAAGTAATATAAGTAATTGTACTCAGAGAGCTACAACTCAGTATGGAGAAAATCCATCTGAAATGGAAAACTTTATGGTTAAAATTACTCAGATCATTAATGCTCTTAATCCCGAATTAGGTGCAAAAATTGCTGCAGGAGAAAAGATTGAAGTAAGTAGCTTTAAGGCTCTTGCTAAATATTTAAAGGAAAACTTAGCAAGTTCTGTTGGTAAGGAAACTCAAATCAAGTTAATTCCTTATAAAGGTTTTGCTAATATGCCTAAGTATGTTGCATCAGTAGGTAAAGATGGAGTAGTTCGTAGTAAAACAAAAGTTATTGGTGAAGATTTAACTTTAACTGCTAGAGAAAAGACTGATATTGAGAATGCTAACTCTGCACAACCTACTAACATGAAAGAACGGGATAAGGATTTAGACGATCTTAAGGAAACGTTTAATGTAAAAGGCTCAGAAGACGACTTGCCATTCTAAAAAATAATATAGTTAAATTTTAATGGTCTTTACATTAGAACCGATAAATATCACTAAAGAACTTATTTTAAGTAAAGTTAGTGAAGAAACTTTAATGGAGCATTACTTGGGCATTCCTGTAAAAAAAGGATTGTTCAAGTCTCCATTAAGGCAAGATAGTAAACCTACCTGCGCATTTTATAGGAATAGGAAAGGAGATTTAATATTTAAAGATTTTCGTGGAGACTTTTATGGAAATTTTATTTCGGTTGTAATGTATAAATTCGATTGTCCTTATGGCAAGGCTTTACAAATAATTGCTAATGACTTTAGAATAGTTTCCCGCAAAAATTTAACTATAAATAAACCTCTTATTAAATATACAAATCAAAAGTTTAATGATACTACTCAAGCTGTTATTCAAATTGAAGATAAGTCTTGAGAAGATTATGAACTTGAATGGTGATCTAAATATGGTATAGATAAAACTATACTAAAAAAGTTTCATGTATTTTCATGTAAAAATGTATTTTTAAATGGAAGTATATTTAGTTTACATAAAGATCGGCAATTAGTATTTGGATATTATGGAGGTATTCGAGAAGATATAGAACGTTGACGTATATATTTTCCTGGAAATATAAAGTATAAGTTTATTTCAAATTGAAAGTCATTTAGATTACAAGGTGCTCATGCACTTCCAAAAAATGGAGGAGAATATTTAGTTGTAACGAAATCTTTAAAGGATGTTATGACTCTTTATTCATGTGATAAAATTCCTGCAATAGCTCCAATTTCTGAAAATTGTTTTTTAACTGAAGCTCAATATACAAAGTTAAAGTCTAAATTCAACAAGATAATTTTATTCTATGATAATGACCTTGCTGGAATTGAAAACATGAATAAAATTCGTAAGAAATTTCCTGACGTACATGTATTATTTATACCTAGACATTATAAAGCTAAGGATATATCAGATTTTTATAAAATGTATGGAAGGACTAAAACTTTAGAATTAATTGAAAAAGCAAAAAACTACATCTCAGAAAAAGAAAACAGGAGCATACTGTAGAAATAAAGGACATAGATATGAGACAAAAATTGCTCAGGAACTTAGAAATCTTGGATTTACAGATGTAGTTACATCAAGATCTGAGTCTAAGAGTATGGATGACAAAAAAGTGGATTTAGTTGATCGCAGTGGTAAGTTACCATGTTATATACAATTGAAAAATACTGTTAATACACCTCAATATCATGCTATTAAAAAAGAATGTCCTTTAAAAGATAAACCTTTTATTGTAATTTGAAATAAACAAGTTAAGAAAGAAAAAGTATTTGGTTCTGCAGGAGAAGTAGTAATCATGGATAAAGACTTTTTCTATGAACTCTTATCAAAATTAATTAATGGATAGTTGTAGAGTAGTGTTCACCTCTGCTTCTGGACAAAAAATCATTATTGTATTTACATATGATGAAGAGAAGGATGAATTAAATTACGTCCCTCGATTTGAACCTCAAGTTGATGCAAAAACTCAATTAGGTTTGTCTGGAAAGTTATGTGAAATATTTTTAGAAGCATTATCTAGCAAAGATGGAACAACAAAAGATTAGATACGATTTGACTCCACAATATGGAATTGAGGAGGTCAACAAAATTCTTACAAGTAAATTAAGTAAGTACCAAGAAAACGAATGGAAAAGAGGTATGAAGTGGACGGATGTTCTCTCATCTCTTAAAAAACACTTGAATCAGTTCGAACGAGGTATTGATTATACAAACGAGGGACTTTTAGAAATGGCTGAAGTAGCTACTAATGCATTGATATTATGTGAATTTTATCATATATATCCTCAAGGAGATGATAGAGTTATGGCCCCTATCGATAAGCCTATTGTTGGATTAGATCTCGATAATGTAGTATTTGATTTCAATAAAGCTTATGAAGACAAGTTTGGTGTTGCTATGAATCCTTACTGGAATGCAAACTATCAGATGTCTGAACATCTACATGAATTAGAATCAGATAAAGAGTTTTGGATTAATATTCCTGTATTACATAGACCCTCTTTTGAAGTAGACTATTATGTAACTGCAAGAAATATTCCAACTGAATGGATTCAGGAAAGTTTACAGAAGAATGGTTTACCATGTGCTCCTGTAATTACAGTACCTTGGAATGCTAGTAAAGTTGAGGCAATTAAAAGTAGGGGAATTACGATTATGATTGATGATAAGTACGATAACTATAAAGAAATTACTAATGCGGGAATATTCTGTTATTTAATGGATGCTCCTCATAATCAGTATTATCAAGTAGGACATCGTAGAATTTATGATCTTAAAATACCTATTAAGTAATGAACTTAAAGGATAAATTAGAACTGGCCTTACATGAAGCCTATATAAAAGCCTATAAATTAGCTGAACCTTCTGCAGACTTTGATATTTTAGTTGAAAATGCAGAAATTATGTCAGATGGCAAGAAGAACATTCATTTTGAAAACTACTTTTTAGATGATGATATTGCAGAAAATATCTTAAATGAAGTAGCTAAGAAATATAAGTTATCTAAATACATGAAAGGCCAGCTTCATATAGCTTATTATTTAGGTTGTAGTCCAGCGACAAAACGCAAGGAAAATGACAATTAACTTAAATGATATAAAACTTAGTCCAGTCTTAGAAAGTGTATATAGAAGTAAAATAAGTGATGCAGAATATTTCTCAAGCTCTTATTCTAATTATATATCAAATTCTAGATTAAAGTATATAAATCCCGATCAGGGTGGTAGTCCAAGTTTATATAATAAAGGTATAGAAAATAAATCAACTAATTCTTTAGAATTAGGAACAGCTATACATGAATTATTTTTACAACCAGAGTCTTTTAAATTAGGTGATTCATATAATAAGCCTACAGCAAAATTAGGTATGGTAATAGATAGTATTATTAAATATAGAAAACAAGGTTATACTATTAGAGAATCTATTACTAAAAGCTGTATTGATATAGATTATTATAAAAATAATTTAAATGAGAGTAGAATCCAAAATATAATAAAATCTGGATTAAATTATTATCAAAACTGCAAAGATTTAATAGAAGGCGATTTAGTAATTTTAAATGATAAACATCGTACAATTTGCAGTAATTGTTTAGAATCGTTATCTAACAATCCTTCAATAGTAAACTTAGTAAGACCTGAAGGTCTTGAAGCTTATAATGAAGATGCTTTGTTCATAGATATTATTGGCGAATATAATAATAGTAAATGTATATTAAAATTAAAAATGAAAGCTGATAATTGGACGATTGATAAAGATAATAAAATAATTACTATTAATGATTTAAAGACTACGGGTCATTTACTTGAACAATTTATGAATGGAAGTTTTTGGAATTTTCATTATCATAGACAGATGGGAATGTACCTATGGATGTTACTTCAATTCTGTAAAAAAGAATATGGATACACTCCTAAAGACTGGACTTTTCAAGCTAATATTATTGCCGTTGAAACTACAGGCTCTAACAGAGCTAGTGTTTTTAATATTGATTCAGATATACTTAATATAGGTAGATTAGAATTTTGTAGACTTCTAAAAATGGTTGCATATTGTGAAATCAATGATTATTCTGATGATGTTACATTTATTTAAATATGCGCAAATTAGAAATTCAGGCTTATACCTTAGATGAAGCTAAAATTAATGCTTTTAAACAAGGTATAACTGTAGTACAAGATGCTACCAGAAGCTGAAAAAAATCTGGATCTCCAGTTCTAACTAAAGATATGAATATATTTGCTGCAGATTTTCTTGAACAAAAAGGAATGTTTGATTTTGAAGGTGCTGGTATTATTATTGCTATAAAATCTGGCACTAAAGATACTCGTAAGAAACCTTATAAAGTTATTAGTTCAAGACGTAAAGGACGTTGTAAGCTTTATCGAACTATTGAAATTCGTTTAAAACGTAATCATGAAGTGATTGGAGAAGCAGTAAACAAAACTGAAGCGTTAAATCTAGCTAAAAGTTTAATTCGTAACTTTCGTGAAAATGTGTATGCAAAAACTGTATACAATACTAAAGATATTGATTTTGAACTTGAATATATGCCTTCTACTAAGGCAGAAAAAGGGCAATATATTGTCTTTGGAGTAGAACAATCTGATGTAAAACTCAGTAAAAGAAAGAATAGAGGGGCAGAGTAATCTGCCTCTTTTATTCTCTTTATATATAAAATTATATATAAATGACTATAGAAGAATGGTTAAATAAAGACGAACTTGCAATAACAATTTGAAATAATAAATATAGATTTGAAAATGAATCATTAGACGCGTGGTTTAAACGAGTAAGTAATAATAATCCTGAAGTCGAAAAACTAATCAGAGAAAAGAAATTTATTTTTGGAGGACGAATTTTAGCAAATAGAGGTTTGAATTCTAAAAATAAAAAAATTACTTATTCAAATTGCTATGTAATTGCTCCTCCACAAGATAATCTTGAATCTATTTTTGAATGTGGATCTAAGCTAGCTCGTACTTTTAGTTATGGAGGTGGATGTGGAATTGATATTTCAAATCTCCGTCCAACAGGATCTAAAGTAAACAATGCAGCAAAAACAACATCTGGTGCAGTTAGCTTTATGGATTTTTATTCATATATTACTGGATTGATTGGACAATCTGGAAGACGTGGGGCATTAATGATCTCAATATCTTGTGATCATCCAGATCTTGAAGAATTTATTGAACTTAAGTCAAATTTAGATAAAGTTACAAAAGCTAATATTTCTGTTAGAGTTAGTGATAACTTTATGAAATCTGTTATTAATGCAGAAACTTTGATTCTTAAGTTTATTACAGATACAGGAGAAGTTATAACTAAAGAAGTTGAAGCTTATCCTATTTTTAGAAAATTAGCAGAGATGAATTGAGATTATGCAGAGCCTGGAATTTTATTCTGGGATGCTATTAAAAATTGAAATCTTCTCTCAAATAACCCTGATTTTTCTTTTGCTGGAGTAAATCCTTGTGCTATGTAAGTGATTGATAATCAAATAATTACGTCAATCTTTGGCTCAAGTAAAAAATTGGGCAAAATCGGTGAATTCTAACCAATTCAAAGAGGTGGAATTTGTTTGTTAACAAATTTATTACTATCTTTGTTGTATGAAAATACCGAGATAACTTCCTAAATTACGAAAGGTTAGGAAGTATTGTAACGCATAGTGAGTGAATAAATATAATCTCACCACGAGTGCCCAATACTAATTTACTATGATAATATATAAAGTAACGAATAAAATTAATAATAAAATTTACATTGGTCAAACTATTAATTCTTTAGAACATAGAAGGAAACAACATGAAAAAGATTGTAGACGAAATAAGTACTATAATAATCGTTTTCATAATGCACTTATTAAGTATGGATTTGATAATTTTATCTGAGAGTGTCTTTGTGAATGTGTTTCTATTGAAGAATTAAATAGTAAAGAACAGTTTTATATTTCTGAATATAATACAACAGACAAAACTTTAGGTTATAATTTGAAGCTTGGAGGAAATAATGGAGGTAAATGTTGTGATACTACAAAAACTAAGATTAGTTTAAGTGGCAAACAAAAGTGAACTAATCCTGAAATTGCTTCTAAAATGTTAAATGGCCTTAGAAAAGGAACTGAAACCGTTAAACAAAAAGGTTTAAAAAATTATGTACTTCGTAAATGTATTTATTGTGGCACTGAATTTAAATGTAAACCTTATGATTCTAAAAAGTATTGTAGCCTAAAATGTGCAAATAATGACCCTAAACATTATTTAATAGGAGTGAAAGCTGCTTCAACAAAGATTCAAGAACAGTATCAAAACTCAATATCTTTAAAAATAAAACAGATTGAAGATTGAGTTAGAAAAAATAAATGACTGCTACAGAATGTAAAAATGAATAATTTAACTTTTATTCAAGATTTATGTGCATGTTTAAATGTGAAAGACTATAGAACTGTTGCAAAAATACTTAATGTAAACAATAAGAAAGATTTAGTTACAAAATTAATAGAAATTAGTAAAAATGTATGCTAAACTGGTCTGAATTAACAGACGTATCAGGTAACTGTATGGAGGAAACTCCCAGAAATAAAGGATAAAAAGCCTTTATGATAATAAATTGGAAGAGCCCTTGCCGAGCGGAGGGTCGTGTCTGCTCGGAAGTATAAATCTTGCAGAATTTGTTACAGAATGTGAAACGTTTGACTTTGTAGGATTTAAAGATACTGTTAAAAAAGCAGTAGTTGCATTAAATGAAGTACTTGATGAAGGTCTTCCATTACATCCTCTTATTGAGCAAAGAGAATCTGTTAAAAATTGGAGACAGATTGGACTAGGAGTAATGGGATTAGCAGATATGTTTATAAAACTAGGTATTAAGTATGGCAGTGAAGAATCTATTAAATGGATTAATATGATTGGAACTGAAATGATCTTTTCAGCTTTGGAAAGTTCTAATGAACTAACAATAAGTAAAGGAGCATATCCAATGTTTAATACAAAAGTTGTAGATACACCTTTCTTTCAAGCGCTTAATACTAAGGAAAATAATCTTCGATATCAGGAATTAAGAAGTAATGTTCTTTTAAGAGGATTATGTAATTCTCAGTTATTAACTTGTGCTCCTACAGGTAGTATTGCTACTATGTTAGGAATTTCAACAGGTTGTGAACCCATTTTTGCAACTTCTTATACAAGAAAAACAGAATCTTTAGTTGATAAAGAGAAACTTTATAAAGTATATACTCCAATTATACAAAATAATTTCATTTCAAAAGGAGTTCCTGAAAATCAACTTCCAGAATATGTAGTAACTTCAGAGAACATTCCTTATACAGAGAGAATTCAAGTTCAAGCTGCTTTACAAAGATATATAGATGCTTCAATTTCCTCAACAATAAACTTACCTGAATCTGCTACAATAGATGATGTTGAAAGAATTTATAGACTTGCATGAGAGTATCATTTAAAAGGTGTAACTGTTTATAGAGCAGGTTGTAAAAGAGGAGCTATTTTATCTAAGAAACCTACGGGGAGTAAAGAATTAATGAAGCGTCCAGAATCAATTGATGCTAAATTAATTAGATTTAAAAATGGAACTGAAAACTGGATTGCATTTGTAGGTTTAGTTGATGATAGACCTTATGAAGTATTTACAGGAATTAATAATATTGAGGATTTTCCAATTCCCTCAACTATTACCGAAGGTAAAATTATTAAGGTAAAAGATGAATTTGGTAAACGATATGATTTTCAATATGTCGATAAGTATGGATATACAAATCGATTAGGAGGATTGTCTCGCATCTTTAATCAAGAATACTGGAATTATGCTAAATTAATATCTGCTCTATTAAGAGGAGGAATTGAATTAGATAAAGTAGTCAAGATTATTGATGGTATGCATTTTGAATCTGATACTTTAAATACCTGGAAGAATGGAGTAAAAAGAGCAATAAAAACATTTATTGTTAATGGAACAGAATCTCACGAACTTTGCCCAGATTGTGGTGACCATTTAATATATGAAGGTGGTTGTACTATATGTAAGAGTTGTGGATTTAGTCGTTGTGTATAATTGTAAATAATAAAATATTAATAGATTAAAATTTAAGAGATATGAAGACAGAAAGAATCGTTTCCGCTCACGGATTAGAAGGTTATCGTGTAACTGATAGTGGTAAACTTATTGGTAAGAGAAATTGTCAGTTAGTTGGATGCTTAAGTAATGGTTATACTCGATATACTGTTAGAGTAAATAAGAAAACTAAGAGTATTAATGGAGCTCGTGTAGTTTGGGAAAGTTTTTATGGTCCGATTTCTAAAGGCTTTGAGATTGACCACATTAATGGAGATCGAAGTGATAATCGTTTGTCTAATCTTAGAGTAGTAACTCATAAGGAAAATATGGCAAATCCTATTACTCGTGCTAGAATGGGTAAACCTCGTAAGCGTTATTCAGTAAAATATGAAAAAGTATAGTGAAGAATTTCGTGATGCAATGACCGATGTTGAAGTAGTTAATATTTCTAAAAATACTCTTCCAGAGTATACTGAAGAATGAGATGCTGGTTGTGATGTTAGAGTCGACTTTAGTAGAATAACTTCAGATGAACCACTAAAAACAAAAGGAGATTGCCAATTTCTATTTGAAAACGAAGTTAATCCATTAAAATCTTTTATTCTTGAACCTAGATCTCGAGCAATTATACCTACAGGTTTATTTGTTTGTATTCCAAAAGGATATGAAATACAAGTACGCCCAAGATCTGGTTTAAGTTTTAAGGTTGGTCTTACTTTAATTAATTCTCCAGGTACAATTGATGCAAGATATCGGGACGAAGTAGGTTTACTTGTTGTTAATAATGGTTCTGAACCTGTTGTAATAACAGATGGAGAACGTATTGGACAGCTAGTACTTAAGCGTGTTGAATTTATTAATTGGATTGTAAAACGTTCTGTTAAAGAATTCTCTGATCAATCTGATAGAGGTGGAGGAACAGGACATTCTGGAGTAAATTAAAATGATTTTAAACTATGATTTACCAAAATTAGAATCTGAATTACTTTCATTTCAACTAGATTCTAAGCAAAAAGAAGTACTTGAATCAGCTCTAAACTATATTAAAAGTGATATTAAGATTAATTCTGATACTAAACATTTGTGCATATCAGGTAGAGCAGGTACTGGAAAAACTCAAATATGTGCTTTAATTGTGAAGATATTGAAGGATAATAATATTCCATTTTTGGTAATTACTCCTACAAATAAGTCAAAGAACGTAATAGCTTCTGTAGTTGATTCAGAAGCTATTACTGTTCATAGACTATTAAGTTTATCTCCACAAGTTGATATACTTGAATTAGATCTTAAAGAGTTAAACTTTATACAAAAAAATACTATATATTTACAATATAAAGCAGTCTGGATTATTGATGAATGCAGTATGGTTAATGATGATTTATATAAATTAATTATTGATCAAGCTGTAGATCATCAATGTAAAATTATATGACTTGGAGATGAAAAACAATTAAGTCCTGTAAGTCAAAAACAAATATCTAAAACATTTAGAAATTCTACTAAATATACTTTAGATAAAGTATATCGTCAATCTTCAGATTCTCCAATTGGAAAAATATTAGAAACGTTACGTTCTAAGCCAATTAGTAGATTTGAATCTACTCTAGATAGTGATTCTGGATCTTTAAAAGTATATAATAATATTCGAGAAATGTTAGAAGAGCATTGTTATCTATTTAAGGTTGGAATGAATCTTGAAGATCAACATATTGTAAAACTAGTTACATATACTAATAAAAGGATTGAAGCTTTAAATCAGATTATTAGACGCTTAGTTTTTAATGATGATGAGGAGTATCATTTTGGAGAGGTCTTAACTGGGTATGATTCTTGTATATATAAAAATCAAGGTATTATTGAAAACTCATCTGATTATTTAGTTAGAGAAGTTGAGGATACTACATTTCAAGGATTAAAAGCATATAAATTAACCTTATATGATCCTTCTAAAGAGTGTGATATTGAAGTTACTATAATTTCAAGATATAATAGTAGTTACGATATTGCTAATTTAGCAGCTCGAATTGATAATATGAGGATTAAAGCTGTAAAAAGTAAAAATGGCAAAGATTGGAGAGCTTATTATCAATTTCAAGAAGCGTTTCTTACTCCCTTTGATTTAGTACATGAAGGAAGAGTTATAAAGAGAAAATCTTTAGACTATGGATATTGTATATCTGCACATAAATCACAATCTTCTTCATATTTAGCAGTATTAGTTGATATGGAAAATATTTTGCAATGTACAGATCCTGAGGAATTACGACAATTACAATATGTAGCTTTATCTCGAACTACTAATGATATATATTTATATCAAAGATAATATGACAAATTACTTTTTTAAAAGAGACAATAATAATAAGATTCGAGTAGTTCAACTAAATTTAAATGAACATACTGATATTCAATCGAATGAAAAATTCTATTCAATAACTGGAGAAACTGGCGTATTGAATGGAAAAATGGTTAAACGACCTTTAGTTACTATTGAACAAGGTAAAGTTAAAAGAACTGTCAAAGAACAAGCTGAATTACAATATAATAGCTTATGCAATAGCTATTTAGATAAAGGGTATAAATCTCAAGAGGAACTTAAAATAAAAGATATAACAGATGAATCAGAAGTAGATTTAAAAGTTCCTAAACAGAATACCGACGCAAAAGGAAACTTAAAGCCTATGTTGGCTCTTAGTGTTGATAGTCTCCCAAAATCTAAACAAAATATATTAGACAATAAATGATATGGGAGTAGAAAGATAGACGGTAGCCTATAGTATGCCGTCTTTAAATTCCGTTAATTCGGTGAACCCTGAGATGGGAATACCGAGCCAAGCATTATAGTAATATAATGAAGGTGTAGAGACTAGTATATGGAGTCTACGAAGTAGATAGTAAAATACCACGAACGCGGAAAATATATGGTACAATATTTGGATGGAGTTCGAAGTTTTATTATATTTGTAATAAATTAATAAAATTATGGAACGAAAATGTTATAAATGCAAGAAAATTAAATCTATTGAGTCTTTTGTAAAAGATAATAGAAATAAAACTGGATACGGATATCTTTGTAAGGAATGTAAAAAAGAGGAAGATAAAAAGTATCATGCTAAAATTAAACAAGATCCAAATAGATGGGCAAAAGAACTAGAAATGCGAAGGAATTGAAAAAGAGATAATCGTAAAAAAGTTCAAGCGAGTTGAACTGAATATAATAATAGACCAGAAGTAAAAGAACAAAAGTCTGAATGGGCAAGAAAACACTTTAATGTAATGCAACTGACAGAAAAGCAATACATACATAAAATGTGAAGAAATGCAAAATCTAGAGCGATTAAAGAAAATATTCCTTTTAATATAGAAGAAACAGATATAATTATTCCTAAGTATTGCCCAATTTTAGAAACAGAACTAGTTTTAAACAAAAATTATAAGAATAGTAATCCAGAACATACTCCCTCTATTGATAAAATAGATCCAACTAAAGGATATGTAAAAGGAAATATTCAGATAATTTCGTTTAAAGCTAATGCTATGAAGCAAAACGCATCGTTTGACGAGTTACAAAAGTTTTCTAAAAATATTATAAAATATATACAACCATATATTAAGATATAGTCCGAACTATAAAGAATAAAATTTATAGAGTTAGAAGATAAAGAGCTTCTAAAAAACAAAAAGGTACGATGTCTAATGTATTATAAGGATAAGGAAGTTTATACTTCTTCTAGAGGAGGTAAAGATTATGATACTCCTACAACTTATATTCGTAAGAATACATTCTTAAATCAATTTTTTAATAATAATCCAAATGTAGTATTAGATGGAGAATTATATATTCATGGAAAGCCTCTATCTTATATTAGTGGAATTGTTAGATTACAAGATCTTTGTGAAAAACACGAAGAACTTCAATATTATGTTTATGATATAGTTGATGAAACTAAAACTTTTCAGGAAAGACTAAAAATTCTAACTGAGTTAGATAAATGTATGAGTTTAAGTTCTATTATTCCTAATAGAGTTGTAGTAGTTAATCATGAAAGTGTATCTGGAAAGGATGCAATTGTTCAACTTCATAATCAGTATATATCTGAAGGTTATGAAGGTTTAGTTATTAGAGATCCAAATGAAAAATATAAATGTGGAGCTCGAGATAAGCGAATGCTAAAAGTAAAAATGTTCCAGGATGATGAATTTGAAATAACTGGAATGACTGATGGCCTTCGAGAAGAGGATTTTGTTTTTAATATGAAAACAAAGGACGGATATCCATTTGAAGCTAAGCCTATGGGAGATAGAGCTTTAAAGAAGTGATATCGAGAAAATATAGACAAATTAATAGGACAAATGGGTACAGTAAAGTATTTTGGATATACTGCAACAGAAAATGCAGTTCCAAATCTTCCAGTATTCAAAAGTCTACGAGATAAAACTGATTTATAATGAAACTTACATTAAAGCAACTTAAAGATTTAATTTCAAGTTATCGTACTGCTTTAAATGAAGCAGAGAATTTTGAAAGACTAGGTTTTGATATTAGAAGTAGTGAGATGTGGTATTATTTAGAACATGCTCTTGATATAGCTTTAACGTTGTATTTTGGAGAGAATGTTTCTGAAAAAATATGGAATTTTATTTTAAATGATTCTGTAAATGAATTTGCTACTATTGAGGAATTATTTGAATTTGTATCAGATAAATATTCAGAATTAGTTAATAAAGATACAGCACTTACACTTGATCAACTTCAAACATTATTTCCTCAGGAAGAAATGTTTAAGTATTTTGATAAAGTAATTAAAGAACAAACTAAACAAAAAGAAAATGAAACAACCGTTTAACCTATCTCAAGAAAAAATTGATCAACTTTTTCGACATTGTATATTCGATCTAACTCCAAAAGCTATAGGTAATAAATATATGTATTATCATACTTCTGATAACGCTTATCGATATAGAATTCAATGGACTGAAAAAGATGATAGATCTTATCATTCTTATCCATGTAGCGATATTACAGAAGATCTTTTTGAATCAGATAACTTAAAATTTAGGATAATTATATATCGTACTTTTGAAGATACTGTATTTGGAGCGTATCCATGTACTAGTATTGCTCTTGAAGTATCTGATTTAGATTTTGAAGAACTTCAAAAAGTTAAATTAGAAATATATAATACATATAAGGAATTTTATAATGATTTATTAGAAAGTGCTCCTTGTGAACTTTCATCTATTGAAGCACATTCTAGAGTTATAAAACCTAATGAATAAAGAAGAGATTAAGGAATTAAAAGAGAACAAGGATATTAAGTATATTTATAAAATTCCTTGTTCTCTTTTTGAAACTGATCTTTTAGTTATCATTGGAAACATTAAAACCAAATATGATAAAGAAAAACATTGTTTATATTTTTCTTTTGAAGATTGGTTTCAAAGAACTGATTGTGGGGATCTTTTACCATATGTATGTTCTACACTTAATAAAAAAGGAAAGATAAAAGAATATCTTAATGTTTATGTAAAACCTGATTTAGTTAAGTTTAGAAATTATATTATTAAAGATCCTAGTATTACTCCTTTAGAAAAGTATATAGAAGTTAATTGGGCATTACAAATTCTTAGAGAGTTTAAAGTAAATCGTCCAGATGTGTTTTCTAGAGAATCTAATCTTGAAGAACTTATGAAAAATAAGTACCAAAAAGATTTAAGTACTTTTCTAACAGAAGTCCATCCTATGTATATAAAGCAATTTTATGACAAAAAATAAATTAACAATAATTGTAATGGTTGGACCTCCAGCTAGTGGCAAAACTTCGTGGTCTAAAGAGTTCGTGAAGGGAAAGTCTACTTGGATTCGGGTGAATAGGGACGATCTCCGACTTATGTGCGGTGATTATTGGATTCCGTCTCGGGAAAAGTTAATTAATACTCTTGAGGAAACAACTATTACCTCTGCTTTAGAGCAAGGTTATAACGTTATAATTGATGCTACTAATCTTAACCCTAAAACTAGGGCTAAATGGGAAGAAATTGCCTCAAATTTCGATGCAAATATTGAATATAAGGAAATAGTTATTCCATATAAAGAAGCTGTTAAACGGGATAAAAATAGGGATTTACAAGTAGGTGAAGATACAATACGTATATTTTATCGAAAATATTATCCTGAGCTACTAAAACAAGAATTAGACGAAATATAATATGAAATATATACTTATTGAGTGGCCTGAAGTTCAAGAATTAATGAGTTATGATGATTTTGATTGTCATGCGCATCTTGTTAATGATGAAGGTTGAATTGATCAGTATGGCCCTTCTTCATACTTTGTAGAAGAGGATTGATTAAAAAAGTTAAAGAAATGTTAAGAATATATAATATTTATATCCAGATATACAATAAATTGTGTTTACTCAATAATATAGTTCTACAGGAAAATTTATTGTATTTAACACTAATACTACAATCTTATGTCCACTAGATCTAGAATAGGAATGATAAATCCATATGGTAGTGTTAGTTCAATTTATTGTCATTTTGATGGATATCCAGAAGGTGTTGGGAAAACTCTACATGATAATTGGAATGATATAAACGATATTATTGAACTAATTGCTAATGGAGATATATCTTGTTTAGGAACAGATTTAGATACAACAAGTTTTTATGCAGATGGATCTGGCGCAATTATATCTCCAACTGAAGAAGATTACTATAATTTAGATCCAATAATGATTGAGTATCATTATTTACATAAAAATGGAGAATGGATATGTAAAGAGGTAAACCTTAAGGAACGTTTTAATGAAAGCTCGAGTTAAGAATTTTGATGTAGAGGTAGAACCTATGACTAAATATGAATTTTATGATAGAATTAAGAAAATTCAGTTACAACATCCTGAAAATAAATGAGTCAAAGGTTATTATATTAACTGGAATGGATATGAATTCTGGTTAATGGAAGAAAATTTTAATAAATTATATGAAATAATAGAATGTTAATCCGAGGTAAAACTGTATATGTTTATGATATTGAGATATTTCCAAATGTATTTCACTGTACAGTAAAAAATTCTGAAACAGGAGAATATTTATATTTTGAAATTTCTGAAAGACGAAATGATCTTCTAAAACTAGTTGATTTCTTTTGAACTATTCAAGAAGAACCTCAAGATGGCGTTTGAGCAAAAAACTATACTACAGATCTACAATTTTTTACAGATAAAATATTTTGTGGATATAATAATTTACATTATGATAATCCTATAATTAATTATATTATTGATTATCATAAGAAATTGTCAACACTTGATTATCTTAGTGTTTGCAAGTCTTTATATAATCTTAGTAATGAAATTATTAGATCTACAGATGGTAACTTTACTTCTTGGAGTAAATGGAAATATAAAATTTATTTTGAAACCTTGGATTTGCTTACAATGTTATATTCTCAAAAATTGAGAGTTGGGTTGAAAGAAATGCAAGTAACAATGAAATTTCGTTGTGTACAAGAGTATGAAGGAGACTTCCAATCTTGGCTTCCTGCATCTGAAATTCCAAACATGATTAGTTATAATGTTAATGATGTCGATTCTACTGAAGAATTATTAAATCGATGTAAAAGAGATATTGATTTAAGAATTGCTATTGAGGATGAATATGGAGTTAAGGTACTTAATAAGGATGGTGTAAACATTGGTATGAAAATTATTACTCAGAAATATCTTGAGAAAACTGGTCAGACCTGGAAACAGATTAAAGACTTACGTTCTCCTTGTGATATGATTGATTTGAGTAAAGTTATTCTTCCAATTGTTAAATTTGACACTCCTATTCTTCAGTCTGTATTAGAAGAAATGAAAAAACAAACAGTATCTCCAGGAAGAAAAGGATATGAAAAACATTTTATATTAGACGGTCTAGAGTATTGTGTTGGAGTTGGTGGTAAAATGTATGCCACATAATCGAGAAAAAACGGGGAAGGAGTTGTATATTTAGATAATTTTTCGTATATTTGTGTTTTAATAATTAAAACAATATATTATGCGAAATCAAAAATATTTAAAAAACTTTAATTCACAGCAAATCGTAGAACTGAATACAAGTGGATTAAATTTAAAGGAAATTAGTAAAATAATCGATATTCCTGAAAGAAGGTTAGGAGAACTTTGTAAACAATATAATTTAAATATCAAACGTCGTTTTAAATATTTAATAAATGATAACTTTTTTGATAATTTAGATTCAGAATCAAAGTTTTATTTATTAGGATATTTTATTGCTGATGGATGTTTACAACTAGAAGAAAAATTTAAAAATAATAAAAAGTATTCAGAAAGTTATAGGTTTATGATTAATGTATCTATTGATGATGAAGATGTTATAAAGTTATTTCAAAAAGATATTTCTCCAAATAAGCCTTTAGAATATTATGATAATCAAAGTGGAGTAAAATCTAGAAAGAAACAGGTACATTTACGATGAAGCTCTAAACATATGTTTAATACTTTAAGTAAATATAATATTAAGCCTAGAAAAACTTATGATAATTACTTTTTATTGCCAAAGTATATAGTCCAACATAATTTATTTAAACATCTTGTAAGAGGTTTAATTGATGGAGATGGTTATATTGGTAAAGGTCATATTCAGATATGTTTAAATTCTAAATACTTTGCTAAACAGGTACTATATAATTTTAAGACGTATAAGTATTTTACTAAATATAATTTAAAAGAAATATGAGGAAAGACTTGTAAGTACTATAGCTTAACATTATATGGCGGAAAAAGATTCATAGAAGAATATTTTGCTAATAATATAAATTGCGAATACTATCTAAAAAGAAAATACTATAACCCCGTGCTAACCTTATAGATTGCGAAAGGCTGTAAGGTAGTGTAGAGCGTAGGAGATGAATAAATATAATTCTCCCAAGAGTTCTCGACAGTAGTAATACTGAAAAGGTACGCCGAACTTATGTGAACTACAATAACATAAGAAGTAAAGGATAAAAAGCCTTTACGATAACAAAAATGATACATTCTGTTAATAAACCTGAGGAAATAATACCTAATGAAAATCAGATACTCAGTGACGTAGATGTAGCTTCTCTATATCCTAGTATGATTATAGAACATAAGTTTTATCCTCAGCATTTAGGTAAAGAGTTCCTTGAAGTTTATTCTCAAATTAAGGATGAACGTATTGAAGCAAAACATAATGGTAATAAAATTAAAAATGAAACATTAAAACTTGCATTAAATGGATTATCTGGAAATTTACAGAATGAACATAACTTTTGTTATTCTCCATTTACTGTTATGCAGATTCGTATTAATGGGCAGTTATTATTATTAATGTTAGCTGAGAAGTTTATCAGTATTGGATGTACTATAGTTCAGGCAAATACAGATGGTTTATTTGTATTAAGACCAAAAGACAAGGAAGTTGAGTTTCAAAACATTTGTAGAGAATGGGAAAAGTTAACAAAGTTAACTTTAGAGGAAGATCGTTTTGAAGCTATGTATCAATATGCAATTAATGATTATCTTGCAGTAAAAGAAGGTTATTCTGAAACAAAAGATCCTAAGTTACTAAAAAAGAAAGGAATGTTTATAGATGAAGTTAAACTTGGAAAAGGAATGGATGCTATGATCATTCCCGAATCTGTTAATAAATGTTTAGTAGATAAAGTTCCTGTTGAAGAAACAATTAGAAATTGTAAGGATATTAATAAGTTTATTACATATCAGAAAGTAAGTAGAGATTATTCAGTTGAATATGATGGTAAACTAATTCAAAGAATTAATAGATATTATATTTCTAATGATGGACCATGGTTATATAAATGTAAAGTAGATTCTAATAATCGCCGATCAAATTATATTAAACTATTAACTGATTCTGGAGTTACTATTATGAATACTATTGAAAAAGATCAACCAATTCCAAGTAATATTAACTATAGATTTTATATATCAGCTGCTAATAAAATTGTTAGTTTCTTTAAAAATAAACAATTAACTTTATTTTAAACAGAAAACTCTTAAAATTAATAATAAAATAATGAAATTATTATTTTTCCATTCATCATGGTGTGGACCTTGTAAAGCATTAACACCTATTGTAGAAGAATTAAAATCAACATATGATATATGAGATATAGATGTTGATGAAGCAGAAGATACTACATTAGTAAAGTATAAAATTCGTAGTATTCCTGTACTGATATTAGAAGATGATCAAGGAAAAGAACTTTGGAAACATGTAGGAAGTATTTCTAAAATAGATCTCGAAAATAAGCTTAAAGAATATGAGACTAATTAAACCATCTATAGAAATACTTGAACAAGGCTCAGGAATTCAAGGAATTTATAAGCAAATTGAGAAAGCAGGAAGAACCGCATATAAAAGTGAAAATTATATTACAGAAGGTTCTGCGGAAAAGTTTGTAAACATGATTAAAAATAAGAACCATGGAGCTTGTCTAGAGCACGGTACTGTTTATTTAAAAACCTACAATCCTAAAATATACTATAAATATCGTAATAACCAATATTCTAAAGTTAAAATCATTAAATATTCAAAAACAGGATGTGATGAATTAGATCTACAAAATTCTGCATATGACGTAGGATTCATTACTACTAATTATCGAGTATTATATGAAAACGATTGGTTAGACGATCTTTCGTATATTTGTGAACCTACTGAATATCATGAAAAAAGGATCACTGTAAAGTTTGTACTTCCTATTTCTATAAGTAGAGAATTTTTAAGGCATAGAATATTTTCATTTATGGAAATGAGTACAAGATACTGTAATTTTAATAAAGAGAAGTTTAACAATGAAATCACATTCATTATTCCGTATTGGTCATCTCTAAAAGAAGCTAGGTATGTTTATTGGGATGGAGACTATGTAGAAGATACTACTCCAGAATCTTTACCACATACTATTCTAAAACACGTTGTGGGAGATAATGACGATGTGTTTTTATCAGTATGTGAAAATGCTGAATTATGTTATAAGCAACTAATTAACTCAGGAAGAACTCCACAGGAAGCTAGAGAAGTCTTACCATTATGTACTAAGACAGAACTAATTATGACTGGAACTATTGAACAATGGAAAGGATTCTTTAAATTACGTAGCTCATTATATGGAGCAATAGGAGCTCATCCTCAAGCAGCAGAACTAGCAGATAAACTGTATATACAGTTTAAGGAGAAAAATTATATTTAAAATGAGCCATTATAAAGAAACAGTACAGTATGATCATATAGATGAAGAACAAGAACATTCTTTTAGACATCTTTATGCAGATTGAAATTCTAAAACAAATACTGTAACTGTATGAAATAAAGAAGGTATAGTTATATATAGTGGATACGATGATGAAGCTAAAGCTTTAGGTTGTTTATTATCTAATATTAGATGTCAAAAAATCGATAAATTTCCACATGAAGATTAAAATTATAAGATATGCAACTCATTAAAGCATGTAAAGAATTAATGATTAGAGAGCCCTTTTATGGGCTCTTTCTTCTTAATTTAAATAAAGAAATATCTGATACATATGTAGATACAGCTTGTGTTTCTAGAAATGGAGTAAATTCTAAACTAGTTATAAATCCTAATTACTGAGATAAATTAACTGACAATCAGCAGTTAGGTTTATTAAAACATGAGCTAATTCATATATGTTTTAACCACATGTTTATTGAATCAGAACTTCGAATTAGTGATCATAAATTATTTAATATTGCTTGCGATTTAGTTTGTGATCAATACATAAAAGATGTTCCTGATAATATGTGGGATCAACTAAAAGACAAATATCCTGATTTAGTAAAAAACTTAGAAAAGGATAAAGGTGCAAAATATTATTATGAAGAGCTAATAAAATATGCACAGAAAAATTCTCAGTCTGGACAGAAAGGGCCAGGTAATGGGAATAGAGGCACAACACAAGGTCTTGATGGAATTAGCGGAGGAGCTGATGATCATAAGTCTTGGAAAGAATATCAGAATCTTGATGAAGCAGGAAAAAAACTAATGCAAAATCAAACTGAGCATCAATTAAAAGAAGCAGCTACAGCTACTACTAAAAGTAGAGGTAGTATTCCAAGAGAATTTCAATCAATAATTGATGCATTATTTAAAGTAGATCCTCCTATATTTAATTGGAAAATGTATTTCCGAAGATTATTAGGAAATTCATTCAAAACTTATACAAAAAAATCTCTTCGAAAAGAGTCTAATAGATTTGTTGGAAGTGCAGGAATTAAAGTAAAGCATAAACAACACATCCTTGTTGGAATTGATACATCTGGATCTGTAAGTGATTCAGAATTACAAGATTTTTTTAGTGAGATCTATCACATATATAAAACTGGGTCTATGGTAACTATTGTAGAATGTGATGCCGATATTCATAAAATATACGAATATAAAGGAAAGTTTGATGGAAAAATTACAGGTAGAGGAGGAACTAACTTCAAGCCTGTAGTAGATTATTATAATGCTAATCTAAATAAATATACTACTTTAGTATTTTTTACGGATGGTTATGCTCCATTAGACACATTCAAACCTATGCGACAAATGATGTGGGTTATTACAAGTAATGGGTATAAAACCCAAAAATATCCAGGACATACTATTTTTATACCATAAAATATGAAGAAAAATATAAATACAATTAATATTGAAGAATTAAAAACGTTAGCTAGTTATATTATTGATAATAATAAACGATTATATAATGAGCATAAAAAGACTACTGCAATTGAAGTAGTAGGTGAATCTGGTTTAGGTAAAACTTCTGCTATCATTCAGTTAGCTCAAGAAAGAGGAATGGACTGTATTAAACTTAATCTTTCTCAGTTAGAGGAATTAGGTGATCTTATTGGTTTTCCAATTAAAGAGTATTATGTTTGCACAGAGCGTCCTCGACTTGACGATGATGGAATGCCTGTTGTAGAAAATGAAATAGTGATTAAGGATGAGGAATGTCTCTGGGTATCTGCAGATGTACTAGATTCTTATATTGCAGAGGGTTATAGAATTAAAGACAATATATCTCGAATGGGATACGCCCTTCCTGCATGGGTTCCAACTAATCAAAATCCTAATGGAACTATTTTAATTCTTGATGACTTTAATCGTGCGGATTAAGAAATATATTGTAAAGTTTTGTTTCCTTGAATAAATTTAGTATCTTTGATATAAAATTTAAAAAATATGGAAAAATTAACATTACAAAAGATTAAAGTTTATAAAAAAGTTTGTGGAATTTACAAAATAAAAATTCACAATAAAGAATATATAGGAAGTTCAAAAAATATTCAGCATAGATTAAGACAACATTTAACTACTTTAAAACAAAATAAACACCATAATCATACTATGCAAAACTTGTATAATAAATATGGAATTGATAATATTTATTTTGAAGTTATAGAAATTTGTCTTGAGGAAAATAGAATTAATAGAGAAAAATACTATATAGATAGTATTAAACCTTATATAAATCATATTTTAGATCCTGAGAATATCATTAGAGATGAAGAATATAAACATAGAATAAGTATTTCTAAAAAGAAATATTATGAAACACATTCTCCAGTTAATATAAAAATGGTATATCAGTATAATTTAGAAGGAAAATATATTCAAAGTTACAAATCAATAACAGATGCGGCTAGAGCTACTAATCAAGATGTTACTGCAATATGTAGTGTATGTAATAATCGTAGTTATACTGCTGGTGGATATAGATGATCGTTTGAATTAAAAGAAACTCTTTCTAAACTAAAAAAGAAATATAAGAAAGTACCTGTTATTCAATATTCACTTGATAATGTTTTTATTAAAGAGTGAGATTCAAAAACAGATGCTGAAAAAGAACTAAAAATTTGTAATATATCTCGAGCTATAAGAAAGAATCTTACTGCAGGAGGATATAAATGAAAGTATAAAATCTAGAGGTCCGCATAAAATAGCGTGAATTGCTGGAAAAGCCTGAGGAGGTCAATCAGCAGCTAAGCTAATTAGTAATAATTAGAAAGTTCAACGACTAGTACATGGAGTCCAGAAATGGATAGTAAAGTACCACGAGTGCGCTACACTATTATATAGTGATGATATAGTCTGAACTACGTTATAACCTAAAAGAAGACGTAGAAGTATAGGATAAAGAGCCTATACGGTAACAAAAATGCCTAGATTTATACAAGCTACCATGGAGTTGATAGATAGAGGAGAATATATAAGTTGGTCATTACCACCTAACTGTACTATTATATTAACTTCTAATCCTGATAATGGTGATTATAATGTTAACTCTATGGACAATGCCCAAAAGACTCGATATATTAGTTTCGAATTAGGTTTTGATAAAGAAGTATGGGCTCGTTGGGCTGAGAAAGAAGGTATTGATGGTCGTTTTATCAATTTCGTATTATCTTATCCTGAAATTATGAAAAAGGAGGGAGGAGTACAAAAAGTTAATCCTCGAAGTTTAGTAACTTTTGCTAATACTATTTCTGGATTTAAAGATTGGTCTGATACAAATACTTTAGGTTTAATCCTTAATATTGCTCAAGGATGTTTTACATCTGAAGAAAACGTTATTGGAAACTTATTTACTACATTTATTGCTAATAAGTTAGATAAATTAATGGACCCAGATGCAATGTTAAATAAAGATTGGGATTATGTTAAGGGAGAATTAGCAAAACAAGTATATGACGGTACTAACTATCGTGCAGATATTGCTGCAGTTTTAACAACTCGGTTCTGTAATTTTGTAAATCTATATTTTGATACAAAAGGTAGTAAAACAGAGGTAGCTGTTGATAGAATTCTTAAGATTATTGAGCACGATAAAATGTTATTTTCTGAGGATTTGATTTTCAGTTTAATTAAAACTCTCCAAAAAAATCATCCTACAAGATGTAATAAATTATTATTGAATCCTAAAGTAGCTAGAAAGTTAATATAATATGTTATTTAATTTAAGTAATACAAAATTAAGAATAGTTGTTTGCGACTATTATAGAAGACAAGGAAATAGTAGTAACAGTTCCTATTATAGTAATAACATAAGTAATACTTGTCTTGCAGATATGATTGTTGTTTATGATATTAATGGGAGTAAAAAACATATTGGAGACGATTGTTATTATACTAGTCCTTTTTGTGCAGAAAAAGTATTTGGTATGTATTTAGGAGATAATGATAGTATAGAAACTATCATTTCTTCTAAAACTTTAACAAGTCTAACTGGAGTAAAAAGAGTATATTTTGATCCTAAATCTAAGTATCCTCGATTTAAACTAAGCGAAGCTACTACTATAAAACGTAGTTTAACTGCTGCAAAAGCAGATGTTTGTATACTGCCAAAAGTACAATATGATACATATAAACCTCAGTATAGTTCAGGAGGTGCTCCAAGAGATAAAAATATTAAATTATATTATTCTCCATCAGAAGATACTTATTATCTAATTGATCATAAACCTGGAGCTTGTTATCAAAGTAGCAGTAGTAAAGACTTAAACAACTTTATTAATAAAGCGATAAATACTAGCTCTTCAGATCCTCTTGAACAGTTTGCTTCAGCAGTAATGGCTGAGGGAATTATTCCTGCAGACTGTACATTATTTTATTCAGGTAAATGCTGTTTCTTTACAGATAATTCAGAATATGAACAAGTTAATAATATTTTAAATAATTATATGAAAATAATATATGATACAGAATTAGATAAATTTGTAAGTAATAATTTGTCTGATCTTACAGAGGACGATCTTAAATCTTTATCTGGAATGTTAGGCTCTCAAGATCCTACTGTTGTAGGTATGGGTATTAAATTACTCTCTGGATATAATATTCCAGATTCAGCTTGTTCTGTAGGTATTCTACTTATGAGTAACTGGAATACTATTACAAGTAATTCTGCTTTTAAAAGTGTAGGATTTCAACAAATTTTAAATACATTAGGAATTTCTGAAAGAGAGGTTTATAGTGGTATTACTGATAATATTATAAATAAACTTTATAAAAGTAGTACAAATGATGCAGATAAAGAAAAGGCTAGAAAGATAGTTATAGACAAACTCAAGAAAAGTTTTGAAAAGAAATGGGCTGAACATAAGTCGCAACTTGATGCTATACCTATGAACTTCGATTTTACATTAGAATAAGTGAAAAATATAATAGCTATTCAAGGTTTTAAAGGAAGTGGAAAAGATGAAGTTGCTAAATATCTAAACTATTTATTAAATACTCCAACTTGTTTACATTCTTATAATATTGCTTCTGCATTAAATTTTACTCCTGTACCGTTTATGATTTCAAAGCATTGAAAGATAGTACATTATGCAGATAAATTAAAAGAAATGTTATCTATCATGATGAATGTAGATAAGAGCAAGTTTGATGATAGAGAATTTAAAGAATATTATCATTTTGATTTTCAGAAGTTTTTACTTTACGATAGTAGAGTAAGAACTTTTGGAAATGAACCTACAGATAAAGTATTCGCTAGAGAATTAAAAAAAGAAAATAGAAATTTAGCTATAGAATATAATTTATCTATTAGACAAATATTACAATATTTTGGTACAGATATAATGCGTAAATATTTTGGAGATAAATTATGGATATATTCAACACTTCAAAGTGGAAATAAAAATAATATTATAATTGCAGATCAAAGATTTGCAATTGAAAACGAAGTAGTAAAAGAATACAATGCCTTTATTATTCATGTAACAAGAAAAGGTTGTAGTATAGGTTTACATTCTTCAGAAAGAGAATTAGATGCTCTTTATAAAAAACATAAATTTGATATATCGTTAGTAAATAATGGTACATTAAAAGAATTATTTAATAAATGTAAAAATATTGTATATGGCTACTGAAATTAAGTTCTGTAAAAACTGCGCAGATAATAAGATTACACATAAGTTTCAAGATGAAAAGTACGGAAAATTTATTCGGGTTTTTAATATTGGAGAAAAATCAGGTACTTCTACTTGTACTATTTGTAATGGTGGTAAAAAAGCTAAGAAATAATGAATAAAATTATATATAAATATCCTCTAGAATTTACTTATCCTCAAACGATTAAGTTACCTAGTAGTGCAGAAATTTTATATGTTGATAGCCAAAGAAATACACCTACAATTTGAGCTATAATAGATACAGATGATAAATCAACAATCGAGGTTGATGTTTATATAATTGGTACTGGGCAAACTTTTGATGCTAGTAATAAATTATATATTGGTTCATGTATAACCGAAAACGGAAACTTTGTTTGGCATATATTTATTGATTACTCTAAGAGCGAAAATATAATATTACCAGGTGTTGATCTTTAAAAATAAATTGTTTTACTTCTATGAAAAATCCCCTTACTTGCTTAATTGCGAGTAAGGGGATTTTCTTTTGCCTCTATCTGCTTATGCGGATAGAGGTTATTTTTTTTAATCTAATTTATCTCCGATATATTTAAGATCACTCATAAATCCAAATGTACTTGTAGCTCCTTCTCAGAGATTTTTATCTCCAGTAATAACAGCTGTACTTTGATTTACAATATTCTTAATAATAGAGTATGCAGGTGGGTTTAAGTCTCCTGCAAATTGTGCAACAATATTCTGAATTGGGCCATCTTGGAATGATGTATATAAAGCCATAGCTCCTAAGTGTCCTAATGCTCCTAATTCTTCTTTAGTTTCTCCTGATAGAAAAACTGCATATATCATCCACATTATTAGACTCATAAATATTAAATCAGTCAAGAATAAATAAAAATTAGCCTTTTTAGTTGGATTAGCTCATAATGCTTTAAATTCATTATAATCCATTTTACCTATAGCTTTTGCAAAGTCAATCATAGAATAAGCAATACCTTCAATAAATCTTCCTTGCCATTCTACATAAGGAGTAGCTGTTTCTCCTTCTTTAACATTAGTTTCAAGATCAACTCTTGTAGTAGGTAACCCATTTTCTCCTATTGATTGAATCATTACATAGCGAACTCCATTTTCATCAAATTTTTCTACAAATTTACCTTGATCATAAGTTCCAGGTTTAAGAATCCATTGTTCAAGTTTAGCAGAAAGGAATGTACGGAATTGTAGCATCATAGCTCCCATGAACATACTTTTAGCAAGCATCTGAGTATTTTTATCATAGTGTCCAAAACAAAGTTCTGCAAAAGATTTAATACTAGTTGCTTCTCTAACAGTATAGGCTCTAGGTAACGGCTGTCCTTTTTCAATATTTCACCCTTCTTGATTAAATTGCTGTCTATAAGCTTCATATAATCCTTCTTGTTTTTTATAGGCTTCAGAATTTACATCAGCTCCTGCAGCAGTAAATACGTCAAAACGTTTATCCTTTTTAAAGTCATATACTAATTCATCATCTGAATTTAAACTATATGCTTCTCAGCATCCATCATGAATCATTTTTGCAATTAATAAGCCCATTCTATGATATACATCAGGAGCTCTATTGCAAACATATAACATATCAGAATTAAAGTTCTTAATACCATTACGAGATTGACTGAGTTCTTTTTGAACTATGTCGGCGTCCATGTTAGCCATACCAAAGTCTGCATTTAAAGCTTCAACTTTTGTTAAAGTAGCAATACGCTTCGGACTATCTTTAAAGATAATTCCTCAAGCCTCAGCTAAATCCTTTCCAGAAAATTGATCTTTTCCATAAGCATTTGTCATAGCTCTACTAATATGAATTCACATACCTTGCATCATTTCTCGAAGTCCAGATCTTAAGTTAAGACCTAAAGCAGTAGCCGTAGTAAATTTTTTAATTGCAGCTAAAGTTTTATAAACAGGTTGTAAACCTTTATCCATAATAGGTTTATTATAGATATTAACTGTTAGATATTTATCAAGAAATTCAAGTAAGTTTTCTGCTTCTTGTCCATACATTGCTTGATTATACTGTAATGCTATTTTAATTCCTTGAATTTGAGGAATAATATCATTATATTCTGCTTCTGCAACATATGCATGAATATAGCTTCTTAATAAATCTTCGAGTTGAGTTTCAAGACTATTTATCCCATGATTTGATATAATCTGCTCTCGAGTATCATTTCCAATTTTAAATTTATTGTATACTCTTTGTGCATCTTTGGCAAGATCAAAATCCTTCATTTGTTCTTCAAATAGTCTTAACATATTAGTAACTTCTTGATACTCCATTTTAAGACCTTCTTTAAAACCTTTATTATGGAATTGAGATTTCATAGAACCAATAGCTACAGGAACTTGATAATAAGTTCCATCTTCTATTGCTTGTTGATAACGTCCAGGATTTCCTTCAAAACGAAGTTGGTTTACAATTTCTGTAAATGTTTTTATTAATGCTTTTTCTTCTTTAGCTAAAGAACTATCATTAACGTCTTTTAACATAAACTCTTTTGTAATATTACCATTTTCGTCTCTTCTAAATAGATTATCAAAATATTTTACTTCTCCACCTATTAAACGATTTTGATCTTTAAATTTATAAAATTCCTTAAATACTTTTCTAATCTTAGAATCCCAAGCTAATTCTTGTCGACGTATCTTAGTCTCTGTTACCGCAACTATTCGTCCAACTTCTTGAGCTGTTAATGAAGGTGCATTGTTAATACTTGTAATATTTATTCCTGTATGAAAACTACCTGTTACACTAACTCATTTTGCAGGATCTGGTTCAATGTATACTTCATATCCTCTTACTTTATTAAGAGCTTTTCCAAGTAACATATAAGAAGTTTGTAAAGGATCATCAAAATTTCATTGTCCAGTGTGTATTGCTTTACGCAATCCCTGAGCATTATCAAGTTTCCTAAGTTCTTCCATTCTATTTTTTAGAAATTCTCCACCTTTAACAATATCATCAGCACTAAATGTAATAGCTCAATTTCCAATATGTTTTAGTTTTTCAGGACCACATATATCAGTGATTGTACTTACTACAGATTCAATAGTTGAACTAAAATTTGATCTCTTAAGATTTATAGGAACATTATGTATTCTACATAATTCTACAAAGTTATCATATAACTTATCAAAATATTGTTCTGAACCAGTTTGTTGCCAAATATTAATACTTTCAATTTTATTAATTCGATAGTTTTCATATTTAATAGCATCACTATTTAGTAATGCCATTACCTTAATTAAGTCAATATTTCCATTTGTTGCAGACATTATTTTATGTTCATCAATATCTCGATTAGCTATTGTTGAACCTAAAATATTTGTTCCCTTTTCAAGTTTAACTGTTTGATGAGTAACATTATTTGTAATAGATACTATTTCTAATACTTTATTTTTTGTAAATACTAATAAACCTGCGGAAATAAATGATGGATTATTTTCAAATTGCCATTCTCCTTCAATATATTTTTCAATATGCCTACGTAAAAAGTCTCCTTTATATGGATTATCTTTTGCAATATCACTAATATCCATTGATCCCTGTTGAACATTAATAATGTCCTGAGCAATATCAGCTAACTCATTTCCACGTCGCTCATTAATACTTTTTATATAGTCCTCTAACTTTTTATCAAGTTCTTCTTCCGTTTGAGCATATTCTCACCTACTTTTTACAGAATCTTTAGGTTTATATTCATTTCAGAATCTATATTTTCCATATCCTGCTTCAGGAGCAGAAGAACTAATATATTGAACGATTTTTTCTTTATAAAACTTAAAGTTTGCGTTCTTTCTTTGAACTTTTGAAGATAGTTCATAATTAGGAAAGAACTTACTCATAGGTTCTTCAATAGTTTTAATAATATCAAATGAATCTGTTAAACGTCTAATAGGAATAATTTCTCTAACTCTATCATAATATTTTCCAATTGTATTAGATGGATTTACTATAATATTATCAGAATCAATGTATACACTCGATAAATTATCAATTTGAGATAAATTATCATTTCCTGAATTATCTTTTTTATAATCAATATCAAGTTTAACAGGAATAATTCCTACTGTAGCTACATTAATACCTTGTTGTTCTAACATAGCTTTATAGAAGTTTAACTGATATGCTGCACCTAATTTTTTAGTAGAAGCTCATACATTATTTAATAATGCATTTCTAGTTTCATCTCAAGCTCCTACTGCTTTTCGAGATACTTTAAAATCTCGAATATGAGCATTACCATTTTTATCTACAATTAATAAGTCAATTCTACCATTAATTGAATTTAATCCTGCTGCTTTATAAGGTTCAGCTATATCTTCAGAAACAATTGGTATTTCAGTAATGAATTTACAGTCTCTTCCAAATTTTTCTTTAGTGTCTTCTATAAAATCTCTTAATTGGTTTTGTAACAATGATACTTGCTCTTCATTTAATAATTTTGGAGTATATTCTATTTCAGGATTAATTACAGATTCAAAAAGTTTATGTACTTCTGTACCATAATCGGTTAGTTGAGTTCAACTCTTTTGTAGATCCTCCAAATATTTATCTGCTTCGTTCGAAGTCATGCCTTTTTTCATTAGTCTTTCTTTTTCTCTTTTCAGATACTCTTCAAGATTAAATTTTGTAACTAATACTTTAGCTAAATCAAAAGGATCTCCATAGGTTGTAAGGAACTTAGTAACACCCATTGATTTATCTAATTTTAGAGCAATTTCCTTTTCTCCGTCTTCATTTGTTATTTCAAACTCTGTAGCAAGTGATTTATATTTTTTTATAGCTTCACTTATTTTATCTACAGTGACTTGTTGTTGATCTACTTGTAGTGTTGCATCAACATTATCAACTACCATATTTTGAACGTAGTTGTCAAGAAACGTGTCCAACTCCATTTCGGAGTTGAACACTTTCTTTTCACCGTTTATCGTAATTTCGTATGTACAATTTCTTGCCATTATTTACAATCTTCTTTTATAATATCATCATTCATTAATTTATTCTTGACTGTAGCTACTTTTTGACTAAGTTTATAGTTTTCATGAATAAAACTATCATAGAATGGCATGATTTCTCCACTATTAATAATAGCTTTAAGTTCAGGATTAGTAATTGAAAGAATTTCATCTATAATTTCTAATTCTGCATCAGATTTAATATGTCCATTATAATAGTCTGTAATCATAGTTGCTAAAACTTCTTCATCAAAGTCAGATCCTTTCTTGTTTTTATAATAAGGATTTTGTCGCATTCTATTTCATAATTCAGTATCTTGTATATTACCTAAAATCTTATAATAAGACTCGGCATGCATATTTCTGGCATCTGCTAAATATAGATGTGAGAACTCATGAATTAGAGTATCATCTGTAGCTCTATCAATATTAATATAAATTATTCCTTCTTTAATAAATCCTTTTGCATTTTTAATTGCAGTATCTTCATTAATTACATCCTGATCTGTTACTAATCTTACATTTTGTAAAGAATTTACATTTTTTACTAATTCTGTAATCTTAGTAGACATTGGAGTTTTTAAGTCATAGAATTTGGTTGGTCCGTTATCAAATAAAGTAAGTTGATTTAGATCAGTTCTAACAAAAGCTCCTGAATTAAAGATAATATGTTTTAGAGTTCTAGATATAAGATTTTTAGAAGATATATTAGTATTATTAAACTCGTCTACTAATATGTTATGTTCACCTATTAGTTTATTAGTTACAGCATATACTCTTTGATCATATCCTTCATCAAATAACTCTGCTACACTTTCAGCTATACCTCATTCCGTAAAATAGTCAAAATCAATGTAAGAAACAACTTCTTCATTATTTTTATCTGCTTTTGTTTCTGCAACTTCAATAATTTTAGCAATTTTTAAAGCTTCTTCAACAGATATATCTGTTTTGGGAATATTGAATCTTACTTGTCTATATTGCTCATTTCCATTAGATACTAATATTGGTTTAGTAGTGTCTGTAGTTGAATCATTATAGTCTCTATCTAAAGAAGTATTTTCTTCAGATTTAAATCCAATAGTTTCAACATTTTCATTTGCTGCATTGATAAGTACCGCCTCTGCTCTTTCTGCCATACTATCATTTGGATCTCGTTTTAGGAATGTATTTGCAAGTTCTTGTGGATTTTGTTGGTCAATTCAATTATTATAATCAACAACTCATAATGAATTATCTCCACTTGCTACTAAGTCCTCAAACAAACGAGTTAATGAAGCCTGTCCAAAACCATCTTTATTAACAATTAAGTTATATAAATAGAAGGCATTAACAGGATTTAGAGCTCCAAATTCAGGAATCGTAACTTTATTTAAACTATTAAAATCTCGTAAGATTTGTTCATAAAGAGCTTTAGTCTTTTGACTATTATCTATCTGCATCATATTAAATGGAAGTTTATAAAAACCTCTTTCTTTACCTTCTGAATCAGTTTTTAATCCAAAACATAAATATTTAATAAATGCATTATCAGGTAATTTTTCTTTAAGTGTAGGAATAATATAATCTTCAATATACATTCTAAATGAATCAATATTATCCTTATTATCTAGATTAATTATAAAGTTTTCATCTTTATTAATTAAAATAGAATTTTCTACTTTATATTTTTGATTAATTGGAACTTGAAAACTTAAATTTTTAGTTTTAATTCACGAATCAATTAAGAAATCATCAACATTATTTCTAGTTTGTCTAAATTCTTCCATAGATAACTTATTTCCTCTTTTAGGAGTAGTTTCATCTATAACAATAGATTCAACTTGATTTCTAACTGATAATCGATTAAGAACTTCATTATCAACACTTAGAATATTAAACATTTCTTTGAAGTGTGGAACACTAGCTATAACATCTAATATATTAAATGTAGTCTTAACCTTTTCATAGTTATCAATTTGTTGTAATCTGTATTCTTCATTAGCAGCAAACTTTAGTAGATTAAATTTCTCTCCAATTTCATCTTTAAACTTATCATTAATAAATGTTTCAATTCCCTTAATATAAGAATATTTTCCTCATTTATCTGTAGGAAGTCCTTGATTAATTTTTAATAACCTACCTAAAATTCTAATTTCTTCTGCACCTTTAGCCTTCTTCTTTAATGTTTTAAATAAAATTTCAGTTCTCTCATTTGCTTTTTTAATATCAGCCTCAGATGCATTTGGTTTATAAACTGCATATCTTGAAGGATCATCAATAGCTTGATCAATGAAATGAATTTTATTTTTTGGAATTGGATCTGTTCAAAGATTTGTATTATATTCCGATACAAGTTTAGTAACTTCTTCAGATACCATTAAATCTCCAATTCTTCTTAAATCCTCTCCAAGCATTAAACTATATACATAAAGATCAACTCAATTAGAGTCTGCATTAATTTTCTTAAGAATTAACTCCTTAGCATTATCTGTTGCAGCATTCAGTAACTCTCCCATATCAAGAGATTTATCAGTTAATCTTCTTTGGAAGTCTATTAGCTGAATAATATTATTTGCAATATCTGCAGGAACTGCATATTTAGAAATTCATTCAGGATCATTTTCAAACATAGAAAAATCTACATTTGCTAATGTAATTAATTGTTCTGTTCCATTACGTTGAGAACCTTTAATAAATGAATATCTACTTAAAAGTTGTCTAGTTGTATCAAAATCTCTATTTACAATACTATCATAAACTTGTTTAAATCTAGTATTATATAAGTTAGATAGGGCAAAGAAACTCTTTAATCCTGTAGCAACATTACCAATTACAGTTTTACCAACCATATTTTGAATTTGCATTAAATATTTACTAGCAGAATTATAAGGATTCATAATTTTTGCACTTTCTCCTAATACAGATTTACTTGCAAGTTCTTGCATATGAGATGTTGTAATAGGCATTGTGAGGTTAATCTGATTTTTAGGACTCAGTATTACATCAAATATGCCATTTACAATTGTATTTCTTAGAGCATCCTGTTTTAAAAATGGAGACATTTTTGAATCTTCCGCATTTGTAAGTAATTCTCCATTATTAGAAATAGAATAACCTAATATATAAACTTTATCGATATCGTACATTTGTATTAACTTATATTTTCATATAAGATTAGACTATATCTTCATCTTTCGATGTTTCTTATTTCGCTTTCGCTACAAGAACTATATCGGTTTAGTTCTTTGTGATAAATTGTATTGTATTTTGTGTATCATAGATGGAACTTGTTGTACATAAGGCTTAACAATATTTATAAATTTTATACCTTCTTTTGTTCCACAACATAAAGAGTATGTACCTTTTCCTTCAGAAATTTTATAAAAAGAAATATTTCAAACTTCCTTAAAGTAATCAATTATTACTTGTAGTTCTTTTTCTGGCAAACATGTTGCAATTCTTATATAAAACCCATGGATTTTATTTTTTGATTTCCGTATATTAATACATCCATCATCCATATATCAAATTGCAATTTCTTGTGCAGATAATCGGTTTAAAAGTTTTCTATTTCCTAATATTTTTTTAGGTCTATAAAATACTCTTCTTAAAACCTTAATAAATGGAATTATTGATAATTGCGTGTATAATACTTTTTTACTAGAGTTATATCCACAAGTAGATATATATTCTTTTACACCATTAGTTCTTATTCCATTATTACCTAAGAGTTTTATTTTTCATTCTAGATAATCTCTTTGTTGTTCACAATGAGATAGTTTAAATACATAATTGTTAGAAATTGTACCATCTCCTAATAGGAGTCCGATTAGTAAATTTCTAGATTCTTTATTAATTTTTGTTTTCATACAATACATTTTTGATATCCATAAAGGAATCTTTGTTACACATTAGTCGTTGAACCTTCCCTTTCGGGCTTGGCTGCTGATTACCCAATACTTATAATTTTTAACGTTCACACTTAAATCATTTCAGATTTTATGTTGTAGTTTATAAGTCTCTAAGGGACTTCCAGCAATTAAAGAAATTTTTTATTTAAAGGTAGAAACAACGATTTATCACTACCTTGCAACCATGTCTGATTGGTTGGTACGTAGACCTCGTTTATGTCACTATCAGTAAATAGAACTACTTCCATTGGCATGAATGACTGCATTGACTGACAAGGAATTCGCGTACCTACAAATCTCAAACTTTGCTCAAATGCTTTATATTTTCTATCAGCGATCTTCATAATTCTATTACTGAATCTAATATTTTGATTATCACTTAACATTTGAATAAGCACTTGAGGATTTATAGATTTGTAATCTAAAATTTCTCTAGTTTTTACATCTCCAAAATCATCATAATATGATAAAGTAACATTATCTGATGTAAATTGATTTACAATTAAATTTTTGTAATTAGATAATGTATAGTTATATTTATAGTTATTA